ATCAGATTCATTAAGAAATGTCTCTTGAAGTGTCTTAAATTACGATACCATTATAGAATAGCTTTATCACTGTCGTAGAAGTTCATAAGCATTTTTATTGAAGGTTGATATTCTTTCCAAGTTGTTGTAATTTCTATATTCAAATCTTCTTTCCATTGTTTTACATTTAAAAATAAATTATTCCAAAAGAATAACTTCAATCCTTTTCTCTTTTTAATAATTTCAAACGGAAGAATAGGATATACATTCTTAATTTTGAGAATTTCTTCTTCCGCATTATCCCAATTAACTTTAATTATATTTTCATTTGGATGACTTTCACATATCTTACGTGCGTACAAATTTATATGAAATGGCTTAATAGAATTGATACACACTTCTGTTGTTGGTATATAATATTTAAGCATAAATTTATATCTCCCATAAATATTTTATGTAGTGATTCCAATTTATTTCTAATTGTTTATATACGTCTATCTTCATAGATTCCTTATCAAAATCACCAATCAAAGGAGCAATTAGAATCTCCCATTCGCATTTACACCAATAATAATACATAGTTGATAATTTAACTTTTTCTCTAAATTCTTCCAGTGTGTAATCATCTCTGCGATTTAATAATTCGACAATTTCCTGTTTGTAACTTATATAATTAAAGATATTAAATACTTTTATTTTTCTTTTATTTATATCAGGCACAAATACATTCCATTCTAAATCAACGTTATTTTTAATATTCCTCATAATATGTTTCTCCGTTTATTTGTGGATATTTCTGTTCTGCATTGTGTATTCTTTTAAGAGCAATTTTACGATTATCAAATACATTTTCATCTATCTCATTGAACCCTAGTAAATATGCACGTTTGTCTTTCTTGTCTACACCACAGAACCAATTATCCATAACAGTTCTTACAACTAAATCGCACAAATTATATGTTCCTGTTTCTGGAAATACTCGTGTGTAATACACAACATCTCCCTTATTAATAGTCTTCATTTTCTGATACTTCCTCAAAAATATCTTTCATATTACTCATGAATTTGTTGTACGCTTTTACTACTTTTTTGTAGAGTTTATTATTACCTCTATCATCTGGATTATAGAATGGTGCAAATAATGTTCCATTTGCATATCGTACATTTGTTGATATGAAATAATCTTCTTTATCTACGGCAAGATTAAGAATGATTTCCTCTGTATACAATGGTTTGTTCAGTGTGTATTGAGTTGTGGTTACTCTGAAATTATTATATACAAAATCTCTATCTTTGACTGATTGTTTTACACGATATGTTTTTGGTTCTACCATAAGATTTTCTCCTTTTGTACGGGAGTCAATTAAGACTCCCATAATACTATTTGATTTTGTTTCAATGTTTCTTGTACATTAATAACTCTCTGGTTAGATGAGCCTCTCCAATGTAGAGATATATCTCTGAGTTCATCGACATATCTTCCATCTATAAGTACATCACATTTACTAACTAATTCTTTACGCATTTGTAGCATTTTAAGTTGTTCAGAGTTAATATCGGTTATAACTGGATGCATAATCTGTTCCCATGTATATCCTGTGTATAACCAGATATTTTTAGTGGGATATGAAACTCGAATTTCATCCACGATTTTCAGAACATTTTGTACATTTTTGGGGTGTAAAGGATCACCACCACTGAATGTAATTCCACTAATATAGTCTTTTTTTAACTCATTTAGTATTTCATTCATTGCATTTTTATCAAAGGGAATCCCACTTTGGGGACTCCACGTTTGCTGATTTTGACAATTTGTACAATGATGTTCACAACCTGCCACCCATAATACAATTCTTAACCCATCACCATTGTTTTGATCTGGATATGTTATATTATGATAATTCATATTACATACTCACCCTGTCTTTAATTTCTGCATTTTTTGCTTCATTATATCTTGTTTCCCCGTGTACTCTTGTGAATCCTAAATAACCATTCATTCGATCAATTTTAGTAATCATTTTACTTCCACACTTAGGGCATACATCCATTTCAACTTGTTGATAACCGCAATCTTCACAATAGCACATTGCAAGATTTACACCTTCATAGAAGCCTTTATCCATTGCTCTTAACACCAATGTCTTAATAGCTTCTTTATTATATCCAAGATTATATCTACAATATTGAATTTTCCCACCATTAAAATAATTCCAGAATCTTCCTTCTTTATCTTGTTTTTCAATAGGATTCATATCTTCTGACACATGACAGTGGAAACTATTGCTTACATATTCTCTATCTGATACATTTTCTACAATCCCATAAATCTTACGGAACTGTTTAATTTGCAACCCACATAAACTCTCAGCAGGAGTACCGTAAATTGCATAGAGTAAATGATCTTCTTCTTTGATTTTATTTGTATAATTATTGATATACTTCATTACTTCTAATGCAAATTCTCCATCTTCTCTGATAGATTTACCATTATATAATCTTTGGAGTTCATTCAATGCTGTAATTCCATAACTTAATGTCATTGGTGGTAATAATGATTTAATTTTATCGTCTGGTTTTAAATGACCGCCAAGTAATCCACCTTCGCAAAATGCAATAGGATTTACACTTGCTCTTAATTCACCAATGTATTCATATGTACGTTTATGGAGATTACGAATCATTTCAAGATAATAATTAAGAACTTCATAGAAATCTTTAGATTCCCTTCTTGCTTTAGCGAGAATCATCGGGAGATGAAGACTAACTACACCAAGATTGAATCTTCCTTCAAAGACAGGCTTATCATTTTCATCTACTGGATGCATTCCACCTTTTTCATACCAAGGTGAAAGAAATGCTCTACACATGTTAATCGTATGTCACCATACGCACTGACTAGCTTTTCCCTCAGAGGTGTCCTAAATCTCGTCATTGGGCGGTATCTTTGGAAACAGTGCTTATCTCTGTTTCTACTCGGCTACACTCATCACCGATAGTCGATTAACTTCTTTTAAGAAGCACAGCTTCATCTATAGTACAATCGAATTTCTTCTCCTATAGACCTATCTGTTAGCAGCTTACGCCACACCTGTTAAGCAAACAGTTAAATACCGTTTTACATGGGCTGATTTGCACTTACCCATAGGACTAACCACTCGTTTATATTTTTTGTACATTTCTGCTACATATCCATCACCTGTTAATGACAACCAATCTGGATACATTGTTTTTGCACTACATTCAATTCCTGCATTAAATACATCTGCACTAGGATATTTTTCAGAACCATCTCCATGTAAATCTTTGTCATAAAGAAATACGATTTTAGGGAATAATACAGGACGTTTAAATCCGTTTTTACCTTGACCTTCTTTATGAACATTCAATAATGTAATTGCAGCCATTTTACCAAATTTACTTGTTGCAAGTCCTATAGTCATTGTTACAAACGGATAGTCGCCTCGACTTGATCCAACGCTATTTAATTTATATTCTATCCCTTGCCATCCCTGTTCAAAGTCACGTTCCACTTTTTCAGTGGCATATTCACATGCTTTTTCACATCTAAAATCCATTACTTCTGGAATAATACCATTTACATCTTCGCAAATTTCTAAATATTCATTAAAATATTTATCATAACTTTTCTCTGCATATGGTTCTAAAATCTTGTCTACTTCTGGTACAGTAAATCCTCCGTATTGTTGTGCAGCCGTTGATAAAATAATATCTCCCATAACATCAAAAGCGGTGTCCAGATAATTTGGCTCATTATACCAAATATTTCCCATTTCAAATCCATTCTTCATAACTGAGCCAATATCAAATAAGCAACAGTTAAATGTATCGAGTCTTGCACTCCTATCATGAATATAAATATATCCATCTTTCATAGCCTGTTTTTCATCATGTGTTAAGAAAAATTTCTTATATAATTGGCTACTTAATTCATTGTAAATAAGACTTCTTTTAGTTGCTACTAATGCACTATCTGTATTGGCATTGTTTTTATCTCCAATATATCTGATAGCTTGACTTCTCTCATATACCTTATCCATCATATGAACAAAGTCTTTTTTGTAATTTCTATACTCTTTATACATTTTTGCAACAACTGGAAAATCTTCTTCAAGAACAGATTCTACAATATTATGCATATCATAAATTTCAATATTAGAATCGTCTTCATATAATTCCTCAATTTTTTGCCAAACATCATTTAGAATAATAGAATAATCATTTTCTGAAAATTCAAACATTGCCCGTCTTGCAGCTTTATCACAAGCGTTTACAATTTTTTGTTCATCAAAATCTTCTAAAGTTCCATCTTTTTTGATAATTCTAATCATTCATTATCTCCTTTACCAAATCTCTTATTAAATAGTTCCTTTTCAATCTTCTCTCTATCCTTTGTTGAAACCGCCAAACACAAGCACATATACGCAATTACAAGTAAACACGCAATGATAAAAGATCCAACTCCAACAATAACTACATTCATAATAACCACCCCTCTCACATATCTTTAATCTTAATTTTGAGTGCTTCTAATTCTTTATATTTATCAGTATCATATCTGGTATGATCTTTGATAATCATATGGGTTTGTTCATTGCAAATAAGTTCCACAAGTAGTTTCTTCTCGTTTTCTGTCATTTTCTTATCTTCCTTTACTATTTTTATCTTATATATTTATTTTCTCTTTTTTCGTGTTATAATATCCGTAGTGGAGATATTTATATAATTTGTTAATAGTCATAATTAGAATGTTTTTCTGAAAAATAGTAATATCAGATTTATACTTAGCACATTATCTTTATCTACAAGATGCAACCTATCAACCAATATCTCCACTATTTATGAACAAATTCTTTTGATTTCACCGTTGCCACCATCTTTACATTTCAAAACAAGATGTGTACATAATGAGTCAGCACAATTTGGTTTATGCGAAATCATATCAATTACATATTCTCTATTCTCAACTTCAACAGTAATGAAATTATCCCCAATGCGTTTTAATTCCCGTATTAGCTCTCCGCTACTAATAATCACTTCTCCAAAGTCACCTCTTTCCCAATCCCTAGCAGATATTGTCTAATTTCAGCCCAATTCTGCAATCTTTTACCTGTCCAATCTTTATTCCAGCTATATGTTCTACCAAAACAAATCGTTTCTTTTGCATTAGATGTCACAAGATTTCTTGAGCTATCATCAATAAATAAACCATCACTCATGTCTATATGTGACTTATCAGAATATTCTTTGAGGTTTACACCGATAAATTCTACATTTGGAAATCTTTTCTTAATCCATTCCTCTTTTTGTTTAAGATTAGGTGAATATCCATGTGACACAATTTTGATAGTGTAATATTCAGATAGTTCATTAATTGCACGTTCAGCCCAAGGCATGAAATGTAATTTCTCAAAGAATCTTGGCTGATTGAAGTACAAATCAATATATCCAGGTGGAGCACAATTACATTCTTCAAATCCCCAAGTATCAACAGTCCACCAATTTACATAATGGAATTTCTTGTAGTATTGAAAATCTTCATTATATAAATCAACAATCTCATCTATGGTGGTGACTAACGTTCCATCGAAATCAACATATAGCGTTTTAATATCATTTCTCATCTGTGATACCTCGTTTGGCTCTGTCCTTATTGATTATACGTACCATTTTTGCAACAGATTCTTCAAGACTTCTATCATTTAGAATGAAATAATCAACTAAATGTGATTTCTCAAAATTGGAAAACTCTTCACTTTCTTTAATGTAATTAGCTTGCCAAGCGTCATAATCTCCACGTTTCTTTGCTCTTTGTCGCAAATCATTATATGGAACATTCACCATAATGGTTACTAATTCAATATCCATATCTTTTGTTTTAAGTTTTAATTCGTAATATCCTGTGGGATTGATAATGTAGAAGTCATTATCTAAGAGTTGTTGTTTTGTTGCGAAATTGCAATATCCTACTCTATCAGTATAAGCGATCATATCATTACGATATTTCTCTATTTTATCTGGCGAAATTAATATATGGTCTGAATTTTCTTTTGTTTCACCTTGTCGTAGATATTGTCTAGTTGAATATGAGCGCAAGATATTCATATTCAATTGCTTTACAGCTTCTTTTGTCACAGTTGATTTGCCTGATCCTGTTCTTCCTAATACACAATATACTGTATGTATAATAATCACTCTCCTTATTCAGAATCTTTTAATAATTCTTCCAAACTATCAATTTGAAGCTCTGTTTGTTTATCATCAGACAACAATGCCGTAAGTTGTTTTTCTAACATATCTAATTTCTTTTTCTCAGCCTTGTATCTCTGTACTTCAAGATTTGCTTTTGCATCAGCAATCCAGTCATCAAGTGAGCTACCCGAAATCATTAATGTAGAAGTGTCAATTTCTAAATCTTTTGCAGATATTAAAAGTGCATTAAGTTTAATTAACAACATTTCGCTTGAATCAATATGTAAATTGTAAGTAACATTATCTAATACTAATAAACAATTAGTAATTGGATTGAATCTTGTTGGTTTTGATACAAGCTCTTGTCTTTTTTCTTCAATAGTTTTCTTTAACTGCATAATTCTTTCATCATTTTTCTGTGCCATAATAAAATCTCCTTTCCAGATAACCATTTTTTAAATAATGTTCTCCATAAATAGGATGAATATACTGATAACATTCTTCTAAATTATCAAAATATTTTTTAACCTGTCGTTCCCTTGTTTTTGTTTCTATTTCACTAGAGAACCATTTCTTTTCCTCATAGGTTTCAATAATGGTATCCATGATATACCATTTACCACTCTCTTTTTCATAATATACTTTTCTATTACCAAGAAGCTTATCTTTTTCTTTGCCAACTACAAAATCATAACCGTACCAATTATATTTAAGACACTTTTCAATGGTTTCTTGTGCCATAGCAACAAATATATCGTATGGTAAATCAATAAGCTTATCTGCTTCAAAATCTTCTTGACAATATTCAGCATTGCTATATAACAGATTAACCATATCTGGATAATCTGGTCTTTTTTCAAGAACCATATGGGTAAACTTTCTTGTAATTGTTTTCATATGTGTTACTCTATTTTCTCTGTACCAACTATATTCAGCACTAGGATTTCCAAGAAGAATAAAGAAAAATTCATTCTTTTCTTCTTGAATACTTCTATAGTAAGTAAGGTTTTGATTATAATAACTACTTCGACATTTACTGATTAACCATGTATCATCAAGCGGATATTCATATCCTTCTTTTCTGTTGTTACTATAATAGTAACCATGACTTTCATGGTAATAATAATTTGACTGATCTTTCCAAGGCTTTGATTTTCCCATATACACATATTGATTACCATTCAAATCCTCATATGTAGCACCAATGATTAAATCTCTTGCTTTAATAAATGTATTATTATGAATGACTTTATTCTTTTCCTGAATTTCTTTATAGTCCGAGGATTCTACAGGTACAAGAACTAATTCTTTACCATCCCAACCATAAACAAATTCACCTTCAAGTCCTTTACCTTTGATACAGTTACAATTTTCTAAAATCCACAACAGATTTGGAATTGTAATTTCAAACTCAAATCCTCTAGGGTCATACACTCTTGTATATGTCTGTCTGGGATTCCAACCATATCTATCTCCACCAACCTTCTTATTTAATACAAATCCTTCCATTGGCTCATTATCGTAGATTTCGTTTGGAATACATTCATCTCTCCAACCTTGCCATGAGGTTTCTTTTCGTAATTTACCTTTTTCATCAAAGTAAATTACATATGCCAACTTTCCTGTATAGGTATCTTTGCGTTCCTGAAATCCTACATTAATTTTAGTTGGTATAAAAATATTTGTGTTCATTATATTTTCTCCGTTCTTATAAAACTAAATACCAAGCTCAAGTTTTAAATTAGGGGTAATTGGATTATAATTTTCAAGGGAAAAATCTTCGATTGAAAAATCATAGAAATTATTAGACTTAGGATTAAAAATCATTTTGACTGGTTCAAATTCATAATCATAATGTCCATTAGATGTAGAAATCTTGAGTTTATGTCCATTCACTCTATTGATAAGTTCATTCGCAGCACCAATGTGACGATCATAAATCTGTTCATTAGCTATAAAATGTGTAAATTTTCCTGGCTTATATCCTGTTGCTTTTGCAATCATCATTTGTAAACAAGCATACTGTACTTCATTAACTCCACCTGCACCCGAAGCAGTAAGCATATCTCCACTTCTCTGAATAAGACACATATCAAGATATTCACCTCTTACATTCCAGATTGTAAGGAATGCACATGGCATTAGTCCGTCAGATTCTTTAAAATCTTCTTCTTGCCACAAAGACATAATATGTCTACGTCCATATGGATTTTCTTTAATATCAGCAATTAAATTGTTGAGAAGATTATGTTTTCTTACTGTTGCTCCGTATCTGACACCTATCGTCCCCGGAATATCTTTAGATTCCCATGCGTCCCAATAATTAACATTATATTTATCTTTTAATAAATGTAATGAACTACTTTGGTCTTGGTAAATCCATAACAATTCCTTAATTGCACTCTTCCATGCGATAGAACGTAATGTACAGATAGGAAACTCAGTTTGAAGATTATAAGTTCTCATAACATGATTTACAAAATATGTATAAGCTGGTGTTCCGTCTGCATATTTTGGACGAGGATTTTCGTCTTTTGTTCCATTTACAAAAATGTTACGAATATCATTTACCAATAATAAATCTGCTCTTGTCATGTATTATTCCTCCACAATCCATAATCTAATATCTTCTTTAAATTGATTACATAATTTTTCATCATCTGATAAGAAATTTACAACACATTCTTTATTAAGACTTGTGCTTAGAATCCCCATAATAGATTTGGCATCAATCGTGTACCTAGAATATACATAGTCAATATCTACATCTTTATATTCTCCACATTTTGCTACAAATAATCCTGCGTCATTAATTGTATTTAATTTGACTTTGCACTTCATTTTATAAAATCCTTTCCTATTATAATGTTAATTTAATAGTTGCATAAATTGTTCTTCATTGATAATTTGCACTCCCAATGATTTTGCTTTCTTGTTCTTGCTGGAAGAAGATTCAATATCATTATTAATCAACGCAAACGTCTTAGCAGATACAGAACCAGATACTTTACCACCATAAGATTCAATAACAGATTTTAATTCATCTCTATTACTGTATTTCTCCAATGAGCCTGTAATTACAAATGTTTTGCCTTGAAGAATATTTGTTTTGCTTGTTAGTGATTTATCTTGTGTTTTAAAATTAAACTCACTTGACAAATCAAGAATTTCTTCATAATGGTCTTTGCAGTAATTTTTATAATTCTTGTAAGCTACATCTCCTAAACAATTAATAGAATATGTTTTCTCAAAAAATTTTACCAAATCATATTCAAAAAATTCAGCAATATCTTTACTTACACTTTTACCAATCATGGGTACAGAGAGTGCATAAATAAATCTATCAAGTGTAGTTTCTCTACTCTTTTCAATAGATTCTAATAATTTATCCACTGACTTCTTACCAAAGCCATCAAGACTATACATTCTGCCTTTATAATCAGATAAATGATAAATACTCTTAATCGAATCTAACCAACCTAATGAGATAAATTTCTCAAGTGTGGCTTCTGATAGTCCAGCAATATTTAATGAATCTCTACTTACAGCGTGAGATAATTTACCAAGCAATTTGCCTTTACAATTGTCATTCGTACACATTAATACTTCTGACTCATTATTCTTGACAATCTCTGTAGGTGTTCCACAAATAGGGCATTTATCTGGAATTAAAATCTCTTCGCCAATATCATCCTCTACATAATCACATTGTGGAATAATCATATTTGCTTTATATAAATTACATGTACATCCTTTGGTAAAATGAAACTGTTTAAAGATACTTACATTATGTACAGAAGCTCTATTAACAATTGTTCCATCAATTTCTACTGGTTCTGTTACGATTGTTGGTGTAAGTACACCAGTTTTACCCATAGTCCATTCAACATCAAGTAATTTTGTTGGATGAGTTTCATCTTTCCACTTTAATGCCATACGGCAATTTTCATGGTGAGATGTATTTCCAAGAGATTTTGAAATATCATTATCATCAATTTCAAAAATCAAACCATCTACAGGATATTTATAATATTCTGGTTGCATTGCTTCTACACAATCAAATACTTTTGTAGTAGATTTTTCTTTTGGATAACCTCTTCCAACGGTTTCAAATCCGATAGAATCAAGATAATTCAATTCTTCTAATTTACTTGTAAACAACTGGGTAACTGATTCAAAGACAACAAATGATAATTTTCTTTGTTTAAGAATATTAAGATCAAGATTTCTAAGAGTTCCTGCCGCAAGATTTCGAGGATTAGAATATGGGTTATCTAGTTTAGAATTGATTCTTCTAAATTCTTCCCATGACATTACACATTCACCACGTAATTCAAGAGGTTTTTTATAAGGAATTGACGTTGGAAGATTATTAATAAATTTACATTGTTCTGTTACGTCCTCTCCAATAATACCATTGCCTCTTGTAATTCCTTGTATGAATTGACCGTTATTATAACGGATTACAAGTGTAAGACCATCTAATTTATATGAACAGTACCATTCTTTATAATTTTTTAAAAATCTGGTAATTTCACTTGTATCTTTTGTTTTATTTGCACTAAGCATTGCTTTGCTATGAGTTACTTTTTCAAACCCGTCAAGAACATATCCCTGTACTCTCTGTGTTAGTGATCCTGCAAGTATAGTTCCAGTATCATTTTCAAGACTTGATAGCTCATCATATAACTCATCATATTGTTTATCTGACATTATAGGTTTATCTTTACCATAATAAGCATACGAAGCTTTATTTAGAGTTTCAATTAACTCTTTCATTCTATTAATTTTGTCTACTCCCATGCGTTATAACTCCTTATTCCAATATCAACAATTCGTGTAAATGGGTTCTCATCTTTCTTACATTTGATAACACCTATGAATACAACATCATTACTTGTATCATATTTCTTTTTATGTTCCATGAGATAATCCCATGCCTTTTGCATGGTAGAGAATTTATCTCCCATCCATCCGCTATTATCACCATATTTTACACAAGGAACATATTTATAATTCTTCTTACTCATTTATTCTCCTTATAATATGGACTTTTCTTTGCGTATTCTTTCAGATACTTTAATATCTCTGATTCTTCTGGAAAGAATGGATCACGTTTATGTTCAAGTGCAACATAATTTAGAAAGTTCATCATTAATTGACCAAATCTCAAATCTGAATAATATCGCATCCATATTTTCTCAAGTTCCTTTGTAAATTTGGGTATTCTATTTACATCTCGCATATTTTCACTCCTCAAAAATCAAATAAAGAACTAACATGAACAGTTACGTAATTATGCTCTTTTGCAATCGCATCAAGAGTTTTAACAGTATCTTCAATAATTGCAATTTCATTTTCTGGAATGTTTTTTGCATCTCTAATCATATTGAGAACATTTACTTTCATACTTTTATCTTTTACAAGATGAATATTTTCTCTTTTTACATTATAATTATCAGTGACAAATTTAATCTTTGCTACACTTTCATACTCATCTGCTTGAGAGCAAACATACACATCATCAATATTTTTATTTTCGATAAACTTTTGTAGATATGGAAGTCCATTTATTTTTGAATATAAGTTATTATCTGGATCAGTAAATCCATTTAACCACTCTTCATCTGATACACAATGTTTTAAATCTCCATATTCGTAAGGAGCCAATACTCCATCTATATCAAATACTGTGATAATTCCATCCTGTTTTAAATAATCTACTAATTTTCTACTCACTTATTCGTCCTCCTAATATTTGTTTTATTCTATGAAACAGTTCTTTCATCTTATTGTAAATTTTCTTTTGTAATCAAGCGGAGAACAGGACTCAATTACTATTGGGAATTTTTTTAATTCTACAGTTTTTATATGTTCTACTAATTTTTTACATCCTTTTAAAACCTGAATATCTGCCGAATTAAACATTCTTTTTAATTCCATATTTGCATTTGATATACGAATAAAACAATTACCCTTTTCTTCTATTAATGCGTCGCTATATTCATTAGAAACAATTCTATTTCCCAAATATAGATAATATTCTCCATGGATGCCTTTATATATTCCACCAACAACTAAATCTTTCAATGGAATAGTTTTAATTTGCCTCTTCTTTTCTTTCTCTTCTTCCTGTTCACGTAGTCTACTTTTAATTTCATTTGCAATCTTAAGTTCCTCATCAGAAGGATTTACAACCTTAAATAGATCTCTCATATGTCGTTTACATCCATCTTCATCAGTCATTGAATTGCCATACCAGACACCAATTGACATTCCAATTACATTACGTCCAGTGCCTTTTCCAACACATATATCACCGTCTTGTAGTTCTCTTCCTAAAATATCTTTCATTTAATATCTCCATTCATTTTTGCTCTCAATAATGCTTGTAAATATTCTTGAGGATTATCTTTAGCGGCTTGGAATCCTACTTTTTGTCTTTTAATATCATCAAGTACGATTTTATATTTAGGGCTATCACTTACTTCTTCTCTATATTTCTGCACTTCTTCACGGGTTACTATCTCTTTATCAACTAAAATCCTCAATACAACTTGTACGTCAATTGCTGTTTTAAGAATAGTTTCTTGTACTTGCAATTCGTGCAGAGCTTCCTCTGGTTTATAAAACTTATCATTGCTTACTGGCATTTAATATCTTCCTTTCCAATAATTTCAACTAATGTTTTAGGCGTATAATTCATATAGTCCATCATACAACCAACATTTTTAGCAATACATTTAATATTGTGCTTCTCATTCAGTGACTTTATAAAGTCTTGAAAAATGGTTTCTTCATTTGAATTATGCACGTGACCATATAATTGAATGTTCCATACCTTATATTCTTCTCCATCTCTCCTGTAATGATGTTGGTGATTCCAGAAAGCTAATGGATAATGTGAAAGAACTACATTATATTCTTTACCATTGATATTATCCTTTACTTCCTTATAATCACAAACTTCTACAAATAATTGTTTGTATCTTTGGTCTTTCACTCTATCGTGATTACCAACGATTAAATGTTTGTTACCTTTCAACTTGCTGACAAATGAGATTACATCTTCATTCTCTTTCCATGCTAAGTCACCAAGAATATAAACATGATCAGCATTTGTAACTGTATTATTCCAGTTTGATTTAATTGTTTCGTGCATTTCTTCAAGTGTTTTGAATGGTCTATTATCAAAGTTAGAGCCTTCGTCTGTTACATTCTTATGGAATAAATGTACATCTGAGATATAATAATTCATTATTCATCATCCACTTTCTTAAATTCATAAATGGAATTTTCTGTTTCAACATTTATACAAGCAATTTCTCCATTCTTATCTTTAATATATTCAAAAGACTTAACAGGACTTGTTCTCAATATCATCCATCTCATTGGAGTTCCATCGGAATCTCTTACATATCTAATAATCAATGGAAAGTCAATTAAAATATCATTAATATCAAGATTGATAATCCTTCCTATTCTCAATGGGTATCTGTCATCCTGTCTATCTAAACCTTTTAACTCCCCTTTACTATGTTTGATATTTGCAATTTTATATAGCATATTTACTCTCCCCTATCATGAAATTCTCTACCGTTAAGAATATTAATCAATGCATTTTTATCTCTTTCTAATGCGAGTGAATATGAACACTTCGCAATAGAATCTGACTGAGATAATGGCTCTCTTTCTAATTCTTCATCAATTTTCTTATCAAGAAATTCTACAAATCTCCGCAAACGATCTTCAATTGAAAAAGCTAATTTACCATTAATGTTACCATTTACATCAGTAACGTTGCGCTTATTGAAATCAGATACCTCTTTCTTGCTTAACCATTTAACCCATTTATTGCATTTCTTGCAATAAAGTCCTGCCTGTGTACCGCTTTCTTTTGTGTAAAATTCTTCACAACCACATTTATTACATTTTTCTGGAATAATAGTTGTTCACCTCTTTTCTTGCACACTATATATAGTGTTTATTTTAATATAAGGCACTATATATAGTATCATTTTTGCCATGAAATTCTGCTTTCATCTTATCTCCATATTCCCTTATTTAATTTTTCCTGAATAACATCATCATTGTAAATATAAAGATCTTCTTTGCAAGCATTACATACTCCGTATATATTTTTACCGTCATATTGTAAATGATATAAATTTGATCCACACCCACATGGATTCCTTTCATGTGGAACATAATAACTGTGGACAGTTTCATTATCTTCGCAATACTGAATTTTCCTTCTCATATAATCTTCTCCATATCATACTTCTCTCTTATGTAGTCACATAATTCATTCATTGTTGTGATGATATGTTCATCATCTTTTAAGCATTGATGAATGTGGCATATGCATGACTTTTCCTTACCATACTTCTTATATTTCTGCATATTGAATGTGATCCATAAGAAGGGTACTTTTGTAAGATTCTTTGTTAGTAATCGTGTTATAATTTTCATTTAGTTCTCCGTTTAATTCCAACTATCGCTTGAGTTATTCCTGCTAATTCTAATTGTCGTATTGATTTTCTAAATACATAATCAATATCTTCCAGTTCTTTTATTGTTCCATCTTCTTTGAGATGCTTATTAGGAATCCACACATTTTGATTAGTATGATTTATTATAAATCTCTTCGCTTCCATATTTTTGTATTTTCTGGAAATTAAATTAAGTGGAATTCCTTTGTAATATTGTGTTTTATAATTCATAATCATCATTATACCTTTACATTCTCTACTTCAAATAATCTTTCAAGTAATATTCAAAATATTCTCTAATAAACAAACCAGAATACTTATTATCTTTCATAAACATAACTGGAATATTATACTTAAACCAAAAGCTATGTATTGATGCGATAAATGATTTTCGATTATATTGAGTTTTATAATTACCTGTTGCAATATCTTCATAAGAAGCGTTCTCTATCAGTAATACTTTTGTTTTTGGTGCAAGACATAATTCTTTTTCAAACCTATCTCTCCCATTAGTTAAGTTGCCACTAATTTCTTCAAGGCTCCCTTTACGTTCAATAACGCATGCGTTATTAAAATATAAATCTCTTGGTAATGATAATTTTTCATTAGCAGGTATCATAAAACTATAATCACCATAGTTCAAAGCCTTTCTTTTATAATTGATTTTCTTACGATCAAAATAATCAGTGATGTGATTATTCTTTTGTTCTCTCGTATCAACAAGGATTGTTATGGAAGAAATTAATTCTTCCATTTCCTTGTCTGTGAATTTATATTTGTCTAATATTTTATTCTCCCTCCTCAATATCATTTTTGATGATATATTTACTTAGCCAATATTCAAATTTGTCTGGAACTGGAACATATATTTTTTTACCAGTTACAGGATTTATTTCTCCATTTGGTTCACGTTTATTCTTCTTTTCACAATCACAAATATATAGAATAGAATTTTTTTCGAATGGACTTTTATTATATTGGCTTGTCCACATTTTGACAGAACGTGTTTTACCACTATATATTTCATAAAGAGATATATTGACTATTGTTTTCTTGATCTCAAGATCTGAAACATAATAAATTCTTTTATTAGTACCAGGTTCAACAATATTAATAATCCCAAGAATATCATTCTGATTATCCAAGCGTTCTTTCAATGTTAATTCATTGTATGGAATCATGGATATTAATTCTTGTAATAGTTTTTGAGAGTCTAACTTATTAAATTGCGCTTTTGTTTCATGTCCATATTTTGCCAATAGCTCAAAAGGTATGTTATTTTTAATTGCTTTATCTTTACTTATAGTTTTTGCACCATAGATTACATCATAGTATTTAAGCGTTTTTAATAATGTATTAATATCGCCATATTTTTTAAAATAATTAATTTTGATAAGTTTCTCGATAATGGTTTTACTGATAGACACACTCAATAAAGCAGTTAAGACATCAATAAATGAATTATATTCATCTTGTCCTACTTCGTATAAGCTATTAGTTACACCTTCTCCAAATCCTTTTACACTGGACAAGTTTGGATAAATAATTTTCGATGCTACATCTAATGTAACAGTTCTATTATCTTTACCAAATTCATAATCACCCATTTTATAATCAAAAAATTTAATAGCTTCTTTGATCAATGCATTAATTTTATCTTTTTTACCTTTACATTGATAATGATTAATTGCAGTTTCATAAAATACAGAGGTATAATGTGCTTTAAACCATGCGATATATGCACTATCACCTCCCATTGAATAGGCATGTGGAGAATTAAAGGCATACCTAGATGAATCCTCGATTACATTCCACACATTCATAAAATTATTCAAATTGTGAAATTCTTTATCCCAATCAATTTTAAGTTCATCAAGAAGATGCTCTTTCTTTTCCCCTTTTAATTTCTTTTTTGAGATAGATTTAATTACTCCATATGTATTCCCCATCTTCATACCAAGAAAAGATAAAATCTTCATAATAGACTCTTGATATAACATAAAATGAGCAGTATCATTCAGAAGATCATCAATTTTTGATTCTCCCGTAGTATATTCTTCTCTACTAAGAAACTTGTTAAGAAGAGATGCGAAGCCTGGTCTAATAGCAGCAATAAAAGCTGATAACTCTGCCAATGATTTTGGTTTATATTTTTTTACTTTATTAGTCGTAGACTCTTTCTCACATTGATTAACACAACACGTAATTCCTTTTTCATATATATCCCACGTTGACTTGTCATCTTTAATCATTTCACGCAATTCTTCAAATGATGGAACTTCTTTGCCGATTGCATGAAAGCATTTATAAATAAGATGTACACTATCTACAATAAGAAAATCTTCTTTTACATATCCAAAATCATCAAGAACCCCACCTTCTACACAGGCACAAATAGTTCTTTTACCCGTTGTTTTAGAAATTGCAGAAATCAAACCTATTTCCCGTCTAATATCTCCATCAAATATCAAATGACCACAAGCATGAACTTTTAAGTTAATGGTAATTCCTTGATAATCATTACTTTTTCGGAATAGATCAATATATTCGCTTGGAATATAATCTTCTACATCAATTAATTCTTTATCTTCATCATCTGCATATTTTACAGCATCTTCATATTGGTCAATATATTTAGAAATTTGATTGGCTGTTGCAGGAGGAACATCATTTGCTCCTGCATATAATTGCCATGCAGCTTTCTTTTTTAACTTCTCAATTGCCATTAAAGGCATACATCCATATTCACCAAGTAGTTTGCGTGTTGCTCTAACAAATGGCTCTTGCTCTGCAATATTCAAGTCAATATCAGGCATCATACCAGCATCTACACGTTCCTTAGTAAGAAATCTTTCTGGATAAATAGGAATGTCGGCATTAAATCTGTCGACTGTTGTAAGCCCGATTAATTTGTTTGTGATATAAGAAGCTGCACTTCCTCTTGATGTTGTTGTTAAAATTCCACCTTCATTATTTACAGCATCTTCCACTATTTTTTTACTTGTGAGAAAATAATCAACTACACCCGAATCCATAATTTCTTTCGCTTCATAACGAATACCATTAACTTTTTCTTTAGATTTATTCTTTTCTTTTGCATATGCAAGATTTAATTGTGTTTTATATATTTTACATTTCTCTTTATATGTCTTGCCTTTATAAACGCTAGGAATTTTAAATTTACGATCAAATACAATTTCTTCGCAATCATCAACAAAAATATTTGTATTCATAATTGCCCGAAGTGCTTGTTCTTCACTTAAAATGCTTTGTTCTTTAAATCTATCCAGGAATGTTTCAGTATTTGGATAATCCATATACCATCCTATTTCTTCTGGATAACTTACTTTTTTATACTTTAAAATCTGATCTCTTTTAACCTGTCCAACATCATTTATATAATGACTATCAAGACCTCCAATAATATCAATTCCATATTTATCAGATAAATATAGTATCTTTTCATTTAATCTTTTCTGTGGATCAGTATTATTAGCTTGCAATTCAAAAAAGAAATTATCTTGAAAATGTTCATGTATTTTTAACCACATGTCCGAAGCATCTTCATAATTCCATCCTGCAATACACGCAGACGTAACAATGAGATTATCTTTCGGAACATTTAATAATAAATCTAAATCAATTCTAGGACGATAATAATATCCATCAATATTTGCCATAGACAGAATGTAGTTAATATCTCTACGACCTTCTGGATTTTTTGCCACAATCACCATATGACAGTTAGCTCTATCTTTTTCAAATCTATTCTTAACCCAATATGCTTCTGTACTATGTCTATATTTTAAGTTTTCTTTTTCAGCAACACTGTAAACATAGAATTGATTTCCTTGACTTCCATGTTCCCCAGAAAATAAGCACTTTGCATTTAATTCATGGCATCTATTTGCATACTGTTCTATAGAATCTCCGCTGTCTGCAATAATTGTATTACTAAAATCTTTATGGCAATGATAATTTTCAAAATAAAGATTTTTAGCATAATCATCAACATCATATGGAAATTTAAAATGAAGTGTAGGGATAATTTTTTCTATAAGAGCTTTTCTATTATTCATTAAGCAATCACCTTAATCTCGTCACATATCGTTTTTAGTACAAACTTACGTCCAAAAAATCCACTATCTAAATTTCCAATGACTTCAATCTCATCATTCATGAGCGCATGATCTTCCATTTCTTCAAAATTGCCATCGAAATTCCACTTAATAAGATAAATATAATCCGTTGGTTTTACGACAAGATGTTTATAATCACTCATTTGCCCTATGGTATAATCTTCAATTCCATCAATAAATACTTTGACTGGCTTAAAATTTGTACCAGAAATACGGTCAATCTTTTTGATTAATTCTATAAGTGATCTGGTCATATCAGAAATATCAATTTGAATATCAATTTCTTCAATTGTATCTTTTTTTAATGGTGGAAGCGTTGACTCGATATAGTCAGAAAATTTATTTAGATTAGATTTTTTAATAGTAATACCACTTGCTAGTTCATGCCCTTCTGCACTAGCCAAATGACTATCATTGCACACAGCACGAAAGTCATCAAGTCCTATGGCTCTCATAGAACCTGCAAATTCATTACCTATATCTTTAACAACTAAGATTGGACGTTGATACTTTTCAAGTAATTTGTTACCAAGTAAACCACTAACACCATACGGTGTATCTATGTGAGTAACAATCATTTTTTTATTTATTTGATTTTCACATTGCTCTATAATTTCTGGTAATAATTTAGATACTTCCTTATTTTGATCTTCTTTGCATTTCTTGAGCTGTTTAATATAAGCTAAAACTTGTTTATTATCATCTTCAAGGAATGCTTTCATGGCAATATCATTTTGATTCATGCGATTGCTTGCATTGATAATTGGGGCTACACTAAAAGAAATTGCTGTACTATTAAACTCAAATCCACCTACAATCTTCTTCAATGCTAAATTATAGATACATTCAAGTCCTTTAGACACTATATATCTATTCTCCATAACTGTCATATCCATCATATCTGCAACAATTCCGCAAGCTGCAAGATCAACTAATTCATCTGCATATGTAGTTTCGTATATAGCATCGAAGTATTTACAAAACTTCCAAGTAACTCCTGCCCCTGATAATTGTGGATTGTCGTAATCACGTTGAGAAGATACTAAAATAGCCACATCGTCATATTGAATTTTAGGATTAATTGCATGATGGTCAAGAATAACAATATCTACACCAGATTGTTTTAGTTTTTCATATTGCGAAGTATTTTTATCCAAGCTGTCTACGATAATTAATAAATCAAATGATAGAAACTTTTTCAAATCTTGCCCGATTAAACCATGCTGTTTACCTTCATCAATAAAAGTAACAATCTTATTATTTGCAAAATTGCTTAAATATCTTGTAATAATTGTACCAGAAGTAACCCCGTCAGTATCAGTATCAAATAATATAGCGATATTTTCATCATTCTGCAATGCTTGTTCAACTCTTAAAAACGCCTTATCAATATTTTTCAAACTGTCCAACGGTAATAAATCATCCTCTGTGGGATTAAAAAATCGTTCTGGATTGTCAATATGTCTTTGTGCAATAATCGTATCAAATATATCTTGTTCATACATACCTCTACAATCATTCAGAATTTTATAATTCTTCGTCATCATCATCTCCTATCATCTTTATTTCGTTCAACATAATATCTTTAAGTTTATATTCTCCTAAATCAGAAGGAGATACTTTGTCTTTATATTTCTTACCAAAGAAATCCCAATATCCAAGTTCTATTTCAGCAAATCTTGAATAGTTCTTAACTAAATTTATATTTCTCATAATATATTCCAACTTATATCCGTAATCATGCATAAAGATAATACGTTTTGGATTTAATTCAAGAAGCATCTGCACTTGTTTTTTACTAATTGTTCCGCTTCCAAGACCAACGCAATTACGAATCCCATAAGAATGACATTGCAAAACAGATTTTTCTGCTTCATACAGATATATTGTTCCACCAAGAAGATATTGATAATTTTGCGCATATCCATACAAAGTCTGTGAAGCTTGACATGGAATATCGTAAAAATATTTCATTTCTCCGTCAGGAACATCATAATTAAAGCGTTCTTTAACTCCCATGAGCTGTCCAAGTTGGTCATATATTGGTATAGTGATTCCTTGAGATTCTACATCATATCCAATGTGAAATGCTTTTTGTGTTTGAAGTGATATATGATCTTTCAGAAATCTCGTATTACCAATATTTACATATGAGTCTAATATAGATTTATCATATGTATTGTGTTTGCATACACTTCGTTTTTTTACCCTTTCATAAAACCCACCAAATATTCCTTTTTGATTAAAAAACTCATAATAATCATTAATTCCTAACACATGTTTTACTTCATTAATTACTACAGAAAATTCAACATGACGTTGATTCATAATATAAGAAAACAAATCCTGCTGAATATTTCTTGCATAATCATGTACATATAAGAATTTATTATTTTCTAATTTGATTACAATGGATTTTTTAGATGAGAACTCATCTCTACCGAATTGAATATATTTAGAACGTATAACTATATTACAATAACCAAAATGTTCAAGGACATCTTTAAGTTTATCTGGGTGATTTAGTAATTCTTTTTTAATGTCTTCAAGCATATATCACTCCAAATGTTATTTATTTTATTTCACCATGTTTAAACCTTGCTTGCGCTACTTCACGAAAAATACAATGATCCCCATCGAATTTCAAGAGGTACGCAACTCCTGTATCACTTGAATTATTACCATTTCTAGTTTTCTCTACAAATAATGCCCTATATACCGCATTACGATCAGGTGCATACTCTTCTTCTATCCACTTATCATTTACTTTTTTTAATCTAAATGGACGACAATAGAATTTATTCTTTTCATCTAGTTCTTCATCATATACAGTACGCATTAAGAATAAATTTTCAAGAATTTCTTTAATTTGCTTCGAGTTACTGAGAACTGAACTATCAAGAAACAATTTTCCTTTTAATCTTTCTGCCAACTGCACAGATGCAAGCATAATAATATTGTACTTTTTAGCAATCTTATCAAGTTCACGACTATCTCTAACTAACGATAAATCCTGTCGAGTACCTTCAAAATCACTCTCTTGAATTTTAAATGTATCGTACAGAACACAGTCATATCCATAACGTAATACATTTTCTCTGATTTTCTTTTTGACAACTCTCATATCAGCATCATTAATAGAGATAAATTTAACTCTTCCCTTATAATTTTCTCTCCAAAATTTCTGAACTTGAGTAAGTTGATCTCTTGATTCTGCATTAATATCACCAGAAGTCATTTTTTTCTTTGTCAATTTAAAGTATCTATTTCTTTTTCCTAATAACCAAATCATAAATTTTACTTTAAATTTCTTAACGCTTTCTTCGTTGGATATAATAAGAATCTTCCTGTCATAATATAATAATGACATTAGTACAGTTACCCACCAGCTACTCTTTCCAACACTTGAAAAGCCACCCATCATAGTAAATGTACCTTCCAAAAGTCCCATAATCTGTCTTGATAAAAATGGGAAACAGTTTATTTCTTCTCCATTAATGTCATATCCTGCAATATCAAACGGAACTCCGTTTTCTTCACCTTCTTGACATGATTCGATAAATTCATCATCAAAATCAATTTCTTCTTCTTCGAGAACCTTGCTTGAATATCCTGTACCATAAGAACTAATTCGTGCATCATACCAATCAGTAACTTCTTCGGCTGTCATTTTGCGGAATAGTTTCAGCGGAATGATTTTCTTGCCATTTACATCAATCTCTCTTAAAAGATTGAATCCATCAGAATGCATATGCAACAAAATGTTCTCTCTATATAAGACATCAATATAGGTGTCAAAGTTTTGAGTATTAATAATGTCAATCTGGTGCTGAATCGAATCCCAACCACCCATATCCTCATATTTATCAATTGCATCTTGACTTAGATTTGATAATATCGTTACTTCATCAAGAGAATAAAATCCTTTATTTCTCAATTGATTTAACATTGAAAAATAAAACAATCCATCAGCGGTAACAAAATCTTTCTGCTCAAATGTTGTATCATCTATAAGTAACATATCTTTAAAGAAGCAACTAATTACATTGCCCTCTGTTTCAATACGTCCTTTCAACAATTGTGGTGGATATTTGTCTTTTACACCAGTAATAAATTCTGCTATGATTCATCACCCACTTCCATTTCAATATCTTGAAGCGCAACACGCTTAGTTTTTCTATGAAAATTCATATTTGGCATATCTACTTCTACTACTTTTGTTTCGGGGATTTTATTCAAAGACTGTTTATAATCCGCAAGACTATTTCTAAGAATTGCAGAGAAATAACGAATTTTTGCATACTCACTTTGAAACGATCTGCACATCACACCATGTAAAAAATCAAAGTTAGACTGCAAATATGATAAGATTAGTTCATATGAATAATTTTCAAGTAACACATTTATTTCTTTACGAAGTGCTGTGTTGACTATTTTATAACCAAAAATTCTATCAATACATTTATATGTATTTTCTTTAACCTGTTTCGCAAGAACAACATTATTATATTCTGATTCATTGCAGTAGTAGGTATTTACTTTACCTACTACCACTCTGAATGCTTTATCTCTATTTAGCGTTGCTCCGCATTTACGACATTTTACAGTGTACGCCATAACAGACTCCTTACTCTGTCATCATGTCATAAATTCTTTTCAGTCCATCTTCATCAACATCGTTGAGTTTTCCATATTCAGCAATTACTTCTTTGACACTTGCTTTTAATGTTGCATCTTTGCATTCCTTATACATTGTGCGAATTGTCCCATTTAAGTCTTCTGGATATTTAGATTCTTCAACTGGATTTTCTGTAATAGGAGACTCATCAAATAAGTCATCATCTTCTGAATCCGCCTCGAAGTTTGGCTTCGGTTCAATCTTTACTTCTTCAATAGATTTTTGAGCTTCTTTTACGGGAGTTTTATTATCATGATGTTTTTTTGAATTTTTAATTGCATCTTTAAGTGCTTTGATTAACTCATCTGAATCAAGAGGAATCTCATTTACAATACCTGCAAATCTTGATTTACTATCTACAGAGTAAGAATCATCCCTAAATACAATTTTACGTTTTTCATCTTTTACTTTGTTAATAGTAATTTCTTCATGCTTAACAATATCTTTTCTTCCAGTTCCTTCTGTTTCAATTGAACGATCAATACAAGCAACTCCAACAACATGAACTTTGGTTTTAAAATCATTGAAATATCTTTGTGGCATATTTGATGTCAATGTTGTATATGCCGTACTGGTAACTGGATCAACAATATCTTTTGTCTTAGAATGGCATGTATACCAAACTTTTACTCCAACTTTTCCTAATGCTCTTACTCTGTCATAAATCATATCAAATACAACATCGTATCCTGCACCAAATCCACCTTCTACACTGTTAAGGGTTTTTGCCATCTTGAAACTTTTATTACCCATATTTTCTTTATTCCAATTAGCAATCGCCTGAGTTTCTGTACAAGCAATTAACTGGTCTAAAGTATCAATAATAACTACTTTCAAATTTGGATATTCAGTGTTCTTATTTTTAATAATATCATTACAGATATCTGTAAATCTTTTAAAGTTTGGAACATCCTCATATGTAACATCATCAATTGCAGATACGCCTTCTTCATCACCTGTATTTAATAATAAGTAACCATCTTCTCCAAACTCTTTTTCACATAATTCACTAATTACGGTTGTTTTACCAACACCAGACTCTCCACAAATCATAATTGAATAATCATATAAATTGTCACTAATTTTACTTCTTTTACCAAATGCCATTCGTTTGTGCTCCTTTTATTTACATTTTTATTGATTTTATAAGTTTCTTTTTACAAGAGGGCAAAAGCCCTCTATATTAATTAAAGCTCATCATCGTCATCGAAAAGATCTTCTGTTCCTTCTGGTAACTCTTCCTCAAGTGGTTTAATTACCATATCCTCATCTGTATATACAGTATCCTGTCGTCCACGTACAAAACCTTTTGCTGGTTTTACAAACTGATATTCTCTAACTCTTTCTCCATATACATTACCTCCAAGTTCTTTACGAATATCATCCATTGTAATTAAACCACATTCAAGATCTTCTTTTTCTTCATCAGAAAGCATGTCCTCTGTGATTTCTGTTTTCTGTGCGCCATTAAGCATATTAACAACCACACCATATTCTTTATATGTATCATCTTCAACAATAAATTTGTGCTTAATTGCTTCGACTAATTTTTTTGCTTTTTCGTCTGCGTCTTCGGATGCTACTGGAATTGTAATTGTTACAGGAATAGGAATATTAGATTTTCTATTTCTGTCATACTCCATCATGTGACCTGTTACATAATACTTACCTTTTTCTTCAACACTCATATCATCTAAACTGTCTTTGTTAAATAAGATATTGAATGTAGCTGTAGAATATGGTTCTGCATTTTCCGCTGCAAGATAAATTTTTGTTGGAATATAACTTTCATAAACCTGCTGTTTTTCATCAGAGTATGAATAATCTCCATTACCTCTAATATGGAATAACGCATCATTGTATTTGCCACTATCAATTACCTTTTTAATAAACTCTGCAAAATCCCATTCAGAAATAAACTCATGGCGTTTCTTATTACTCTTCTCAAGCGCAGTTACAAGTTCTTCTTTTGACTCAATTTCTAACTCTTTAAGTTCCTCATCTGTGAGTTCATTACCTTCATTTACTCTTTCAAGAGCTTTTTCAAGAGCGTATCTGCGTCCTGGTTTTTCAAGGTCAAAAATAAATTTCTTAAATTCAGCAATTTCTGCAAGTTTTGGTGATGTAAGTCTTTCTTTAAATGGAATACGAATTTTCTCACCTTTTACTTTTTTACCAAACTCATCTGTATAACCCTTAGTAAAGGTAAATACATCACCATGTCCATCAGCGAAACTTCCTGCATCAACCTTTAACATATGACGATTATCACCGCAAGTAGCATTAAAAAGTAATGTACGTTTTACCCATCCAGACGGGTATTGTTTTTCTAACCAAGGGTGAAATTTTTCTGTTTCCTTGCCGATTGATAATTTACCTGTCATTTCAAAATTCATTAAAATGTTCCTCCTGTGATATATAATTATTATTTTTTGTAACTCTGTAATGTTGTAGAAACGTATCAACATTTATGATAAACGCCCTTTCGGACGGAACATGGAATTAAATCTATAAGATAAATTCTATGTCAACAGTGGTTTATGGGTATAAAATCCCAAGGGTATGCTGCTAACCACCCATATTTTATTTCTCTATTCAGTTGTAATTTATTTGGAAAATTCGATTCGATTGAATCTATGAGATTTATTTCTCTTTATTTTTAACTGGTAAAATTGAAATAATGTATCGTCCTGGAAGTATTAATAACTCGCCATCTTCTGTTTGAAAATGGAACTGTTCAAACAATCCCATAATATGTATTAACTTTACATTTTTATATCTTTTATAAAACATTATGTCTTTTGTCGAATTAATAAAATTACTGCTAAATATAATATCATCCCGACATCCAGTGCATTCTACATTATAATTTCTGTCAATCATTTGACAAATCGTTTCATTCCATTTTTTATAGTTATCATTCATACTTTATACTCTCTAACAAATTATTCTTTTATAACTCTACATTTTCCATAACTGCTCTAGCTTCGAGAACAGCAATATAATCTGTCATAGCCTTAATCTGCATATTATATGTACTTCTTGGACATGTAGGTTTAAAGTTTAATTCTCCTTTATCCCATTTCTCTAACATATTTTTAAGACCTGTATATCGAATTACAAGCTGTTCATATTCTGCAATAAATCTTTCTTTGTAATCTGCACTATTCATCATTTTCACTGTTTCTTTTAATGTCTTCATAAATATTGTTCTCCTTTTCTCCGATGAAATTTGGATTTTAATTTTCTTCCTGTCTACCTGACCAATCACATTGAGTGCATAACTCATCAAGTTCATCCATATGTTTTTCAAGATATTCCATAATATCTTTAACAATATTAATATCGCAAATACCAATTACTCCCTTTTGCTTTTCATTATCAATATATATTCCGTCTGAATCATATTTTATTGGAATATCAAAGACATCATTAAAGTTTCCTTCACTAAGTGATACTGTAATTCCATTTGGTTCAACTACAACTTTTACATTATGAGATTTGTCATATTTCATAATTTTAGCAATATCTTCTACTACATTAATCATTTATTCTCCTTTTCATCTTTATCATTTACAACTTTGTCAATCTGATCTGTGATATAATCAACTACATCTTTACCAGTTTTGCCAATTGTTTGAATATTATCTGTGGTTACATTATCTAACACAAGCATTGTATACATGGTATCTTTTGATGGAATTGCTATAAAAAAGTAAAGCACTGATACAAAACCAGATAACTGATTTCTTTAAATATTTCTTATATGCAATAATAAAATTGTTATCACTCTCTTCATAATCTATAAAAGATAAAAACAAAAGAATTAATATTCCTGCCGACACACATCCAAGTAAAATCAATGCAACATAAAGCAATCCCTTTAAATTACTAAATAAATCAATTAAATAAATCACCCATGGACTAATAATCGGTTTCATAATTTCTCATCTCCTATCTCTATATTCTCCTTTCTGAAACGAAAGTTTCATCTATAAATTCTCTAACTTTTTTAACTCTTTTTGAGCATTTTCGATAGTTTCTTTAAGATTCTTAATCTTATATTCTCTTTCTGCTAATAACTTCTTTTCATTTTCTTCTTTATCATTCGCATAAAACTTATCTTCAAAGTCCCAATAATCATGTTCATCTCCATTCCATGAGTGGTTTGATACAAGAAAACTTTTTCTTACTTCAATACTTGGTGCATCCCAATCACATCCATGACCACAACAATGTTTATCTTCTCTATAATCTGGATCACCAGGTTTACATTCACAATATCCCCAATTGTGTTCATCATAATTAAATGTAAGTTCGTATCTGGAATCTGATTCTCTTAAACATTTCCAATCATCGTTTTCAATTTCGTTGTAAAGAAAAATATTTACCTTACAAATGTAATAATTATCATCTCCAATTACAATATCATAATTATCACAATCTCTTAAATCAGAACAAAATTCATCATAACATTCATAGTTGTCCATTAAATCCTGCCATAGCGCAGATACTAAAAATGGAATATTTAACTTTTTACCATTTAGTTATCTATATGTATTCTCGTATTTCAATGCATCAACCAGCTGTTCTATAAATTTTTGGATTGTAATATTATCACTATACTTCATATGTATTTATTCTCCTTTCAATATCCTTTCATCTCAAATAATTCTTCTTCATATGAGATACATTCATATCTTTTACAATTATCCACTGTACATTGAAATTCTCCGCACCAAGAACTTCCATCTCCCATATGATCGCATGGACAATGATAATCTTTTCTGCAATATTCACAGTTTGTATATTTCTCACACGCCATTTATTTATTCTCTATTCCACTTTTCAAATCTGTATTTCTGTTTAATTTCAGGATATTTCTTATGGTCTACTTCACTCATAAACATCTTATAAGGTCTTACATAGATTTCAAACTGTCCATACAATGCTTGATAAACAACCATATATTCATCTTTTTCTGTATGCTTCGCGATACATAATATTTTATAAAGATATTCATTTGGCGAATTTGCTGTATTTGTTGTTTCTCTTTTAAAATGCTGAACAATGTCACCTTGATGAAAACTATTTCGATAATTTGTATTAAGTCTACCGCATTGTTCAAGAAGTTCTTTCATATAATTTTTCTTTGCCATAAATAATTTCTCCTTTATGATAATTTATTCGCAAGAACATTTAATGCTTTTACAACTTCAATATTTTCTTGAATATATTGAGGGGCTAGAACATTTTCATAATCACTATACAAACTCTTACAATGAACTTGTCCATCGTCACCAATGAAATAATCATTTCTACCAAGTAATTGCAACTTTAACTCTCTGATTACATCTAATGGATTAATCTCAACAGGTTTTTCAATTTTACCAGTTACTTTAATATTCATTTATTCTCCCTCGCATGATAATTTATATTCTGGTAATTCTCTATATACAATACCTGTATTACCACTATTACATTTCTTCTTTTTGCAATTAAACGTTGCATCTAAAATTTCATTGTTCCATAGTAAATCATTAATTTCTTTTATGTTCTTTTCAATGTCTGATTTGTACATACACACATCAGATTTCATACATTGGTTGCATGGACTACCTGGTATAATCGTATCAACTAAGTGTCGATTATCTCCATTAAAAAGTGACTGTTTAATCATAACTCTTATTCTCCTAACATTTTCTTTATATCAATCACATCAACTTTCTGATAATGATACTCATATGGTGATTCGATATAACTTTTATTCAATTTGTCATTTACATCATTTACACAAAATACTGTGCATCTACTACCATGACCACTACTATTGAAATGAATTTCTGCGTTATCACAAGTTTCTTTACCAGTTTCAAACAAATCTTTTTGACACTCAAAGCACTTCATAGATAATTTATATTTCTCATTCATTTTATCGACAAAATATTTTGCGGAAGATTCATCCCATGTAATTCCATCTATCACTTCCCCATATGAATGAGTGATTAGGTATACATTATTTAATGCTTCAAACTTTGCTACAACATCTTTCATAACTTATCACCATCCTTTACAAACTCAAATTCTCCATTTGTATAAGTTTTTAAATTCCATCCTTTTACAGTTTCAAATCTATGAACATAATTTGGATGTCCATGTTTCTTTAGCATCTTTTTATTAATTCTCTTCTTTTTATTCCATTTACATGGAATAAGTTTTGAAACTTTAATATCATATTTATCAGGAATCTTAAATTTATCAATACCAAAAGCTTTATATATCTTTTGATAATCAGTAGGTTCAGATACATCAATGCAAAATGAACCATCATATTTATCTAATCGTGATGTATATTTTGTATTATATTCATACCTCAAATCACCATCTTGAATATTATTAATTTGCATAATCGGTTTAGCACCATTCATTAAATACATTTCATTAATTTCTTTATTCAATTTTATTTCTCCTATGAAATTCAGAATTTATCATCTTCTATTTCTCCCAATATCTTCTTTACTTTATTCATATCATAATCAAACATATTTTGTTTTACGCAAATGGTACATAAGTAAACAGGAAAATTAACTTCATCAATATGAGAACACATACAACAAGGATTATTAATAGGCATCCTTGATTCAGGTGTTGGGTATTTCTCTAATAATCTATCCAATTCCTCTAACTCTTTATTTCTCTCTTCAACCTTTTGCTTAATAATTCTTTCTCTTTGCTCATTAGTATATTCATTCAACTGTCGGAACTGATATTTCTCAGCTTCTTCTTTGGTAAAGAAAATACTTTTACCTAATTCAGATACCTTGTATGTTTCTGGTACACATAAAAGCCATTCCTGTTGTTTCCCATATTGTACTCTACGAATCTTATGCCTTACAATTCCTTGTACTGGAAAGATAAAATACACTGATTTATCAACAAGTTCTTCTATATCAGTAATTCCGTTTTTGAACAAATAATCATTACTATACATCTTAATTCTCCTTATGATATTCTTTATCTAACCAATGAATACAATGCTCAATCGCAGCATATTTATTGCTAAACGTATATCCACTAGGACTACACCAAACTTCTGATTCATTAATCATAGTTCTATGAACTAAATATGGTGCAATTTCTTCAAGCGACATTGCTCTTAATCTGTCTATATTTCTCATAATCTACCTCACATATTAGTTTCTATACCATGCCATTTCTTATGTTTATTCCAATTTCGCCATTCGATATTCCCAAAATGGATTCTTACTTCTATATTCTCTATATCATCTTGTGATAACAACCAATCACGATATTGTTTGACTTCACTATCAGTTAAATCGTAAATGTTCTTATAATAGCCTAAAACCTTATCAATCTGCTCAACAGACCAATCATAATCAGATAAAGCAGCTTGACGTTTGTATTCCGCAATATGTTCATCTACTTCTTTCTGTGCTTCACCATATGTACGATACACTTTTGAGCAAGTTACGGTAGTATAATTAGGTGTTCTATTGATTCCCCAATCTTGCGGATACCCTTTATGTATTCTCCAACCATCTTTTGTAATCTCTGAACGAATTTCTCCATGAAAAATTTTCGCACGTTTCACTAGGAATCCTTTATCATATGCTTCTTTTAATGTTTCTGGTTTGTTAATATCCAATTTGAAATTAATTTCTTCATCTGTTAGATCATCATTTTTAATCTCAAATAGCTTTGTATCATAACTCCAATTCTTAGGAAGCTTGTGAAATCTCTGCTCAGTGTCAAATTCGTCAATCGGAACGCCTTTTATATAATTAGAATAGATTCTTCTACGTTCTCTTGGCGCAAGATAATCAATATAAACATCAAATTTATATTGCTCATCTACAATTCCATAATGAACTGAATATTTATGTCCACACTGATGACACCAAAATACGATTTCACCACTTTCAAATCTCTTATCTTTTGGCGGTGTATTTGCCATAATTATTCCCCTTTCCTATTTATTTGAATGTGTATGTAGGGATTTGAACCCTACAATTCTATATTTCTCCATATAGAATCACACCATGTCTACACTATTTATTTCTCTGTTGAATTATCATCTGGAATTGTTATCTCAAATATTTGTTCTTTTTCTAAATCGGTTTCTTCCAACCACGACACTTTAATGCCTTGATTTTCAATATCATTAAACATTTCTTGCGAACAAAATCTTGGATTCAATTGTACTCTTACAATATTTACCATTTCTATATACCTTTTCTCTATGAAATCAGAGTTTTAATTAGTCCCATAATCCATCAATTTTTACTGTCCTATGGTTGATCCATCTATATCTGATTTCACTACCATATCCACACGATTCATCGCAATTATCATTTGTACATATTGGTAAAAGTTCTGTGACTTCTGGTTTGTCCATATATGAAAATTCATAACACAATAAACCCATCTCTAATTTAGAACCACATCTAGGACATTTACCTTTGATTTTATTTTTTTTTTACTCATACACAATCTTCTTTATCAAACTCAATTTTACCTGATTCATAATCTTTTGACACTACGACATAGTATTCTTTATCCTCATCGAATTTGTACATATGTATCATACTGTTACCAGAACCCATAAAATAAGAATATGCTTCTGGGTTTCCTCTAAAATATTCAATTCCTTGTTGAATCCATTTATTAATTTCTTCATCTGAAACTTCAATAGCTCTAAAATCTTTACTTGATACAGTAAAATGCGTAGGATATTTTACGTTTGATGCATAAATATCAATAGAATCATCGTCAAATTCTTCAACGTCCATCTCGTAATCGCAGCATGGACAGGTGACATGGGGTAATCCTAAGTATCCTATATGAGTATCTTCTCTTAACACTTCAAGAATTGATCCGCAATTCTCACATTTTATTTTTACTTTTTCTATTTTTGGTTTAGTTTGTTCTGGTAATTGTTGCGGATTTCTTGGTATATTTTTATAATTATTTTGAATTACTTTCATTCTCTAATCCTCCATTTATTCCATAGCCTAAAATAAAACAATCATCAATAAATTTCTCACTAATGTATTTTCCGTGAGACAATCGAATTAGTTGATCTCCATATGGCTCTTTAACAGGGTATACCTCATGATGCCATCCATTAATTTTGTTTCTGATAATCAAATCAGGATAATCCTGTAAATACATTCTTCCAACCCATTCACACAAACAACTATTCCGAGGATAAACCGTTACAAATTTAATTTTTGCTTCATTAAGCCATTGTCTAATCCTAACGTCGCTATCTACAAATATAACGTCTACTTTACCTATATTCTCTTTTATATATTGGATAAAATTGTCTGGAAAATTTGGATTATCGACACTGATAATTTGTTGTTTGAATTGATTTAGATGTGCTTCTGTAGACATAAGATGCAGACTTGATTCCCACCATTGACGTTCTTTTTCAATTTCTTCTTCGTTTGGTAATCGCTTTATGGTCTTAAATTTACGAATATCAACATCCAAGATATCATAATCTTTTATGTGTTCACTTGCATATGTTTTACCGCAACAGGTATAAGCACTAATAACTAATGTTTTCTTCATGCTGATTCTCCTATATAAATCCATTCTAGTTTCTTGTGAATGTCTATATCGTCAATTGGAAAATAAATTACACATGGGTATTTATCTGGTATATTATTAAATTCTCCACCACGTTCATAATATTCTCTAATTGTCTCTAAAACTTCTCCTGTATCATCATCTACATTTGTATTAAATCCAAAATATTTTTCGCAATACTCAGGACTGCCAAAATATTGTTGAATCATTTCTATGAAGGTAATCATTTCACTTTTATTACGAATGATATTGAGATATTCTATTGGATCATATGCGTCACAATTAGCAACATAATGCGTAGGAACTTTAATAGATGAGTTTTCAAGAGTTGTTCTTAGAAGACAGTAATTAAATGGATGATTTAATTCACAATATTTACATTTATGACAATAACAGTTATGTTCAAGTTCATTATAATTGTGTCTACCTGTGTATACAAATTTGACATAGCTATCATTATCACCAGGAATACAACGATGAGCCAATCTAAATGAACCATCATCATTTTTGACTATATCTTTATATTTGTTAAGCAGGAAATTTATATTATCTTGTTCTGTCGAATTCATATATCTTCATCCCCTTTGTGTAACCCAATCAATTCTTCAAACATATACAATCCAGCACATGCTGCATTAAAAGCATCATTTCCTTCGTTTTCAGCAATATCACAAAAAACATTTCTAGCAGCTATTCCACTATTATAATAAAAATTAGGATTATGTTCATATGCTTTAACTCGATTTAATACCTCATCAAATGAAATATCAAAATTCGTATTAGGTTTATCAGACATAATCCTGTCTATTTCTCTACACATTCGCTCATAAGAATTTTCTGGACAACCCATAATGTCATTTCTCCTTTCCATGAAATGAAAAATTCAACTTTCTAGTATATCTTCTAACTGCTCAATTTTCTCTCTTAACATATCATTCTTCGAATCTAAAGAACAATTTTCATCTTGCAAATCTTCGTTTTCTTTTTCTAAATCATAAACTTTATCTAACAATTCCTGATATTCTTCATCGCTATGTATCGGTGTTAGCTTCTCAATCTCATCCGCCAAATCCGAATTGTAATAACTTCTTACAAGACAAGCAGCATCTTGAAGATCATTAACTTCTTCCCAATTACCTTCAATCAGAATCATTTCATTTCTCCTTTAGATGACATATAAATAAACTGATTTTTAAATTCTTTGACCTCATCGGATGTTTTAAAAAATGGCTGTAAAATTTCATTTATTTCCTCTTCATGTTCAATACACCAATTGTCAAATGAATCATCTATAATTTTTAATTCTGCTCGTTGACCTCTCATACACCATTCACTCCACAATATCACATCGTTCAAATTCAATTGAATATTTTGGAATGTAATTGATACCATAAGATTTCATATAATCTTCAATAGCATGTACACAATTTCTTCCAAACTTTTCTGCATTATTTCCATCCATAATTGCATGATATAGTAATTCTTCATAGTTTCTAATATGTTTATAATTTTTGTAACTATAATCAGGGACTAAAGTAAAACTTCTTTTTTCTGGTGGAATCCACATTTGAAACCCCTCTATATGTTGGAACGTAGGTTTCCCATTAATCGTAAATTCATTTTTTTCGTTCATAAAATATTTTGTCTGAGAATTACCATAAAAACATAAAGATACTTTAATCCCACGTTTTATATAATTCATATATCACTTCTCCATTTCATTAAGCAATTTCTCACAACGTTTAATATGGTATCTTAGTTTTCTATTTCTTTCGCTATCTGTACGACCGTGACTACAACATTGATTAAATCCAAGAATATCTTCCGCTAATCTCTTCGAATATTCCACAAATTGCTTTGTAACTTTAACATTATTCATCCATTTATCACCTCATATGTGCCTTTTAAGGCATATTTCAATCAAAAATACACCTCAAAAGACCTATTTTTTACGATGAAAGGGAACTTTCATCTGATCTAAATTTCTCCCTTGACTCCACAATTATCATCAATAGTCCAATCATCGCATGCCATGTTTTCAATAGTATATGTAATATCTTCCGAATCCCTAATATTGATAACTCTACCATCATGACAGTGCATCATAACTTCATTGCCATCCAGCTCCCACCAACCTGTCCAATGTTTTCTTTTAATCTTGTGTCCTCTTTTAAGTGAGAATAATGCGCTTGCAAAATTCATAGTTTACCTGTCCTTTCCTATCTAGTTTAATTTCATAATTCTGTGACTTAAAATATGAGTGTTTCCATCTACACTACATTCATCTTCTCCAAAATGATTTTTATAAAATTTTGTGATTTTCCCTGTCTCTAATCCAGCGTATGAATTTTTACCACAAACATAAACAACTTCATCCCCGATATTTAATTCATTTCCTTTATAATCTGTCATTATGCTTTTTCTCCTTCTCTTTCATCTGTTTGCAAAATTCTCTATATCTTCTTGTATACCCATAAGATTCTCCAAATATATTATTCACCGCCTTGAAAAAATAATTTCATCTTTAATTTTTGCCTATTTTCATGCCATTTTAGAGCATTTCTGGATGTTCATTAAACATTTTTAAGAACTTCTTCTCATCATCTTTGTCTGTACACCACAATTCTAATTCTTCCCCATGATCTCCTACCAGAGCTGCGACTGCTACATATTGCGTTAGTGCAGATTTGAGATTATATTTATCACCATATACAGATGTTAATGTTACTTCTCCTTTGCATCCGTTTACTACTTCTAAAAATGTTTCTACGTTTTTAATGTTTTTGATTTTCATTTATTTATCCTCTTCTTTCTTTAATAGATTTCAATGGTCTATCATATTCGTGCAATTGTTCTATAATTAAATCTTTTGGTAATAAATCTTTACAAAAATATGCTGTTGCAAACGGGCTTCCTTTAACCACTGAGTTCATGTGTTTTTTATCATGATAACAAACTCTTGAATCAAAGCTTAAAATTTGTATACCTTGTTTAAAATATTGGAATCTACTTTTACCCTGTAAGGAATTTAGCGGAAGAAGTACCGCAAAAGGTTTGTAAAATGAATATAGTCTATTCAAGACTTTATCTTTTATAGAAAATGGTGGGTTAGATACGATAATATCCCACTGATCAGGCTCATATTCAAAGAAATTTTGATTATCTTTTAATGAGCTTCTAATTACTGTATATCCACATTCTTTTAAACGAATGTAAAATGCAGACCATTCTTCATCAAACGGACACCAAATGACTTTATCCTTCGGTAAATATTTCATAATGTGATCTACTATATAAAAAGGTGAATAAAGTTCATTATTTTCTTTATCTGATGTTAAATAACCAATATTTAATGCCATATTTGTCCCTAAAGTGCCGCGCAGCTTACCTCATGAGACTATGTTTTCCTTTCTTCTATCAATTGTTTCTTTCATGTGATATATTAAATCACTAATATTTATGCGGTTTCAGCGTCCCAAAACCACATGATATTATGTATTCTAGTTATGTTATCTCTTTCAGAAGTCAGTAAAATCAAGGATTTTCAAAACTACGATGAAAGAAATATTTTATGTTATTTCCTATCTTCATTTATTACTCTTGTCAATGCTTCAATTAATACTTATATATTAACATATTCTTTAATTTTTGATTCATTTTCCAATATATTTGTGAGTGCAATTTGATATTTTGTTCTAGTTTCTTCAAAAGACACACAATTTCCATATGGATCACACGCATATTCAGATGGAATATCATAATTTATATGTCCTAAATCATCTTTAAAATGGTGACCGCAATCACCTTTATATTTCTTGCATACTTTACATTGTTCATTCATAACTCTATAGCATCTCCGCAACTTTCTTTGCAAAAATATCTTTGATATTCTTATCAATTACATCACAAATAATTTTCTCCGTTGCTTCTTTTACATATGTATCTAATGTTTTATCTTTAATTTTTCGATTTGGATCCCATCTATCTGCTGATACTAACGCTCCAATTCTTTTAGTGACAATCTTTTCAATCTCATCATCAAGATTCCCTACAATTACATCTTCTATATACTTATCCATTGCAAGTTTAACTTTCTGATCAAGTTCTTCACTATCAACTTGCAGATTTAAAATTAATTTTGGTTCTGATTTCTTCATAATTCTTCAATCTCCTTTAAAATTTTATTAACTTCACATTTACTTATGCTGTTTAGTTTTTCATTTTCTCACCACCCTAAATACTGAAACCATTTTGCAAATAACATTAATCCTTCTTGAATCTTATCATTCAGATCATTGCATTTATCTCTCCAATCGGAATCCTTAAAATTTATAGACATATATATCTCATAATCATTAGCAACTTGCTCGAATGACCAAATCATTTTATCCAATAAAGCATCCCATTTTTTCAGGTGTATTTGCTTCGCCACATCCAGGATAAGCAATAGTCAACTTCTTATACAGCTTCAATCTTGGAAGTATATATTTTGCGATATTACAATCCAGATTCCATGTTTCTTTTGGATTTACATATAATCCTTGTTTCTTTAACCTCTTTTTACGTGTCCTTTTATTCATAAAACATCACCCATCATAATATTCCAATTAAAATCCACCATGTAAAAATAATTTGAATAATGTGGATAATCTGATCTTGAATTAAATTAATTTTCTTTTCATTAGCTTTCAAATTGTCTACAAACATATGTATCAATAAATTAACAATTAATAATACAGGTTTCCATATTCCACCAATTACCATAAGAGCAATTGTTGGTGGTAACATAATCATAAATGACCAACTAAAGCTATGCATAAATAACGCTGCTAGGTAATCATATTTATATAATTTCTCTGGTGCGTTCTTTTCCCACCATGATTTTTGTTTAGCGGATGCCAACCATCCTTGTAAATAATAATCATCTACAATGTGGCAGAAAATCATAGTAAATAAGATAAATATTTTATATGCAATATTCATAATTTACCTCCATGAAATCGAGATTTATTTCAGTTTTACCAACGGATTCTCTTTTGCCATACTATATCGTTTAGCAGCCCAATTGTATTCTTCTTCAGCTTTATCCAGTTCTTTCTTATATTTTTGTACGTCATATGCTTTTGTATATCCCATACTCTCTAATGTAGAACAATATCCGTCAACTTCCCAATAAGACATAACTTCGTAAAATTCAAGTTTCCCGTCTGTATATCTGGATACTTTTTCATTACCTGTATACGCATTTTCAACAGTATATTGCTTTACCACTCTTATCACTCCTTTCAAAACTACCACGAAACGTTTGTTTCATGTGATGCTAGACCATCACTTTATCATTGATTTCTTTAATTTTAGTTCTCATATAATATCTCAAATCTTCTCTAAGTTCACGATTGCACATAATCTGTTTAATATCGTTTGAAAATTCAGTAACCATTTTATTAACAATCTTATCTGCCATTTCTTCTTCTAATCGTGATATAATTTTCTCTTTTACTTTTTCAATATCAATTTTTTCATAACATTCCTTAAGGATTTCGTATGGAACTTCATACCTATTATCGTAACTAATTTTAATAAGATCATGTTTTGAAATGTCATTGATAATCTTTTTCTGGATTAAATCATTAAATTTTTCTTCAAAATTTACCATTTTATATTCTCCAAACTATTTAAAAATTGTTTCATCCATAAATTCTTTTCTTCTACTCTCTTTAATTCTTCTTGCCATTTTTCATACCTTCTTTTAACTTGTTTATCTGCATTATCTCTTAAAATATCAATACATTTCTTAATTGTATCATCAGAAGTATCTAATTCCTTATTTATATCTTTTTCACACCATTCATATAAAGCTGTATTCAATGACATATCAATTTGTTCTAAACAAAATTTCTTTAGATTTTCATGTTCTGGTGTTGGTGGAATCCATTTTTCAACTTCTTCTCGTACTTTTAGGTACTTTTTATCTTCATCTTTATATCCTTCAAGTATTTTTGCTGCCCTGCCCTTATTATCATCATATTTAGATATTATATCTTCTTTTACTTCTTCAAGAGTCATGCTATATGCTTTTTCTCTTGATGCTAAAGAATCTTTATATGCTTTTTCATAATAAGGATGTGGCTCAAAATGATTTGGTGTTGGAACATCTAAAGATTCATCTTTTAAGTCAACGGCAATTCCAAATGCTCTGGTACATAGTTTCAAAAACTCTTTACCAGATGTTATTTTCCCATCCTTAATATAAGACGTATATCCTGTTGGCATTATTTATCCTCACTTTTCCAATTCTTTAATACTAAACCAGTCAATATTAAAATAACCTTGCACTTTATACATATAAACAACTACAGGATATTCATTCTCTTCTGGTTTATTTTTAATTTCGTATTTATCAGTCAATGGATTATTAATCTCATGCTCATCAGAGTACTTATCATTAGGATCTTCTAATGTATATGGAACTTCAAATGTGTCCATCCAAGAACTCACACTATCAAATAATGAAGCGTCTGTTTGGAATTGCTCACCGCCAAATATGGCATCTTCACTTTTCCATTGATACATTTCTTTTGCAAAGTTAAGATAATCCTCATAGTTAGTACATAAACTCCACCATGTATTAGTGAATCTTTTAGATTTGTGTACTATTACTCTCACCTCTATTCAATTGTATTTTTTATGGAATTTTGAGCAGAAATGCTCTTAGAAAAATTACATATTATCTAAAGCTTCAACAAATTCGTTACCACAATCACAAAATGTATAAATCATAGATTTCATAAGTCCCCAAGACATTTCTGAGTGACCTTGATTTTTCATTACTTTAATACCTGCGACAATAGAATTATCCTTAACAGTTTTAATAATATCTAAACATTGACCTAACTCCATTCCCTTGTACATATCACTTAATCTAATAGGTACACATCTATCCCATTCGTCCCATTTGTCTTGTGATAAAACTTTATGTCATTCTTTAATCCAATATTTTGTTAGTTCTGGAATTTTCTTTTTATGTTCTTCTTCTCTTCTGATGAAATCTTGTCTCCTTTTTTCTTGTTCATCTTTAAATTCTTTAAATGTTTTACCAATACATTTAATATATGCTTCATCTACTGTCATATCAGAACTTAAAATATTACCATTAAAAGTTCCCCAATAATCCTTACCAGTTTTATATGACAACTGGTGTAAGTATTTAACAGCTTCTTCAATTGTCATTCCGTAATTAAAATCTACATCAATATACTTTTTCATATAAATTCCTCCATTTTATGAGTTGAAAGTTTACTTTCAACTGTTAATTTTTTGACTACCTGTAATTTCTCTCAAACAATCATTCCAACCTTTAACATTTCCATTATATATTTCTCCCCATTTTTTCTTACTAGGCAATTCTCTTAACGGACATTCTATAGGTCTACAGCTAACATGAGAAAAGATAATCGTTTATGATTTACTCCACAAAAATATGACTCAACACTTGAACAATAATCTCTATGTATAAATGTACATTTTGTGCAGTTATCAGGCATATCAATTATAATTATTGCTTTCTCCATTATTTTATTCTCCCGTAATTTCCTCTAAGCATCTATTCCAACCGTCACGATACCCAGTATAATATTCGTCATACGGATCATCAAAATCATCCTTCTCTGGCAAGTCCATAAGTGGACACCAATCAGGCTTACCTTGACAATATCCATGTTCACAATCAATTTTCTTCATGAGACTTGCGTCTTCATCATCATCTGAGATTGAACAACATGCTTCGACACCTTCATCTAATTCATAACAGAATTGACAATCTAAGCAATTTTCTGGTGTATCTATTACAAATACTGGTTTTCGCATTTAAGCACCTCTTCTTTCAGTTCCTTTGTTACAATATTTATATCAATCATATTACATGCGTTATTGATTTCAAGCCTTTCTATAATTCGTTCCACAAACTTATCAATAATTTCATTTTTGATTTTTTCATCATGATTTCGCATCCATCCACTACCTTGTAAGAAAGAAACGCAGATTTCATTATTCAGTTTCATTCGCTTCACCTTTCTACACATACCACGCCCAAATCGGATTAACATTCATTTTTGGTGCGTTGCATTTTTTCCTAATTCTTTTATGCTTTTTAGCATTTTTCTCGATATAGCCGCCTCGTATTTTAATTCCTCTTTTTATATCCCTGTAGGCTTCCATTATTGGACTGTATGTCTGTTCAACAAGATATCCACATCTTTCACACGATCCGTGGCGTTCAACTATTCCAAAATAGTACTCTGAGAAACTAATATATTCATAATCATTTGATCCGCAAATAGGACAGTTCATTCAACTCTCCCCATCCTTCACGATTTTGATTGCAACTTCAAACGCATCAGTTTCACCCTCGAAATACTCCGATGCTTTCTGTAATGCAGCAGTTCTTGTCTTTTTTGTTTTCAACTGCTCCACAACCTTGTCCGCATCAAAAGCTGTCGGCTGTTCTTGAACAGTTGTAATTGCAAGATGTGTAAATAAATCCATCGGAGAAACATCATTTTCCGCAGCTTTCTGCTTTTCTTTATCCCAATACCATTTTCTCATTTCTTGAATTAATTTATTAGAATCAATCAGTCTCATTCTTTATTTCTCCCAATTAATACGCAACCACTAAGTAACATCACAAACAACAATTCTACAATCACTGTAAATCCATCCATTTATTCTTCTCCATACATACAAATTTCACACATATATTTACATTTTCCACAATGAGAATCATACCATTTGTTAAATTCCTCTGTTTTTATTTCATGTGTAATATTTGTTTTTAGCCAATATTCCTCATACTTAAATCCGCATATATCATGCATGTCCATATTATATAAATTCTTATTCATATTTTTACCTTATCTAATTACCTTGTTTCTTCTAAACCTAATTCTCTTTGCTTCTCTGCAATTCTTAATGGAATATATAATTTATTGTACTCTTTCCTACATACATCACAATCACCATATCCATGTCCCCAACACCAATCACAGAACTTATCAAATTGCTTCTTTAATGCATCAGAAGAATCTGTATTTGCAAATCCTTTCCCGATGATTTTTGTTACAAAACTTATGTCACTCACCCTTTCCTCACAAATGAAAGACGCATTTTATCACTAGATTATAAAGAATAATCTCCATATTAACGGATGTTTCTTTATTCTCTTAATCAATCCATACGCACAGTAATAATTTACATTCTCCCAATTGCCTGTATCAATGACATAATCTCCATCTGGAATTAATAAATCTTGCATAATAACTGAAAAATCATGTCCGTTAATATACCCAAATAAATTATCTTTCCCAAGTTTCTTTTCAACTTCTTTTAATTTCTGTTCTGCTTTATGTAACTCTTTCATATATTAATTCTCCAATAAAAACAACATTTCAATTCTTAATTACTTTCATATTTTTATTCCAACTACCTGAGATTGTGCCATCTGGATGAATAATAAATTCTCTGCAAACATGATCATCTTCTGTTTTCTCAACTTCACTTAACATTTTCATATTTGAATAATTAAAAGTAATTAATGTATTTTTATATTTCCATATTTCATATACGTAATAATCTTGAATTGTTTGCTCTATTAACTCAAAATGATTATATGCATATTCAAGAATCTCATTGTATAACTTCTCTTTATCGTCATATTTAATTCCACTCTGGTCACTCAACTTCATAAGTTTTCTAAAGGATAAATCATCGGCAAATGAATACGCATCTATCATTTCTAATACATCTTCAATTGTATTTGCATCACATAATACACATTGCAACCTCATTTTTGTTTTAACTAATTTATCTTTAATACATTTTAAGTCAGATAAGGAAGGCATATATGTATCAAAAATTTCATTATTTCTCTTATCAGAAATTGCATGGCGGCTAATATCCACAAAATCAAACAACCCATCAATTTTATCAAGATTATCTTCTAAATATTTACCATTTGTATTCATTGTAAGAAATTTAATATTATGATTTCTTAATACATCACATAGTTTGTCAAACTTCTTAAACAACAATGGTTCACCACCTGTGACGGAGACTGAATATAAAATGCCAGCACTTTCCATTTCAGTTAGCATTTCATCAACTTGTTTTACGAAATACTCTGCATTTTCACAACGTTCAGCATTCTGCTCTACGCAAAAGAAACATTTTGCATTGCATACATCGGTTAATTTTAAATGTAAATGCCATAGCCACTCATTTCTTTCTACTAAAATTTTATTTCCGAATAAATTTACTTCTATTTTATCATCATAAGTTATAGGTAACTTTTCAACATTACACTTATGAATGTAATCTTTTATATCTTTAATTTGTACAAACATAAATACATCCCCATATTCTTTCAAAAGCACATTTTATCTATTAATAATCAATTCTTTTGGACAATAAATAATTCTCTTTCCTGCTTTTTGAGCTTTACGAATAGTAAACCAAACACCACCAGACTTATTACCATCCCAAATTGCAAGTAAAACATCACATTTATCAACTATATATTGATCTCTTACGTTGTCACACCCTTTATAAAATTTATCTGACAATTCAACCCATTCACTTGCTTTCAATTTTAAAAATTTATAATATTTGTGTGATGAATTATAGTCTTTACAAGGAAGAATACAATGTAATTTAATGCTGTTTATATAATGCATTGATACTCCTGCAATTGCAAATGCAATATCGCTTCCAGAAGCCATTTCTGTATATAAATCAAGTGGTTCATTATTATCTGCACAAGTCTTTATAAATTTACTCAATTCATCTATAATCCAAAACTGAATTGGAGTCCATTTTTCATCTGTTTCATCTTCTGGTAAACCTAATCTTTGATTTCTGTGTCCTGTTATTCCAACTTTCATTTTACGCACCTCTATATTTATTTACGATTTCTCTTATAATCTTGTACTAAATTACCACAACATAATGGCAATTCCGCTTTTGCAGCTACATCAACAATAACTTTAAGCCCACATCTTTCAACTTTTTCTTTAATTTTATTCATATTTTCCCAATTCCACTGGATCGCATCTTCAAGACCATGTTCTTTTGTAGCAGTTGTTGTATTAAGCGGAGTAATCTTTACACAAAATACACTAGGATCAAGCCCGTATAATTTGTCTGGATTAAGTTCCCAACCTGCTCCACAAATAAAATTAAGAGTGATAAGTCTATTATTGTTTGGCATATTATTAAATTCTTTCTTCATTTCTTCAATTGTGACCACATCTGCTCCACCAAATAGATATTTTCTCTCATCTTCATTTGTGCTATTTGTAGAAATTTGAATATGCATAAATCCGTCTAAATATTCTTTTACAGACATTACTTCGTCCTTTAATACATCTATAGGTGATTTCCCATACACTTTAACTTTTGGAAGAATTGTATTATAACAAGGTAAAAATCTATATTCTTTTTTATATGTTTTCATATCTCTCATAACTTGTAGAATATTCTTCCAGTTATATTGTGGCTCTCCCATACGTGCAAATCCAACTTTAATTTTATCGCTTTTAATGACTTGTGGGTGTTGATCAAATACAAATTCAAGTTGTTCCCACATTTCTTCCGTAGAAAGATTTCCGTGAAACCCTAATTCTGGAACTAAGCAAAACTGACAATGTTGTGGACATCCATACTGTGTACTGATTGCAGTAAGCCATTTCTCTTCAAATGGAACTAGGTTTTTCTTAATCAGTTCTACATCATCAGTCATAATAACTTCCTGTGATTTACCTTTTGTGTTTACGTCTTGCATAGATGTTGTTTCAATATAAAAATTCTTTTCTTTATTATAAAGTACATAAACACTTCCACTTGGATAGTCATACTCTTTCACTAATTCAAAATGCTTCATTTAATTATTCTCCTTTACCCACAATATTGCTCAATTTCTTCATACTTCTTCATCCACATCTTTCTATCATTCTCTGTATATCCAAAGAAATACGGATAAAGTTTGTTATTTGTTGTGAAATAATAATGATGATATTCTCCATCTGGTAAAAACATAATACCTGGAATATCAATAGAATCTTTGATTTTTAAGAAATTTTGATATGCTTTTTTATTCCCAAACATTTGTCTAAATGTAATTTGTTTAACTCCAATACTACGCATTTTATTTATGTATTGCAAACAATCTTCTTTAGTCATTCTATCATTAAGAACGTTAATAACTCGTACTTTTGTAGTCTTTTCTATTTCAGGTAATCTTGCTTTTAGGCTCTCTATAGCATGAGAATCGTTTGATTCAATGCTCAATGCAATTTTTCTAAATTTCTTAATTAAATTCATATCATCTGGTAAAATTCTTGTATGTATGTCTAGCTTCTTATTATATTTTTTTGCAAGTTCATACACCTTATCATAAAAATCAAGATTATTCTGCCAATTATAAAATGGATCTCCACCACCAGATAAATTAATTGTGGGAGCATTTGATTCAGAAACACATCTTTCCAAATATTCCCAGTCAATTTTACTCTTATCTGTAATTGCGTTTTGCAAAATTGGATGATGCTTTGTAATGCAATATTTGCAATGACAATCACATCCAAAATTAGTGATTATCGTAAATCCTCTATTAGTTTCTGTATACATATCTTCTCCAATTCTTTCCATGAAACTGCCGTTTTAACTTTAATGTCCAATCATTTCTTTAGTAATTTCTTTATATTTTGCTTTATAACCATACTCCCATTTTGAATTTAAAATTGTAAGAACAGAATTTTCTACATTATTAGAAAATCCAATTAAACAGTTTGCGCAGCCCCAATTTGTATTTTTGTTAAAATCATATGGGTTATGAATTTTTACACTCTTGATTCCTTTTAGTTCTTTAATACATTCATTATGACTACATGATGGTATGTCAACCAAATAATATTTTCTATTTCTTCGATCCATCGTTTTTCATTTCCTCCAACTTCTTCTCAGCTTCTTCACGGGTGAGGAATACTGTTTTACCAATTTCACTCATTGGAAAAGCTCCTGTTATTGAACCGCTATAATTTTCATAGTAAAATATAATTTGATCTTCTATATCTGGCTCAACATAACTATCGCAATATCCATATGAAAATGCTTTTATTTCATACGATTCTGGATATCCAAAATCGTTATCCCATACCATATCTCCAACCTTACACGGCAATCTAACAAGCAATCCCTGTTCTTCTAAGTCTTTATAAGATTTCAATTCTTCCAACCACTTTACAAGTTGCAAATGTTCTTCCGCACATTTTATACAATTAGTCTTTATATCATCGTCTATAGAATCATTGACTCAAAATCTGCACCTCTATAATTCTTTTCTGCTATTTCTTTTGCATGAGCAATAGCTTCTTCAAGTGTTAATCTCTCCATCTACTTCACTTCTTTCATTTTCTCCACCGCCAGCTTCAAAGACTCAACAAACTCATCATTTAATGTTGCGTGATCTGGATCATGGATAAACTCTTCAAGCGTGTCAATTGCTTTTTCTTCTGTAAGCACTGTAAATTTGTCTAATTTTACGATTTCCAGAAGTTCGTCTATATTATTTTCCCAGCTACATATATTGCACAAACGCATCTTGCACTTAGTATTACTTGCGTCCAATACACATTCTGAACAATTACGGTTTTTGCAATGGCGCATAGCTACAATGCGTTTAATGAATTCTCTCGCTGTCATTTCTTTTGTTCCTAGAAGCTCTGACGCTTCGTAGAAAGCATAACCCAAAGAAATTCCACTTCTTCTATAAATAATATTATCTGATGAGAATTTTAAAATATCTGGTAATGTGTATTGTTCAAATGGTTTACAATCATCTTTTTTATACCAGTGAAATCCCTGCTTTTTAGCTTCATTTAACATATTTTCATATTCTTTTCGTGTTTTGACCAAAACACATGTGTTTATTAATTTAACCATCTACTTCACCTCTTAAAATTGTATATCGTCTAAAGTTATATAAATCGCATGAGGAATAAAACAAATAATCATCACAATACATTTCAACAACATTAAGGGTAATGTTGCCATCATACAAAGTACACACCAAATACACGCCCATTTGTTTTTCTTCCACCAATCAATAGGAGTCCCGTTTATACCCCCGTTTTTATCTTCTAACGCTCTTACAGCAATTCTACTTATTGCAATCAATCGCTTCACCTCTCAAATTCAATCTTCTTACCAATGTATTTCTCTATAATCATATCCAATTCATCAGAATATGTTTTCACAACATAATTGCGGTCAATTTTTATATTGATAATTACATTATGATCGTCTACCCAAATTCCACCAACTGTACCACCATGAACACGAATTGGATAATGGTAAAATCCATCAGTATGACGATAATCTAATAGATAGTGTTTATAATATGGATATTCTCTTGTATCGAATCCTGCACAATGGTCTAAGTCTTCTGTGAGTTTGCAATAATATTGTTTATCATTACCTAAACTATATTTCTCTTTTAGAATCATTCATTCTTCTTCTTTGAATGCTTGTAGTTTGTCCTCTAAATATTCAACTTCATTCTCCCAATGTTCAATCAACATTTCTTCGATATCATCTTTTATATCATCAATATTATCTCCAAATAACCAGTCATCTTCTACATTCATTTCTTTTGATGTATAATGGTAGTATTTTGTATCTTCGTTATCTTGCGCAACGATAGCAATGACGGCATCATCACTTTCGTCTTCTCCAAATGGTGTAAAATATAATGCATAGCATGATTTCCCATATTTATTATTACCAATATTCTTCCAATATTTACTCATATTGCAACTCCTTTAATGTTATAATTAAAACCGTATTTCAACTAACTGTATTTTTCTTCTATACCATCGGCTTCTTTAATAGTAAGATTTCTTACTGCATTAAACTGATCTTTATATGATAAATCGTAAAATTCATATACTGTCATATTTTTTAATTCTTTTAAAGAATACAATTTATTTTCAACCATATTATCATCACCGATAATACAAGCAAGACTAATTCCATTTTCATCTTTATAAAATTTATGATTCTCAAATCCTGTTGCTTTGTCATATACACTATCATATAATCTTTGTCTAAATTCTGAAATCTGACACATATATTCCGCTAAAATGCTATATGATTTTACTGATCCAATTGATGTGTCACCGTAACTCTCTTTAAAAATCGCATCGTCTTTTAAAATATCTGAAACATAAATATATTTCCCATTACTTCTCTCTAACACTTCTTCTGTTTCTTTGTCTGAAATATATCCTTTACCAAACATCCAGAACAATAATGGTGTCCCGTTTACAATACATTCATTGTAATCAATATAATCTTCGCCAGCTTCTTCCATAAATCTATGGAATACACAATAACATAAGAATGGATCTTTTAGTTCATCTGGTGATTTAATAATATAACTCATAAATTATTCCTCCTGTGAAACTCGTGTTTCATCTAATACCTCTATACAATATGCACAAAAATTTGTTTGAAATGCAACGAGAAATCAATATATTCCAATTCTTGTTTTGTGCATATTGTACACTTTATATCTAATATTGTTTTATCAATCTTTTAATAGCTGCGTTTCCCACTTTTCAGATAATTCTTCCAATGATTCAATTGAATTTAGTTTATCTTATCAATATTAAATCCACTACTTTCCAGAACATAATCCTTTTGTTTTAGAAAATCTTCGTAATTCATTCAATCTCCTTTTCATTATTTATTATATTTTTCTATAAAATCTAATTCTCCATTAGACTTTAATTTTTCATATTCTTTCATCCACTGACGAGCAGTATATCTATTGTTATTTATATTCTTCCATAAGTTTTCATCAAACGGTTTATCACATTCACAAATAAGTACGTGTTGACAAAACAGAAATATCTGACGGGAATATTCGGCAGAATAGCCACGAAGTTTAGAATTTGAAATGTATGCTGAGTCATATAGATAACTGTCGGCTAAAATAGAATCATACATTTCAGTCTTTACATTCCAATAACAACAAACTTTATAATACAAATCATTCATTTTATATGGTGGATGTAAGTATATCTGACTTCTCCATTCATAATGATCTAACATATATCACCGTGTCCTCTTACAGACTCAATTTTTAAAATTACAGGTCTATATTTATTTTTGCCTTTTCTTTTGTCTGTAATTTCTTGTAATTTATCAAATAAAATTGGAAATTCATATTCTGTATACCAAACATCACTATATTGTTTTACATTTCCTAAAGAACCATCTTCACATACCGCTAAAGTGTAATAATCTACTTTCCACATATTATTTCTCCTTACCAAAGATCATCCTTATCCCAACTTACTGATTCTTGCAATTCTTCATATACATCAGTTGGCAAAAAATCCTTTAAAAAATTATTAAATTTTTTACAACAATCTTCGCATAACTGCAAATCTATTGATGTAAGTTCTTCGTTTTTATTTATAATTGGAACATCATATGTTATTCCTATACTAAGTTCTTTACCACATGAATCACAATAATGTTTTGTCATTGATAAATTCTCCTTTCTATCCATGAAATAAATCTTTCATCATGTAAAAAACATTACAAAAATAGTTACTATTAAAGGAATACTCATTATACTAACAATATCTATATTTCTTTTACATATCATTCCAGTTATAGAAATTGCTGTACATACAATCCACATAACAATTAACAAAATTGTTGTACCTGTAATCATTCCTTCTCCTTCACAATCTTTACAGAATAACCAAGAGCTTTTTCAATATCTTCTAATGTCATTTCTTTTGGCTTTTGTTCATGCTCTATAATATTGTTTAATAGCCATAAATCATTTTTGAATAATCCCGAAATCGTACATTCACCAGTTAAGCCATCTTGTTCAATATTTACTTTATCTATTACATCATCCATATCACCAATTACAATGTTTGTAGCATAAATATATGAATCTCCAACATCTAATTTGATATCTAATAGAAACAGTTTATCTGATTTTTTAAGTTTCATATCTACGATTTTAACTAATCTCATTCCAAATTCCTCTTTTAAAATTTTTGTGTTTGTCATAATGTCTCCTTATATAAAAGCATCTGTAATAACATCTGGAAGATTTTTTAAAAGTTTATCAACTCTATTTTCATTCTTCTTTCTTACACGTTTTCTCTTATGATACATTGATAAACTACTACATTTAACAAATTGCTTACTCAATTTCGGTTCTTTACTCATATATTTCCTTTCAACCAAATGTAATTACTCCACCTGGATATTCTCTAAAAAATTGTGATACTCGTTCTAATTGTTTATCCGTCAATTTAAAATATCTTTTTCGTAAAAATCTTCTCAAATCTCTACGACTTCTAATAATTCTTCGTGGATAATTAGAAATCCTAAATGTGTCATGGTATTCAAGAACATCAGTATATAATTTTGAGCATTTTCCAATTTCCTTATATGTCTTATCTATGCCTGAACCATATCCTAATTGCCACCAATAAAATCCATATACACAAGGAATATTTTCATTATATGATTTCATAAGAAGATCATATAAATTCTTATCATATAATCCAATTTCAATATTCTTTTTAGAATCACCTGTTAAATAATATATTTCCTTTGGTGCGTTTTCTTTCATTTTCTCAAATTCTTTGTCTGTAATTGGTCTACTAAACCAAGTATGACATCCCATATTTAATTCCCCTCTTAATCATGATTTTCTTTACTCAACTCTTGTTTATATCTTCTGTTTCTCCTTTTATTTTCAATACTTTGTTGTTCTTTTAAAAGTTTACATCCATTGCAATTATTTCTATTTTTACAGAACCAACAATTATCAGTTTCTAAGAACCACCAGTAAGGTGGAGACGGACGATGTTTTCTTTTTGCTTTGCCTATTGAGAATCACCACCTTTGATACAATGAAAGATTTCTTTCATCGTACTATTTATGAATAACCAATGTTTTATTTTTATAACTTTTACAGTATCCATCTTGAAGAATTTTAAATAATGTATAGTCAATCTCAATTTTTGTTGTATCAATATCTGAAATATTCCACGTTCTGATATTAAATTCTTCACCATCAACGTCTAAATACACTCTGTCTAAATCATAATCTTTGACAATAATGTATGGATCATCATATGGCATTCCATCAAAAGCATCTTTAATCAGAGCGTCTAAATATTTATTATCTGTTTTATTTTCTATCGTCATAAAATTACCCCTTTTTATACAATAAAAAATTTCTTTCAACTCAAATGTTACTAATTTAATTTGCGCAAAATCTTATTAATCTGTTTTTCACAAAATGATTCGTAATCAGAATATCCCATAAGCAACATCTTATTTTTCAATTCTCCAAGAGTTTCAATAAATTTGTTATGATCTTTTTTCTTTACTTTGCAATATACAAAAATATAATCAGAATCATCCTTTGTGAAATCACCTTCAAAATTCACCGTGATTTTATTTTTTATGAATAAATCATCAGCAAGATAATTCTTACAATCAACATACATATATTGTTTGTATCTTGATAACTTTGATGACGTTAAACAAATATAATTAGACATTATTCACCTCATTAGTCTTTTCAACTGTTACTCTTATATTTCTTCTCCATTCCACATTTTTTACAACGATATGTTTTTACACGATATAATGGATATTCATAACGACTTCCATCTAATTTTTCACCATGTACTTGAGTATCAAAAATTAATTCACAGTCATGTTTACAAAAACAACTTCGTATATGATTAATTAACCATCTCATTTGCAATCAACCCTTCATTACTATATATAGCAACTGCAATATGCGTCAGTTACTATATATAGTGTATATTTTTTACAATTACAAAATATAGTAGTTTTTACTCTCCTAATTCTGCAAGTGCCTTATCCAGTTCTTCATCTGACATATTTTCAAGTGCTGCGTCCTGTCTCTTAGCTTTAATTTCAAGTAATCTCTGTTTCATTTCTGCATTCTTTTTAGCATCTTCTCTTGCTTTCTTTTCTACAAGTTTTACGCTAACAATATACTTAATAATCCGAATCTTATTAGAAATCTCTTCGTCTTCCTTTGACTTTGCATTCAGTAGACTCTCTTCTTCATGTTTCTTTGCTTCTGCATTAAGTGCTTTAAATACCGAATCAAGATTTGTAAGAGATAAATCCCATAAATCAATTACGTTAATCATTCCTCTAAATGGAAACTGATAGTTTGCTCTAGTTGCTACCTCAAATAAATTAATATCACTCATATTAATCTTCTCCTTTTCTAATTAAAACTTAATCTTCATCACACGTTCTGTTGCGCCTTTTACTTTTACAACTAAATCCGATCTCTTTGTCATAGAGAATCCAATTCCTGAAAGCTGATCATCTGTATCTTCTACACAACACTTAGCACCTAAAGCTTCAAATACTCTCTTATGTTTTTCGAGGTCACTCTTTAAGAACTCATTATAATAACCATTTGGTTCTTCACTATTGATACAATCCTTTAAAAAGAAAAATAAATGTCTGTGACCAATTCCATCCTGTTCATCAAAATAGTTAGGACTATAACTAATTACCGATACAGGAACAAATTGATTGGTGTTTACGCCCCAAATCTCACGACTTGAAATAGTAGAGTTTCCAGACAACTTTTCTTTGATTAAAAAATTATCATTCTTATCAAGTGTCACTTCTGCAACTTGAACATTTTCGCCAGTCCTCATAGGATTACTATAATCAAATGAATAAATCTCTCCGTTAAATTCAACTTCTGCTCTGAATCCATGTCTCACTGCACCTGAATACTGATGTACAAAGAATCTATATGTTCCTGGCTTCATCTTTGATAAATCATTCCATGTAATATTCTCTACTGCAATATTACCGCATGGGTTGATTACATCAACATCTAATTGTCCACCCATAGATGTAATTCTAGGTGCTTTGTAACTACCATAATAAATTTCTGTTCCATCTGGTTCAACGCAATGTGCATCTAAGTCATAATTATCATGTCCATCTTCATTCCACTGAATAGAAAATCTTAGAATACCATCAACGTTACCACCAGCATTTTTTACATTCTGTTTCATATCTGAATCCGTAATATTACCTGAATAAGCCCAAGATAATCCATTGTTCCATTTAAACATTGTCTTAGCATCTGGATTAACGGGTGCAATCATAGAAACAAAATTCTTCTCATGTTTGTTTTCTACAAATGCTTCGATTTCTTTAGCTGTTGGAAGTACCTTGTCGATAAAATCCTGTGCTGAAATTTCTTCAATTTTTGAGAATTTCTTAGGACTTACAACTACATCTTTTTCCATCTGACTAAAAAGATCATCCGAATCAATCATTTTTCTAGCAACGCTTTTATTTGCGAACAGCACATTATTAACACTAATATCATTCAGATTAGCAAATCTTCTCTGTAATGAATCCATATAACCAAGTTCTGTAATAGTCTTTTTTGCGTCTTCAAGCATCTTTTTTGTAAAAATAGCCTTTGGACGCTTGTAGTTTGACGGAGCAACAATTTGTTCATACTTCTTAACCGCTGTATCGAGATCCATATCCTCACTTACATTAATGAGAAGTGTCCCGATAGAATGATTTCTAATTCTACCAATAGCTATACCTGCTGTAACTGCCTTTTCCCATGCGTACAAATCCTTTTTTGAATCAGATGTCAACTTGTCATATTCTTTCTTATATTTCTTAAACTCTGTGAGTACACCTTTCCACTCTTCACCTTTATAAAGTGTATTAGAATTAATAAGCTCAAGAATTGTATCAAGTGCTTCCATTGTAATTTCATCAAGAGAACGCTTAAATACATTTCTTGTATCTCTAAATTGTCCCTTAATTTCTTCGTCTGAACGGCTTGTTTTGTTCACAAATTTATTCGGAAGTTCTAAATAAAAGTGATCCCACCGATGAGATTTTCCATTAATTTCCTCAAAGTTATAATCTGTTCCAATTTTAGGAAACTTTGTTATATAAATATCTGTAACTGTATGAGATTTTATAAACGTATCAAGTGCATCACATACTGGTTGATAAATTGTATCGCCAAGATTGAGCTCCCAAATTGTATGTATCTGATTATCTTTGATTATAACGGCTGAACCGATATTCTTGATAAACTGTCTACAACAACTACAATCATGCTCTCTACGTTCTCTAAAAATGTCGTTTGTACCAGTAGGAAAACTATCAAGATATACATTCCATAATTCGTCCTTATCAACATTTACTTCAAATAAACGTGTTGATTCTTTCTGCATATCATCAAAGTGATTCCGTAAAGCCTTCTTAAATTTCATAAATTCGTCCATACTATTACCCTCTCTCTTTATATTATTTGTTTTTATCATTGTATTTTTTTTGCTTACCATCAGATTCCCCACTCATACTCCAAAATCGCAAGAAATTATATTGAAAACACTCAGCAGAAAAGTCTGAATAACTCTGCAATTTGTCTGATTTGGCTTGCGCCCTGTAGCAATGACTGCGTTTTGGACAGTCACTACTACGGCACATTGTAATGTCAGGCATTTTTCTTATCTTCTTTCTTCTTACGTTTTACAGAATCAGCTTTAATTTTAAGCTGCTCATTCTCGATTTTTCTCATCATTCCTCTGAATTTTCCTGTCTGTTTACTTGTAATTCCCATAGTGTTTTTCTCCTTTTCTTATTATGAATAAAGTAGTTGTACAACTCCCTATAAATAAGGGAATTTGAGTCATTTAGTTGAAAATAATATTTCTTTGTTCTTGGAAATAATTGGGTGATCACCCATAGAAATTTACTTGATATGTATTAACCATCCCACGAATTAGGATTCATAGGACATTCAGGACATCTACAAATTAATTCTCCATCTTCGTCCATATAATAATCATCACCATAACCACTACATTCATAACAGTAGTCATATGGATCTTCTTCATAATCATCATACATAATTACTCACCTGTATATAATTCTGGTAATGGCATCCATGCAACAACTTTACTCATCACTTTCATTCTTCTTCCACCTGTTCCATATGTATACCATTCTATTTCTTCTTTATATTTATTATTTTTATATGTTGTTCTTATATAATAAGCTGAAAATATTTCATCTCGTTTTGTTTGAATGAGAGCATTTTTTGATTCGTATTTATTGTTATATGATGATTCATATACTAATTCTGCTTCTGGTAAACCATTATTAATCAAATTCCATTTTGGAACATAATGATCAAGAGCTTGTTTTACTCTGAATGTAGGAATCAATAAACTTCCATTTGTATATATTCTTTCTCTGTCTAAAAATGAATATTTGTCTAAAAATTGTTTCATATTATTTGGAAACTGCATCATTTCTCCACTCATTCTCTCACCTCTAATTTCTTTAAATCTTCAATTCTCCAAGGTTCCACGTCTCCCCATTTAATAAAGTCAAACATATTACCAAATATATCTCTTGTTGCACAGTAATAATTATAATTATCAGGTACCCAAGATTCACTTTTATCTTCACGTATTGGTTTCTTACCATAAATATAAAGTCGATTATTACCATCTCTTGCAATATATTTGCAGTCAGGTACAAGTGTATCAAGAAATTTCTGTTCTCTTGATGTAATTGTATACTTAGGTTTCTCTACATATTCTGATTCTGACCATTTCATAGGCTCTTCATCATCACAATAACTTCCATAATCATCGGTTTTATAAAACAAACATTTGTGACAATTAATATCACAACAACAAGCAACTTTATTATCTTCCGTTACTGCAATTGTATCGCCTTTACAAGCAATATCCAAAATTTCTTTAGTAAACTTCTCTCTATTCTTCATTTATTTATATCCTCATCTTTCGGCATCTGATAATCAATATGTCCATTTATATAGGATTCCTGAACCATATCTAATACTTTCATGGCATTTTCTTTACTTGCATACTTTCCTAATAAAACATTACTATTTGCATACGTTATTCCAATGGTATTCGCACGATCAATAGAAATTGTTTTCCCCCGCAATATCTACTAATTTTGTTCTATCTTGACTTCTTATTAACATATTTTCTCCTTTGAAATGCCAATTTCCATATATTATTCGATACTTACTTTCTTTCCAGAATACATTTTCATCCGCTTCATCTTTTTAAGAAATAGTTTCATTTCGTATCCTGTAAGTCCTACACAAGTATTTCCAATTCCTTTATCATCTACTAAATCTGGATCATAAGACTGCAAAATATGTCTGCCAGATTTTTTGTATCCAATGACAACTTTTTGTGTAAAATTATATTTCTTATCTTTTCTTTTATACTCACACCCATACTTATCTTCTTTTTCTTTTGTAAATCCAATTTCTGCTAACTTCTCATCTACTGTTTTAAATAATTTCATTTTACATCCTCCACATCTTATAATAAACTAAGTAAATTCTTCATACTTATAGAAATTCTCTTTTTATTTTTAATTCCTTTTAATTCAAAAGAAACACCAGATTTTTTGAATTCCACATTATATTTATTCTTGTAATTAGATTTCCATTTATTCACTACTTATCCCCTCTCATATTTCATTCTTCTATCTACTTCTTTATCATTTTCCTCATCATTAAAATACTTGTAAGCTAACATCATAGGATAATCAGAATCTTTAGCTCTTGGATATAGCATATATTCACACCAATTAACTTCTCCATCTTCTTTAACCCAGCTTGTACCTTCAAATAGATTCAAGAAAACATTCTGATATGAATATTTTTCATTTTTCACACAATAATCTTTGATGATTGTAGACTTATCATATCCACTAATTTTTACAAGAATATTATCAATCATGACTCTTTTACCTAATCTTACAATCCATTTCATAAATTCTCTGTATGTCTGATCAAATTCTCTATCTCTTAATGCAGCGTCTACGACTAAGATGTATTCATCTTGTGTACGCAACATTCCTCTACTTCTTGTTCTATCACCATACCAATCAGTTAAATTATTAGTTCTTTCACCAAATTCATCACAAGAACAGGAACTATTATGACCATTTTTCTGAATCACATATACATCCATATCTTTCTCTGAACCAGAAACTATCGGTAGATGTGCCAGGACGGTATCGAGAATGTACCTTTTCTGAGCTTGTGTACACCCTATGGGAGATACTGTTATCGTTCCTGTTATGTAAGTCCAATATGACATTATAATCACTCACTTTCGTTATTATCTTCTGGTTGATTGAAGTAAATTCTGTCGATAATCTCATAAACTTCATCAACATCAAATGTTTCTACTTCTGGAAAATATTTTCCGTTACAAATTCCACCGTGATAACGACTTGCATTATTATTCAACCTGTCTATTAATTCATTTCTAAATTCAACTGTTGTCACTTTATCGCACCTCCTGAAAGCAAGATTCAATGTATCACTATATTCTCTGTTTTAATAATTTTTCAGTACTCCCAATTCTTTCAAGTAATGCCTTGTTATATTCATCAGGGATATGTCCTTTTAATAATCCTAATACACAAAATTTAATATCTCCTAATTCTTCCATAATTGTCATCTGGTTTTCTAAAATTTGTCTAAATGCTGAGTTCATAAAATAATCCTTCCTATATATTTAATATTGATTTTTAATTATTATCTTGGAAATATCGACTTGAACAAGTCATAGAAACATGATATGATTTTCTACATAGATCACTGGTCTTGATCTATTCCAATAACTCTACTGATTGTCCACAACGTCAGTGGAGTTTTCTTTATGTACTGCAAAACTATTAATATATTCTCTAAACTCTTCAAAATCTTCCTTAGAAAATATAGCCGATGCGTAGTAATAATCTTGATTAAACAGAATTGCAAAAATCTTATGCAATTTTCTTCCTAATGTCCTAAAGAATCCGTTATCCTTGTCACGATATAAATTGCCATTCGTATATGTCATATACATATAATCTTCAAAATCTTTATCAATCTTAAAGTGGATTCCATCATCACATCCACATCTACAAGTTAAAATTAATTCTCTACCGTCTTCCGTTTTTAATACCGACACCGCTATATCCTCCTATATCTTCAATAGTTAATTTCTTTCCTGTCAAAACTTTCCAAACATAATTCTGAATACGTTTTTCAATATGTTCTTTTAATTCTTTCTCTTTATCCATCAGTAATCTCCCAAATATCCCGTGACAATTTCTATCATCCATAATAATACATACCATACCACAGGAACTAAAAAGCATTTTAAAAGCGAAATTGCCAATAATTTGACCGAAAATACTCCTGCTGCAATGGAAAATAACAGATGAAAGACGGGTTTCATGAACAAAAAACCCCATGAAATTATCACATTTGCCACCATTCCACCGAGGAAAACAACCAAACCTAATTTCCTACGAAATTTATGTATCTTTTCTTTACTCATTTTCTCCAATCAGCTCCTTGTATGCTTTTAATTTCTCCGCTAACTCAGGATTATTTTTAGAATACATTTCATATAGCTTAGTTTCATCCATTTTCTTAATCATTTCGTCCATTTGTTTCTTAATTTTATTAGCTTCTTTTATACGTTTCTCAAGTTCTTTGCGCTCTTCAACACGCTTATCATATGCAGACATATCACATTTACAAATAACCTCTGCCGTAATTGCTTTTGAAAAGCTTTCTTTTGCTTCGTCTAATGTGAGAATTTCACTGATTATACAAGGTTGATTACTATGACAACCAGAAACTAAAACTTTATCTCCTGCCACATACGTATTACCGTCATCATAAATTGCATAGTGATATATTTTATCATATACGCCATGTTTAATTGCAGCTACCGCATAATATCCTTCTAATTTACCCATTACTTTGTTCTCCTTATCTTTTACTCTTTCTAAGTTATTTGATTTTATATACACATCATATTTAAAATTAAAAAATCTTACATATACACAATTATTCAACGGTGTAACAGTAACTCTTCCATACATATTATATGATTTCAATTTTCTATTTGTACAGCGTACAACATCACCAACTTTCAAACTCAACAATATCACCTTCTCTCTTCCGACATTTTAATTAACCTAATCAATCTTTCTTCCTCATGCAACATATCTGAGTATAATCTTCTTACTTCATCCTGCTCTTTATAAAACTGCCTTACATACCGTGGAAAATCATACCCAAATAGCCACATAATAATCTTTCTCTTAATCCACTTCACTCTTATATTCCTCATCAAATGCATAATCGCTACACGTCCAGGGTTCCCCATTATATGTAAAAGTATACATCCCAGTAAATCTTAGATGTGATTTTACGTCAACTACTGCACCTTGAACTTGTTTTGTTACACCTATTCTATCGCCTTGTTTGATATGTTTAATCATTCCAGTTCAATATCCTTTCCATCAAAATCGGATAACTCAATAACCCATTATCCATTATAATTTTCTCCATAGATTGCAATTTCTGGTTTGCCATTTTCATCTAATACATAATATGGTGCGATTCCACTAAAATTTTTTAAGCCTTGCAATACATATACAATTTTGGTGGTTTTATCATATACAAAATATTGAATAAATTTAAAACCATTACTTGATACAATGTTCTTTTTATTAATTTCTATAAATTGTCCATAAGAACTAACCTTTTCTCCGTTGTCATTTATCACTTCGTCACCACATCCTGTAAATGAAAATGCTAATCCAGATACAAGTAATCCAATCAATAATCTTTTAACTCTCATTTAGTTACCATCCTTCTTCTCACTTCTCTTAACAGATCATCTGTGCTAATCTGTTCAATTATTTCTTCTGGCATTGAGACTTCAACCTTATATGTAACTTCTCCATTATTATCAGCAAATATTTCAATCATATATGCTTTTCTTTCTGATGGTACTGGTTCAATAGTCAATGTACCATTCTTTTCACAATGTAGTTTCAATATTGTTTCATATCTGTCGTTTCTAACTATTATATTCATGTATTCTCCCTTGTTTTTAATAATTCATGTTTCTCGTGAATGTCATTTAAAAATTCATTAAATATTAAATCAACTGCGCATCCAAAACCTTCACAAAAATCATTATTAATTTCTTCTGTAAAATATTCATCATATTCATTTTTCAACATGTATTCTTTAATGAGTCTCTTTGATTGTTTTGGTTTGCCATAAACATATTTCGGTATGTGATTCATAATATTTAAAATGTAATTATGAATGTAATCTAATTTATAAAATTCATTTTCAAATTCCTGACTTATTGCATCTCGCTTCCTTTCTTTGAAATTCAAGTTTCAGCTACTCTAATCCAAGCATTCTTTCAAAATACATTGAAGCTCTACCACCCAAACCTTCATATTTTATTCCAATACATCCAATTAATGCAGAATCTAAAGATGAATAAGTACAATTTGTATCTTCATAATTAACATATCCATGCCAAAATATCTCATGTGTGTTTTTATCTTCATACTCTATAATCTGATATTCTCCAATACAATGTATGTTAATTATATATCCCCATACAAATTCTTCTTTAATTAATCTTATCTTTTCTTCATTCGTTGCTTCTCTTACGCTATTATCAAAAATCGTATCTAAATCACTAATATAATATCGTCCATAACCCATAGGCTTAAATCTAAAACCATTTACATCTTTTATAACTTTTCCAATTTTCCCGTTATATACTACAATATCTCCAATTTTCATATTATGTACCTCATTTTGAAACCACGCTTTTATCCTGTCTCCTCGAATATATTTCCAATCTGATGTCCAATCATCTTCCTGTCCTTTATCTTCTTACATTTTGTGCATCGGCATTTACCAATTACAACTTCCAATCCACTGTAATCATATTTCAAATGTCTAGGCTTCTCTAGTAGTACCCAATTGTGATCACACATTATTTGTTCCATCCTTAGTATCATATTTTAGTAATTCTCCATCTCTATAAATCTTCTGTGAGCATACTTTTTTAATACATAAACTGGTATCAAAATTAGATTTTAATTCCACTTTAGTTACAACAACAGGTGCAACTCCAAATCTTGTACCACAATAGATTACATCACCTTTTTGTAACATAAGACTCATATATCCCCATGCTTGCGGTAATCTCCAAACGTATTCTTTATTGTCTTTACTATTAGGATGTTTTCCGTATACATAAGCAGTTGGTTTTTCCTTGTATGTAACAACGTGTTTAGGTGAAATCAATCGTCCATACTTTTTACGTTGCTTATCAGTATAAGTATGTTTTCTTAATGTCAAACGTTTTACATTACCATATTCCACATCATGATTTTTCAATACTAAATACATTATATAACCATCTACTAAAACATTCTTCTCATCTACTACTATGTACCTATCCTGATTTCCTGTTTTGTTATAGTAATTTTCACATTTATTATATTTATATGTATTTGGAATACTGCTTTCAAAATCCGCAGAAATTTTAATTTCTGAAAGTCTCATGTTCATATATATTCTCCCTTCTTATGCAACTGCTTTCTTATTAAATGCAATCAAGTCATTTCTCATATTGAGATAGTTCTTTTTCTGATCAACGTCATATGTATTATTTCTATTGAAATAGTCCTTAAACCAATCGTCGCAATCTACATCGTTCTGATAGGCATATGCAATAACTCCAATGATGGAATCATGGTTAGCGGCATCGAGAAGTTTTGATGAATTGTCAACGTCTAAAGTAATCGTATCTAAATATTCTTCATAGTCCTGCACATCAAGTTCTGAAACTGCCTTATCAACACAATCCTGTACAAACTTTAATGCAGATTTCATATCAGTATGAATTGTATTATCAATTACTTCTCCGCTCACATGTTCAATTTCCTTATTTCCGATTGCTGAATACTCCGTTACTGACTCAATAATTGGTTCTTCTGTTGAAGTCTTAACTTCTTCCGTATCGAATAAATCTTCGCCAATAACATCTCCTGCAACTTCTGGTTTTGTTTCTTCGGTTTGTCCGATATGTAAATAATCATTCATAAGAGATTCAATAATAAACAGCTTATCTTTGATAACGTTTATGTTCTTTGTACCGCCTAAACTATTTAACTCTGCATATGAAATAACACTTGTGGCGTCATCACTACCTGCGGTAAGCTCATATTCATTTTCAACTTCAAACTTTTCATCCTCATAATTTTCAAATTCTTCAAGAAAATCCTGGAACTGTTCATCTGGCAATCCCATTTTTGAAAATTTATCAAATACCATAAGAAAAATATGAGCGTTTTTTGTAGAAAATAATTTTCCGGTTTCTGGTGTAACTACATCTACAAGTCTATCCAAATAATCATTTAAAGTATCAAACATTTCTTTTGTGGCTTTTTCATCGAGTAATTTTGCAAGTTTTCTAATATTCTTTGTCCAAGAATCTAAGAAATTAATACCCATAATTGTTTCTGCAACAATTCTGTCTATTGTTCCATTCTTATCTGTAGTAGAAGAATAATTTGCACAGTCATTAAAAAACGAATGATCTGCAATTTTTTTTATGTATTTGGCAATCTCTACATTTACGTATGTTGCCAATTTCTGATTTGCCACCATAGGTTTTCCAGAATTATATCTTACGATATGTCTTGCAATTTCTTTATCTGTACAATTCAAATGTTTTACATAATGCACTGGACAATTATCAAAATCTTCTTTTAATTTGTCTGGTAAATCTTTATACCCTTTACCAACGAGATTAAATGAAACGGTTTCATAAATTGGATCGCCATTATCATCAGTAGCAATCATACCATTTTCATCAACTTTTGCCTGTTGATATTCAATAGTAGATGGATCTATATTCTTACCCAACTTAAATTTTCCATCTCTAAAGTCTGTTAGATAAGAGGATTTCTGCAATCCATCAATAAGCCATAGATATACAATATTTTCATCTACAATCTGTTCACATATTTTAATTGGATCAAAGTCTTCATTAAGTATTGCAGTTACAATAAAGTTATCTCTTGTCTCATTTGTCCATTGATCTGGTCGTCTTTGCTGTTTATGATCTCTTCTAAGTTCTTTTCTTCTTATCATTGAACATAATTTATTACACATATACGAATCTGTTTTAACCTTATCTCTTACTATATTCATGGTTGCTACCTCCTTAACAGTGGATATAAATTTTTAGTTTTTTCATATGAAAGCATTCTCTCTCTTGAATTTCTATATTGAGAGTATGTAATATGTAATTCTTCGCAAATCCTATCTCTTGTCATCCCTTCCGATAGACAAATTGCTATTTTTCTTTGCAAAGGAGATAGACTGTTTATGAAATCAGTAACAGGTTTTGAATACGATTCTTCAATAACTGTCTTATTAATATCAAATTTTGATGGTATTTTTTCACTTTCTCTTATACCATCTTCATTTTCTTTATCTATGTATACTGGTGGAATGACAATGTAATTACCTTTTTCATCTTTTAATGGTTTCTTGTCTTTGCCATATCGCACGTTACAACGTTTTAAACGCTTTGAATCTCTTGTCCATTCCCAAAATGATTTCTCAATATTGGTTTTAAAATACCCTTCAAATGGAACTCCTTTTGATTTATCAAATGATATAACGCTTTCCAATAATACATTTATTGCATCGTCAAACAGGTCATCATGATCTGATAGAGGGACGAATTTTCTGTTGATAATTGGATAGCAAATCAATTTAAGTTTTTTCATCTCATTTTCCATGTAATATTCAATCGTTTGTAACTGCTCATCTGTGAGATTTTTCATCATCTCTCTATCTAATTCCATGATGCACCGCCTTATGTAATAATTATTTCTTCTCCCTGGTTATGCCTTTCGCATAATCCTCAAGATAAGATTTGCTTAACCGCCTATATTTATATTTAGAGTTCATGATCGTATCAATTACTTTCATATACTTCTTGCTCTTAAATCTCTCAACGTGATACTGAAAAATCTTTGCGCAATTTCTATTTCTCTTACATATAGCCCGTTGACGTTCATAATATTGCAACAAGTAACTAATTCTACTCATTGCAACTGTACCTAACTTAGTGTCTTCATCCCTTATAAAGTGCCTTACATCAAGAATTTTTAAATCATATTCTTTGATAAGATATTCCATATTCTCAATATAATTTTTTCTATCAGAAACGCATTCAATCACCATCTTAAAGAAATTTCCTATGTCCACATGATTTACGGACATTTCTTTTTCTAAAGATGTCTCCCCGTGATAGGTGTAAGGATTGTCATACTTAGGATTTCTCTGATAATCCTCGTAATAATCATCAAGTTCCGTTAGTACATCATTGATATCATCTGATAACGGTTCTTCAACTTGCTTAACAGGTGTGTTGATCTCAGGGATAAGCTGCACATTAAAGTGAAATTTCCGCATAGGTTTCGGAAGATTTCTAATAATGTTTCGTGCTTTATCTTCTGAAAATTTATCAGCAAGCACCTGACCACACGTTTGCGGAGTACCATTTGAATCAAGTCTGATGTACTGTTTGCCGTTAGTAATCAAACATTCCAACTACATCTCTCCTTTCATTTTTCTTTTAGTGGGAATTATGGGACTTGAACCCATACCCTACAGTTCTAAGACCGTCACTCTTCCAAAATTGAGCTAAATTCCCAAAAAATGCGTACAAAAACTACGATGAAAGCCGACTTTCATTTGTGATATTTCCCATATTTAGTTGTAATTAATTGGAATAATCGCAGAAACGCTATGATTAATAAAGATTTTGCTTGACATTTTTTGCCAAGAGTTCTAAACTAATTATAACATATTAGATTATTCCCTTAATCTTTTATGTTGTGTTGTTTGTAAGGTTCTTATCTCATATGGTGTTCCCGCACCGAGATAAGATCCTTACTTTTTTTATTATCTTGTGAAGATGTTCATATCATATACCAAACATTTGTTTGTGTCAATACTTTCCAGAACATTTGTTTGTATTTTTTCGATTTTATATTTTCATATGTCCCTTCTCAGCAAATAATATCGTCTTCTCTTTGTTTTTATCTTGCGTTTTTAACGTAGACATTATAAAGTTTCTATTATATGTGATCGGAAGACCTGTTGTAATTGCTTTAATTCCACAAGTAATACTAATTGGAATTGCTTCACAATCAGGTGATCTTGTGTCTAAATCAAATGAGGAAAATAACACATTCTCTCCACCGTTTTTCTTATACTCAGTTAACAATCTTATAGCTTCATCTACGGACACAATTCTTCCACTCATGCTAATTCCTCCACTCTGATTTTCTTTTTACCATATAAGTTTGCAAGGAAACATTTTTCTACTAAAAGTCTATCCTCTTCATTGTCAATATTTCCCCATTTTTCAACTACATCACGCTTATCAATAGTAAAAATTTGTTCCCCTAAAACCATTGAGTCACATTTTAAACCATTAGATTTACTAGCTTTAATTACTTCGTGAGTGGGCTGCTCAACCTTTTTGATTTTACTGGTTAAGCACATGACAATCAAAGTAGGAGCAAACTTATTTCCAGAATCATTCTGGATTATAACAACAGGTCTTTCGATCTGCTGAACGTGTGATTTAGCTGATGTATTAACATTTGTTTTGACATAAAGAATATCAAATATATTAAACTCCATCATATCGTGTGTGCAGCTCCTTTCTTTATCTTATGTACCCTATTATAGCGTATAGACTATATATTGTCAAGACTATATATTGCAAAAAATAAATATTTTTGTTATAATCAATTCATCAAATTTTGGAGGTATCACCATGAAAGTAATCCTCAAAGAAACCCTTGAAAAACAGGGTAAATCACAATATTGGCTTGCAAAAGAGACAGGTATAGCTCAATCTACCTTGAGTAATCTTTGTGCCAATAAAACAAGTAAGATTGATTTTCTTGTGTTACAAAAAATCTGTAATGCTCTTGATTGTGATATTACAGATATAATTTCAAAGCGATGACAAATAGTCATCGCCTACATAGTTTATTGCTTAAAAATAACTTTTTTATCTTGTCTTTCAATTATAGTATGTTTTCCTTTATGTTTACAATCACTCCGATCACATATCAAACATCTTTCTTCATGTGGATTCATTCTAGCATAGTTACAATACATAGTGATATTCTCAGATTCGTTTATTCCTGGAACTAAAAATATTTTACTCATACTCTTTTAATCCTTTCTTTGAAAGCTGGATTTCAGCGTCAAATTTCCTGTATAACATCTGGATTCATAACTAAAATACTATCACAATCCCATCCGTATAATGCAAAATATAACTCATCACTATTACTTATATTTGCTTCTATAACATCATAATCTTTCGACAATTGTTCAAAGTCAAGACAAATCCATGATGATTTTCTATCAACTATTGGAAGATTTTCAATATCCCTTATAGATTTAATTCGTAAAATTTTTGCATTATCTGATAATGTAAACGAAAAGCTATTTTCTTTATCGCAATCTCGGAATTCTTCTACTTTGCACCAATCTTTCCATCCAAATTTTGAATTAACATTTGAAGCCCATAGTCCTCCAAATGGTTTTGCAAAATATTTTCTGTTCCTAATTTGAGTATACAAATCTTTCTCAAACCATCTATGTCCATAATGAATATATGTTTCACTCAATATTTTATACCTCCATGAAAGTCGAAATTCATTTATTTTCTTCGTACCATAAATCAGCAATTGCATGAGTTAATTCAATTTGTAACATCCATGTTGTATTTGATCCAAAGTCTTCATTATAAGCCTTTCTAATATTGTCTAAATCTGTATCTAAATCAAAGAATCCCGTTTCCTCTACTTTAAGAAATTCTCCATACAATTTTACCAGTTCTTCTTTTGACTTAGTTTCAAAAATATTAACATGTCCCATATGTAATACCTCCATAAAATCAGTCTTTCAACTGCATTATCAAACTATATCTTCCAATAACTCATCTCTTATACCTTGTAGATACTCCAAAACATCCAATCTGCCACCGTATCTACAATGAATTTGAGTTAATTTCCCTTGATCGTATAACCATCTAGCAGCCGCATATCTATGCCATCCATCTATAATCACAGCTTGCGGAAGGATTTCATTGTTGACGCATTCATTGTCAATCTCAATATCTCTAATTTCTTCTGGATGATTGATAAAATAAATAATTCTTCCAATATGCCAATCTCTTGATCTGTGTTCTAATACAAGATGATCCAATGTATCTCCATATGGTTCGGATATTTCAGCAATACATTCATGTATTCCAATTGATATATCATCTAAATCAATCTTTCCACAATCGTCCCATTTCCAATATTCAGATGGCACAAAATCAATGAGCCTATCAACTCTTATAATATCTCCTGTATATTCTTCCATAAATTATTACCTATTCTTTCTTCTTTAAAATTTTCGTCACTTCGCCAACACTTATACAGAATCTTTTAGCAACATCTTTCTTATCACCACTTCTATTGTAAGCATTCATAACATCTTCGTATGTAAATTCTTTCTCAACTGGTTTATTCATAAAACTATCCATCATCTATATACCTCCAAAATCTTTCTATAATATATTTCTCTGTTGGTTTCATTAATTACTCCTTCTATTCTATCATGATACACGTATAGATTCCACTTTAGATAATAAGTCTTTTAATGTATCAGCATCTACTTCTGCATTAGTTTCTCTACCAGATTTGATTGCTTCTAACAAAATATCTCTCAAATCATTAGTTTTCATAGCAATTACAGGCATATTGTCAATAGCAGATTTTATACCATTGTCTATATCTTCAATTCTCTGTGCAACACTATTAAAACATCTTCTTGCTTTCTCTCGCATAACACCAATATATCGTTTTGTAGTTTCAGTGTCCGTATGTCCATATACAGTCTGTAAAATACCCAAACAATCAGGATCATATTTATTAATCTCATGTGCGATATAACCAAAACTCTTTCTTAAAGAATGAGTACTTACATTCTCAATGCCGAGAGAATCCGCTGCTTTTTTAAACTGGTGTCGGTATGAAGCTGCTTGTTTCTTTACTTCCTTATCGTATTCTTCTTTATTTTTTGCATAAGTCTTTGATTCTCTAGGGAAAATATCTTCATTCAAATGTTCTAATGGATTAATATTCTCCATAGAACAATACTCATCAATATATTTCCATGTTACATTAGATACAGAAATGTCAATTGTCTTATCTGTTTTCTGCTCAATCAGAGTATTTAACACTTCTTTCCTCCTACCATTCTCATAGTAGAAGTCACTCCATTTTAATGATAAAATATCTCCGATACGTCTTGCTAACAGAAATCCAAACATCGTGATTAAAAATTCCTGGTGATAATGATTGTTCCTAAAGTAGTCAATCATATTCTTAATATCTTCTTCTCTATAGAATGGATCAACTTCTGTTTTCCCACGCTTCTTAGTTTTCATTGTAATTTCTGATACAAGATATTCGCCATCATCAGACATATATTTAATCCATATCTGTGATTTATTATTAGAATATTTCAATGTATCAATATCATCTTCATCTGTTTCAATCGGAAGATATTTGTTTTCTTCTAATACAGAATCAATTTCTTCTAATGATAAAACATGATCCAGAAGTCTTTCTCTAATATCATCAATCATCTTTGCCATATCTAATACCTCTCATTATTCCTTATCTTCTCTAATTTCTCTTTCTTCTTGTTAAGATGTCGCACTCTTGCCCTTGGTCTATACTTGTCACATTTCTGACAATAACGCCAATGATTAGCATCTCTACCTTTTTTACATTCGCCCATACAGATATAGTATAAGCAAGGTGTTTCTCTGTCTTTTGCCATATTGGTTTCCTCCGTATTTAATTTTATCCATCATTGGGAAATTACGACTTGAAACAGTCCAGAAAATAAGTTATAATAATTTCTGGATGTGTGTCATTTGCGCATTATCCCTATCTTTAGTAGTGTAGGTTGTCGCTTTGGTCGGTGGAGAACCTACACTATTTTTATTTTTTCCCAATATCCATATAAGCAGCAATCACCAGAATCCCATGTATCATAGAAATTTCCATCAACCGATGCTACTACATGATTTGCTACGCTTAAAAAGTATGTACCTTCTTTATGATCTTTGGTGAAACTTTCCACTGTAGGACGTTTAGAACCTTTCTTATTACTAATTCCTACATACTCAAAACCACGTTCCTCTAAATATCTCTTATAACATGGTTTACTATTAGGATTACATTGAATATCCCTTGCAATCGGAAATAATTCATCAAAGACTTCCAGCCATGTCTTATTCATTACTTTACACAAAGCACGAATAACACAATCACTCTGATCGTCTTTCTTGTCCTTGTCATTCGGTTGAAAGTATTTATAATGTTTACTTGTCATTTGATTTTACTCCTTTCTCTTAACTTAATTATATTGTACACTATATGTGTACTTTTGTAAATTGACATAGTACACAAAATATTTACTTTTCAATTGTATATTTTGTACACGTTTTGTGTACTTATTGCAACTTACAAAAAAAGAAGATATATTTCAATCTTCTTTTAGTACATATTCTTTTTCGCCTTTTATTATTATTTCCATCCCTAAATAATTTGCAATCAGGTACATATCTTTGTCGGTAAAACTATCACGAGTCATTTTATTTGTAAATCCTTGCTTACTAATCCCCATTGCGTTAGCCAATTCTTGCTGCGTAATCTTCCTTCCAGAGTCTTTACGATCTTCTAATATCTGTTTTATTATTTTTGCAAATATCTTAACCGCCTCCTATCTCTTCTTATTATAAAGGAAATTTATCTACGTAGCAAGTATCAATATTTAAAATATTGTCCTGGATATGCGTCCATATGTCCAAAGCAAACGTTACCAACCCAAAGATACCCTCGATTGTCCCACTCAATTGTATCTCCTTTTTTAATATTGACTTTTATATTAGAATTTTCATTATTTCTCTTATAACCTGATCCATTATAATCTCTAATGCATATCGCCGTATTCATTTTTTACCTCCAATATATACCATGAAATGTCTGTTTTAACTTCTTGTTAAATCATCTAATGAATCAAAAAGTTTCAAATCATCATCTAAATTTTCATGAATCCCATGATAATAAGCAAATTTTCCAAGCCATTCAACAACTTCTTTTCTGTTTTGTAAATAATCTTCTTTTCGCATCTTTCTAACGTCATTCAATTGTTCACTTGTTACTGATCCATTTCTAGTAAAAATCATACAATATCCGTCTTCTACAAAATCATGTAGCAGATGGCATGGATGCCAGGATTCACCAATCCTAAACTCATACATATGATTATAATTTCCGTTAGCTTGTTCAACAGTCATTTTTATAACTCCTTGAAAACAATCTTTCAACCGTTTAAATTATCTTCAATGTTTCCAGAACAAAAATCACAAATTTTATTTATATCTTCTATTGTTAAATTTTTATGATTTTTTAAATATTCCAGTAGATTATATCTTACATTTTCAATGGCTTGACCGTATCCATCATAATAACCTTCTTTAAAATCATTAATCATATCTTATTTCCTCCTTGAAAGCAATTTTTCATTATGCTAATCTTAATCCGTTTTTTGCCTGATATTCAGCCCAACATTCATTAAATCTGTTTGGGTTTATGTCTTTGCTCCTAAGAAATCTTGCATATTTTCTTTTCAATGGCTGCATTTCTTTTTTGTATACATCTTGATTAACCCAATTCCAAATATCCATATATGCCATGTCATATTTTACACCACGTTCAGGTTTCCATTCAAAAACATCTGCACATATAATATTGACTTTTTCGTTGAAATCGAGCTGCGATGCAACCATATCAATGACTTCTTGGTTCTTTTCTATCACAGTAATACTTTTTACCTCTGGCTTATCTTGAATTGCCATGATAATCATTCCAATTCCAAGACCACCAATAATAATATCACCATGTGCTTTTGAACAGAATTTTCTATTTGTATCCTTTTCCATATTTGTGTCTGACATAACACATTCTCTATTGTGTGTTAATCTAATATATGTCCCTGGTATAATACCATCTAACATTGCTCTGAAATTATCTTGTTTTATTTCAAACTTCTCTAATTTCCAACCGTTATTTTCTTTTTCTTCTAGTAGCTCTGACATGTTTTTATACATTTAAATCACCAACCTTCTCTTGAAACCGTCATTTTATAGAAAATGGGTGATATTTCTATCACCCTTAACTTGTTCTTCCACGTATAAACCCTTGTACAAAATATAATCTAGCTGTTTTACAATCTTCCTCATTCCCGTCAACCAGAACTTCTCCAATAGAACTGGCATTTGACTCATATTGTAAAGCTAAATCTAATATACTTTGTAATGTATCACTTTGCTTTTTCGCTTCTGACAAATTTAATATTTCTTGCATTTTATATTTTAAAATCGTTTTCTTTTTTGCTAACTTTCCAAGTTCTTCGCCCTGTTTAAAACAATACCACTTATTCACATCCATCTTGTAACGCTCCCATCGTTTTATTATATAAATCATCACTATAATTATTTAATAATTCTTCGGCGGTTTTCTGCCATTGATATTCTTCTTCTGTTAATTGATTTAGAATTTCCTCATCAGGAATAGAATATTTTTCAAATGCAGCAACTTTACTACAGAATATTCTATGATGATCTTTTACAAGATAAGTGTCAATGCCATAAATACAGTTATTAACAGTTGTAAGTTTATAGCCCATACTTTCTGCATACTTTAATGTACTTTCTAACATAATGTAATCCTCCTTATTTTTATGTTCCAATATGGTTCTACTTTAAATAATGTAAAATTTTATAATACTTTTTACATTCCAATATGGGACTACTAAACTTTACTATATTATATCACATATAAAAGTGACTTGAAAGTTAAATTTTATCCTACTAACGGTAAAATTCTAAAACCACACCTAAAGAAGTGGGCTTTTCACACTATTTATTCTGTAATTTTTATTAAAGGGAATTATAATACTCAATAATATCTGCATCTGTAGCATAATAATCCTCCCATCCTAGAACAGTATAAGATTTACCATTTTTAATATCAAATACAATTCCCTGAACTTCTTCTTTTGTTAACTTATATAAGCACTTAAATGTAATCATATTCATATCTCCTAACGAAAACTTGGTTTCGTTTGCTACCTTACATACAATTCTTCTTCAAACAATCTTATCCTTCGCTTCTGTTGGATATGTGTCGATTTCTTCTTTTTTCTGCATATCATCAACAAGTCTTGTTACATTATAATATTTTGCAAACCTCATAAAAACACCTCCTGAAACTTAGGTTTCATCTTCTTTTACTACTATTATATCTTTTAATTTTATCAGAAATAACTTTTTCAACATCTTTTGTAATTTCTATATCCGTACATCCTCTTTCTTTTAATTTCATTACAAAATCATCAATTGAACTTTCTGATAAAAGATTTTCATATTGTATTTTTCCATTTTCTTTCCACTGAATATTTATCATATTATTCACCTCATGAATCTATTCGAATGAACACATTCCTATACACTGTGGAATGTTATAATTATTATTTCCAATTCTTTTTGTGTAAACATAACGATTTTCTTTCCAATCAATTCTATCATCAACATCATTTTCGCCAATTACAATATCTTCTGGTGATATAAAACCATTATAATCATCAGAGATATAGTTAAGCATATCATTTAGTGTATTAAATGTTTTCATTGCATTCATTGAATCATATAACGATCCTCTATGTGGTCTATATTTAATCATAAAATCACATCATAAAACTATTCTTTCATCTGCTTGTTATCTATTATTTTACCACACATCAATCAATCTGTCACTCACCATCAATTATCTCCTGTTCTTTCTATATATTGTGTTGTTTGTAAGATCCTTATTTAAAAATTGGTTTTCATTTACTTATTTGTCCTGTTCTTCCATTGCAACATGAACAATCGTTCCAATAATTTGAATTAACAAATCATTCTGTGTTATATTTCCTCTAGCTAACAATGTTTCTCTTTTTGCCATATCTTCAAATTTTTTAATAAGTGATTCTATTTTAATGCTTTCTTCCATTTTAGTTCCTTCCTTAAAAACTGGTTTTCATCTACTATTGTAAATTACTCATGTCTAAAGACACGAGCTTCCTGCTTCAACCATATCAAAAATTTCATTCCAATCAGAATAATTTTTCAATTTTTCCTGCGGAACTAATAATTCATATTCTGATTCAATTTCTTCTCGTGATCCATATCCATTAAAACTAGGAACACTGCCAAATAATTCATTATGTTTTTCCATTTGTCTAAAAACAACAATGCTTTTCTCTGGAAAATTTCCCATGTGTGTAGCGTAGCTATCAATTTGAATAATTGACTTATCTTTTTTGTTTACATAAACATCTCCAAGCTTCATATCATTTCTCCCTATTCTATACTGGTTTTCATCTAATCAATTCGTATTAAATCTCCATTAGAATCAGTTACCCATTTACCATTTACAGTTCCACTAACAACAACTTCCATTTTCTCATAATCTATATGAGCAAGAAGTCCCCTTTCAACCAACCAATTTCTTGCACGTTCTAACTCTTTTCTTGTCTGGAATCTCCATCCTGTCATTTGACCTTTAATCAATTTATTTCCTCCATGAAATTCTCGTTTTAACTATTCTCATGCAAATATGTTATCATAAATTCTTTATAACACTTATCACATAACTAAATTGATGTTGTACTTGTAAAATATTTATCATCCCGTTTGATTGTAATATCATTACTTTCAGTATACGGATTCATTTCTTTTCCGCATTTATCACATATTGCTATTTCTTTTATCATGTTTATTTCCTTTCCACTTTTCCAACTACATTTACATAGCATTCATGAAATATCGTTATCTTTGTATTATTCTCGTCAAACACATCAACCCATGAAGATAATACCCTATAATTATTTCTTCCTCTTTCAATAATTTTCATTGCATCTTTTAAATGTGGTGCGCTATCTGTCATTGAGATAAGATATGGTTTGCTCTTTTCATCGTCCTGAATTAATAGTGACACCCAATAATTATTGTAGTGTAAATCTCGTTTTAACTTATGTACATAACTTTGAAGTTTTGTTAATCCTTGTAACATGGATTTATTATTGTTTCTTAATGCTTTAATAGAATTTTTCAGTCTAAAATTTTCTTCTTCCAATTGCGATACATATAATTGAAATTCTTTTAATTCGTTCATAATAAATTTCTCCTATAAATCAAGTAACGCAGCTATAATTACCACTACAAATCCAAAACAAGCAATACATCCTAATGTATACATTATCTCTTCTCCTTTCCACTTGCTACACATAAGCAAGTACACATCATTCCTATAAGCCCACCAATAATTATTCCAATTATAATACCTGTTATCATTTATTTTTCCTCTTTCTCAGCAAAATACTGTCTTTGTGATATGTTTCGTAGCTTCATAAGTTCTATGTATTTCTTTTGCAATCTCCTTATTGCTCATGCCTTTTCTCAACATGTTTTTAATTGATAGCTTCTCAAAGTCAGTTATCTTATTTCTATGTCGTTCTGGTTTACCGTTATCTTTCTTCCATTCATAATTAATCCAGGATGGCTCTGGAAATAATGTTTCTCTTTCATATTTCTTCCAGTTAATTACATCCTGATGATTTTCAGCCCATTTCCAAAACTCTGCTGCGTCAATCAAATATCGTGTCTGATTTTTCAATTTGACCTTTTTACAAGGAAGGTCATATTTATCAATCCATCTCACTACTACACTTATATCTGAATGAAAGCATTTTGCAAGTGTTTTCGCACTAATTCTTTCCCCGTAATAATGATTCAGTCCCATTTTGCTTGCTTTATGCTTCACAGAAGATATACTTCTATTCAGAAATTTTGCCGTAGTTTTAACTGATTGATTCAAATACCTTCTATACATATAAGTTTCTTCATCTTTTGTCCATTCTTTTCTTCCCATACAATACCTCTTAAAGCCTAATATAATTCACCTATGTAACATTTCTCTCAGCCACACATCAAAATTGAAGTTCTCCATATTCTCTTCTCTTTCCGTATAGTTCCCGTTATAATTACGGAAACAATTTCCAGAATCACGCTTGTCCTTGTCCCAATATTCTACATATTTATTTGTCCCTTTCATTCTTTCTTCACCTCTTCCATGAGATATGCCAACCCTTTACTATGATGGCGGTTAAACCAATCATACACATCATTTTTGTTAGTTCCTTTTGGGTAAGCTTTCCATGCAGCTCTAAGGTTTCCGTTACGATCAACAGGAATACTTTGAAATTCTTTCCATAATACTTCTATATTCTTATCAATCGTATCTTGTAATGTTAATTTTATTTCTTCCATATAGTTCTCCCATCATTTATGAATTTATTGTATGTTTTGCAAAAAGAATTAAAACATCTATCTACTAACACAAATTTCCCATTAACAAAATCAAAATACTGTTTTCTGCTTTTCTGTCCGCATACATAACAATAAATCATATTATCACTCACTTTCTCAATATAGTTCATTAAAAGTATCAATAATTTCCTGGCGAAGTCGTTTTCTTTCTTCAAGTTCTTTTCCTTTGTATAAACTCATACCATGATCTGCACTTGTAACATAATGCTCTCCGTCATTCCGTAAATACACATCTATCTCTTCAATTCTCTTGTTGTCTAATCTCATTTTCATATAAATATGAGTTCCATATGTATGTTCTTCTAATTTTACTGCCATAATTTTCACCTCTTTTTGCGTCTGAAATCATCATTTCATGCCAATTCTAACCAATATGAGTTTTTTAATCCTCTTGCTGTTTTTATCGTCCCATTACAGATTTTAAATTTTACACCTAATAACATTGCTGTATTTCCATTTATCTCATATCCTTTACTCTTTAAGTGATGTAAAAATTTATTCATCTTTATTCTCCTTATATTTTCTTAAAATAGTTTCAATTTTATCCGCAAATTTAGATGTTGTAAGTGTCGGTGTACCATTTAATGCGTTCATAACTATCTGAATTTCTTTTTCTGTTAACATGATTACCTCCATTTTCAACATGAAACTCTTCTCCAATCTGGAATTATCCTTTCATCAAAGTCCCAAAATCATCAATATAAATGAAACTATCAATATTACACAAGATAAACAAAGTATGCTACCCCTAATCATATGCTGTTTTATTTCCTTTTTTGGAAAACAAAGTCCTATGTAAAAGATCACAAAACTGATTATCGCGCTTGAAATACTTCTCATAATTTCCTCCAATTCTTCTTTTATATTATAATTTGTTAATTTCTTCTGCAATTTTCTTCAATACATTACCGCCTTCTATTTTCTCAATGCTATCTCCATTTTCCCAGATTGTTAAAATTGGATAATCATTATATTGTGGATCAAAATAAGTTTTGTCACACATTTTCTTTCTTATCATGTTAATATCTTCTGATATGCAAGCAGTGCGCCCTGTGTTGTATTCTTCTAATACATATATTTTCATTTAATTTCCACCTCTCAATCACTTTCTATTAAAATATTTGCAAATTTCAAGTGCATTTCATATTCAATTTTTTCATGCTCTATTAATTTTTTCCATCCATCAGGTTTCTTTTTCTCTTTTAACAATTCTTTATTGTATTTATCAATAAAATCTAAATTAACCTTTTGCATCCTCAAACAATTTTCCAATACCTCTGTCTTTGTTCCGCATTGATTTACTGGAAGTCCCCATGCAGATTTAAAATCCATTTCTGTTCCATATCCATAAAAATCATTTGAAAACTTTGCCAAAATCCATTTACTTCCCATGCCTGTTGATATTTCAGATAATACTTTCATAACATTTACCTTTCTGAAACTATCGTTTCATTGTTTTACATCTGCATCTGTAAATCCGTCATTTCTTTCAATTTCTTGTACCTGTTTATCCGTCAATCCAAACACAGTAATCAAAACATAGCTCATTTCAAGTAAGGCTCCGTGATTATCGGTATTAAATTCATTTTCCTTTATCTTTTTACACATTTTTGCGTACCTATTTTGATATGCAATTCTCATTTTCTCCCATTCTTCTTGGACGGCGTTCATGGTTATACCTCCATAATTCTATCTAATATATAAGTGCAGTTTCCAATTCTAAAACCATTTTCAAAGTATACAATTTTATTTTCTGTTTCTGTATTTACTTGTAAATACACTTGTTGCTTTCCATCAAAGAAAACTAATTCATGTGGTTTTACCTGGTGCAATACTCTATAGAACGTTCCGTCATTCATGCTATTAACACGTTCCAACTTAAATACAGCCTTACCTTGTATTTGTTTCAATTGTTTCTTTAATTCTTTCCAATTAGTTGCATTAATCATTTATATCCATCCATTCTTCTCAATAAAACTCTTGTTTCAAGTATAATTTTTCAGCATTTCTATCGCTTCATCTAAAGCTGCCTGCTTTTCATCCAACTGTATTCGTAATCTCTTTATCGTCTCGTCTCTATCTTTTACCATAAACTTTAATTGTTCTTTTGTAGCATTACATATATTTAAACGTTCTCCGTTTTCCCACTGTTTATGTGTCATAATTTCTACCTCTCTGAAATATCTCTTTCATCTATTGATTCTCTGTTAATTAAAACAGGTGGCACTATATATCAAGTACCACCTTTATGTAATATTATCGTTCTGTATATTCCCATTCAGCAATAAAGTCAAATGCTTCATTGTAATACATAGGGTTCAAATCCTTATAAGAACTACATCCAAACTTTTCCTTTAACTCATTCCACATATTAATAAAATAGCTTTTGGAGTAGCATTTGTATTTATCCCCATGCGCTCCATCCAGAAGTTTATTGATTCTGTCTTTCGCTGCTTTATATAACTTCTGTTGTTGTCTAGTGGATAACGTCATATTTTCCACCATCTTATTAAGCATTTCTGTCTGTTCTCCTAGAAGATCTTCCATTGCATTAATCTGGACTGTTTGACCTTCTAACTGCTTCTCAATGGAATTTCTAAAGGTATCAAAATCAATTCCAACAATGGAAGTATTTGTTTCCTTAGTCATTTCATATTTTCCAGTCTTACGGATAGTCGGAAGAACTTCTGTTGTTACCCATAATCTGAATGGTTTTGCAATAGGTTTCTTACTTCTTAAAACCAAAGTATAGAATCCAGATTCACTAATAATATTAGCTTCACCTTGACGACCTAAGTTGAACTTAGACCGTTCATAAGGCTCTAAACTTGCCATTGCTACCGTTGGATTGCTATGCTCTAAAATTTTACACACATCAGTTGCAACAAACCAAGGCTCATTGTCAATTAAAACCATTCTAATTTCGCCAAAAGTTTCATTTTCAAATACTTGCAATTCATTTCTTTCCATTTGCAATTCCTCCTGTACTTGCATATTATTTAGTTCTCAATGTGCATTTGTAAAATATTGGAAATTTTCTGATTGACTAACCAGTAAGAATTAGATATACTAGATATAGTCAATCTGCTTCGGCAGTTTGGTGATGGAAGAGGTTTGTTGCTGTGGTAGGTGCTAACCTCTTCTTTTTTATTTTTCCTGTTGATATATGTCGTAGGAAATATTCTTTTTGATCTGAATTTTTCCATCAACAAAACCGCTCATTAATACTTCTATAGCTTCATTAAGTTTGAAACCTTGTTTCTTGCACTCAGCTTTAAAAGCATTCTGTATAGTTTCCTCAACAGGAGTTGCAAAGTTTTTTCTTGCCATTGCTTTAATCTCCTTTACGAATATTATATTATCATTCAAATACTTATTTGTCAACTAGTTTTTTACTAATTCTTTACTTATTTTTAATTCATAAACACTATCGTAGTTACTAAAATTTCCATTCTAGTAACTACTAACTACAAACGAATCATGCTATATGTAATTCTGATGCTTTCAATAATGTTTCAAATGCGCTAATCAATTCCATGCGCATTCTTCTTTTAGATGTAACACCTTTCCCACCTATTCTTATGCTATCATCCAGGCGTGTTTTATATTTCTTTCCTTTAGCATCTGTAAACATCTCTACTTCTTCTATTGTTCCATTATCTAACCATATTCGCATAAATGTATGTGTATATGGTTTATCTGTATATTCGATAAAGCTTGCTAAATTCTGCATATATATTTCCTCCATTAACTTAATATCGCAATAATAATCAGTATCGTAAGACCAATTCCCAAACAATAACCTAACTCGTACATTTTAATCTTCTCCTTTAATTTCATAATCACTTCCGAGAAAATGATCTATTGTATATGTTTCTACTTCCTCAATCCAATCAGATTCTTCATATTTTCCATTTTCAAAGTCAATTGCCATCTCCGCAATTTCCGTTGTCAATGCCATACTATCAACTTTTTCGCTGCTCACAGAGTATACAGTTCCATCTTGAACCATATCGTTATAGCATTGCATCATAAGTGCTGATGTTTCTGATATTTTCCGTTCACGTTCTGTTCTTTCTCCAAAACGAATCATTTTTAAAATTTCCAAAATCCTATTAGTATATCCATGAATACCTTCATACATTAACCAACAATCAAGAATTTCAAATTCTGTATATTTCTGTTTTACTTCCTCTAATGTCGTATAGTTTGTTTCATTCATATAGTTGAATGCTTCAAGTAAAGATTTTCCCATTGTCCATTCCTCCTGTTTTTGAGTATAAAAATAGCCTTATAGGTTTATTCTCTACAAGGCTATTAATTTTCCGTTATTCTATTAATTATAAAAGCCCTCAAACGTTTCCGTTTAAAGGCTCATTACATCATGAGAGTTAGTACCATGCTTACATCATTCTCAAATATCACTCCCATATACTTTGTAAGTATATATAAATAATAGTATGTTGTCAATCAAAGATATATCTGATATTATCCAGATCAATCATAGTTCCATTGTCATTAATCCCTCTGAAAAAATTAAACGAGTCACTTTTCATTAACTTTGCTGTTCTAGCAAACTTTTCTAAAATTTCCTTTGAAGCTTTATCATGCCCGTTTTCTGTCCAACAATCTGTTTCAATTCCACACCAACAAACTGTTATATTTTTTGGAATACTTACATAAGGCTTAAATATTTCTGGAATTAAAATTCTCTTAATTTGTGAAGGAATAACTTTCTCTGTGATATATTCTATATAATCATCTTTATGTATTTCAATATCTGACATTTCATGCTCTGTTGCTGTGCAATCCACTTCCAATAAAGTTGCACCGTAGTTAGGAAATGAGTTTTGATTTTTAATTGGTGAAAATAGATATACAACAGATGTGCTATTATCACTACGTTTTCCATCACTCCAATTATTATTTCCGCATTCATCCATGCTCAAAATTCCATTCTTACAAATTGACTCTAAATCACAAATATCTACATTCTTATATAATATCATAAGATTAACTCTTTATAATTGGCTTGTTATAAACTCACATTTCGGGCTAATTCCAATTGCTTTCATCCACATTTCTGATGTTTCACAACAAGCTTTATGGAATTGGTATCCCGCATCGTTCTCAGTTTCTCGATCATCCATTTCTTCATCAAATTCTTGTAAAATTTTCCGATGATCAATATATGCCAATAACATTATTTCAATTTCTTTCCTGTCAAATAATACAGGATCAATATATAAAGAAACTGCTTTTTTATTATGGTCTATTTCAACATAATATTTTTCATCACCATTCCAGAATATATCGTTATTTTTAAAGTTATTCCAATTGATTGTAATTTCATTATCATTCATCATATCCATTATCACTGATATGATTTTATCATTTCCAGTTACATTATATCCATATGCATTAATAGTTATCATAAAAATCCCTCCGTTTTCTTCTATTATATCATTCATATTTCCAATTTGAAAGATACAATTCATCATTAATTAATATTCATCTGGTTCATCCCATCCGTATGTATCTCTAACTTGTTCTAAAATATCGTCACTGGAAGTCATAGCACTACAACAAAGACATATAGGGATGGTTTTCTGTACACGTTTTCCATTTTTCTTTCCATGATATGTATATTTCCCAATAGGCACTCTATTATTAGTTGTATTACAATACCAACAATTTGACATAACTATTTCCTCCATTCTTCCATTATGCAGCTTTCATCAATTTATCAATTTTTTCTGATACATCGCATTCGTTGATATTAACAGGTAATACAAGATAGGTAAAATCTCCATCGTATGCCATAACAGGAGATTTAGCATTATAAAATCCCATTCTTACATATCCTGTATTAATTCCAGAACATAATTCTTTAATGAATAATGGATTGAACGCAATCATAAATTCTTCTGCTACTGAATTATTTGATATCGAAATTTTATCAAATGATTCTCCTGATTCTGTACACATATAAGACATGATATTGTTTCCAATAAATTTCATGACCATTGGTTTTTTAGAATCTTTTCCATGGAAAGAAATATTATATTCTGCTGATTCATTTAATTCTGATGTATTTACATTCACCATCATTAAATCCGATTCTGATAAAAGGATTTTATCAACATCAAAATACATGATATCTGATTCTCTAACGATCATTTTAAAATCATTTCCAACGATATACGTTTTCTTATCTTTACTTGCAATAGATATGATATTCCGTTCACCTTTAGATTCTTTTGAAATACAATTCTTTAATTTGATCCAAGCATTACGATTCAAATTAACTTCTTTAACATCTGAATCAATATTAAAAGTCCCTACTTCATTTGACGGTTTACACATTCCAATTCTATGACCATCAAGTGCAGTAATACGATTTTTATTAGCATTGAAATTATAACAAGTCATTGCTTTATTATATTCATCTGAATCTTTAAGATAAACATATAATTTTTCCATCATATTGAAAAATTCCAGATAGTTTGATGTAAAGAAATTTTCTTCTGGTTCTTCAATATCTTTCATCAATGGAAAATCTTCCGCTGCGTTCCATACTGATGTAAATGATACGATCTTCTTTCCAGTTCTAACTAATACTTTCTTATCATCTGAATCGTATGTAATAGTGATAACGTCAGATTTAAGTTTTACAATCTTCTTTAAATTATCAAGCGCAATACAGAAAGAATCATTTCCGGTAACAAGAGCATTCTTATAAATATGCAGCTCCTCTTCTATATTGTTTGCAATAAATGCAAGTTGATCATTTTCCTGTTTAACAAGTACCGTTTCCAGGATTGGAAGTGAAGCTTTCTTCATTACTGACTTATCAATTTTCTTAACAACATCTTTCATTTCTTTCATAGCAATTTTAAATTCCATCATTGTTTTAATCTCCTTTATGTATGTTCTTATTATATGTATTGATTCTCTTTATTTATAAACAAGTGAAGCTGTCTAACACATTCTTTATCTCTTCAAGTTGATTCTCTACTTCCGTTCTTGCGTATTCGTCAATAAGAAATTGTTTTCTTTCTTGTTTGCATTCTTCAAGAACATTCTGTAATTTTGTATCTATACTATTAATAATAACAATTTCCGCTGTTTCCCAGTCCTCTACTTCTTGCGATTCTCTTTCTTTAAGGTAACGATTGTATAAACCACGTTCCTGTAACTTCTGTTCTATGTCGTTATCAGGGATAGGATCGTCAATCCAATTCTGCATACAGAAATGAATTAACTCTAAAGACTTTCCGTTATATGTGGACATATGGAAACTGTTTCCACCAGCTACGTCATACCATGTGGTTATTTCTCCATTTGTATTTATTTCCACAATATAGCGCAACTGAGTATTCTCAATTGCTTCTTTATACGCTTCGATTCCAGTGTTGATAATCTGTTCTTCATTCCGTTCTATTAACTCTAACCACTCATTCATCATGTTTACCTCCAGAAATTTTCCAACAAAAAAAGGAATCCAATTCAAACGGATTCCTTTAGTCATTCTCTGTTATTCTGTATTCTGTTTTAATTCCATTCATATCCATACTGATCACAACCGCGTCCATAAAAATAACACTGATTACCTGCACATTGATGACCATGTATTAACCCAATTGATTCCTTATACCATTTTTGCATACAGACCATTTCAGATTTTTTAGGTTTTCCATTCTTACAATAATTATCGTTATTATGCCTAAATTCTTTTTCTTCTTTTGTTAATGGTTTTTCTTCACAAATTTTATATCCGCCAATATTAACCCATGTAATCCTATATCTTTTCTGAGACATTTAATTTCCTCCAATTCTTCTATCTTATCCCACAAACTTCCATAATAATATGTGTTTAATGTTTCCAAAATCTCATATTGTATAATATTATAAGGATATACATTATCTTCATTATGAGATGTGATATCAGGTATAACCACACCTTTACGTTTCCATTCATTTTTGTCATATTCGCCCCATGTTTTATTAGCACAATCAACAAATAAATGTTCTACGTCGTCCCAATATATGTAAGCGATCGATTTACTTAATATTATCTTATTCTTATCAAATATCGTTCTTTCCGCTCTAACTAATGAATACATATGTACCTCCTGTTCTCACATTCCATAGAAAACACTTTCTTTCCTATGTCTATCTCTTTCAAAATCTTCTTTGACATAATCCCAATTTATAGCGTTCTCTATAGCGTTTAATTCGTCCATAGATAGTCTTTTGTTTCCGTTCCATATGTAAATAGGATTGACTTTAAAATGTATATATTCAAGCGGTAAATCATATTTTTCCGCTAACAGCTTATAGAATTGTCGTTTGTTCATACAATTTCAACTTTCTCTATACCATAATATATATACTTTAAATCATCTGAAATATACCCGTAGTTCTCGTGAACATTACCTAAAACAATTTCCACATCTTTTTCTTTTGGGTATGCTATAGCCCATAAATTTCCAGGTAAATCAATCCAGATAATTCCTGTATCGTCAAATGTTCTATGCTTTTCCGCTTTTCCTTTTTTTAATAATTCCATTGCTTTCTCATAATTTGTCATAGTTTTAACCCTCCATCACGTTCTCTGTATAACTTTCCATATAACTGTTATACAAATTATAATAAGTTTCCGCATTATCTGTCAATATTAATTCCAATGTGCTAGTCCATGTATTAACAAAACGTTCTAAAATTATCAGATACTTTCTTAATTTCCACCTTGATAGTTTCAAATTGCTTTCACCTACTTCACAAAAGTAATTATCAAGCGTTCCACCTGGAATGCATTCTACATCATAATTTCTTTCTTGTAATGTGTTCACAATGTTATTACACGTTTCCATTGTAATTTTCATTCTTACATCTTCCATATTATTAATTCCTTCCTTATTATATAGTGTTCTGTTTAATCGTTCAATCAGCATACAGAAAGACTTCCGTATGCCTATCAGCGGTCAAACATTATTCTGTTAATTCTTCTATAATTCCGCACAACCTTAATAGCGCAGCTTTAATTGCACTGTTTCCGTTAAATTGTGATAACTCATTATATAGTTCTATTTCCGTTTCTTCTCTGTTTTCTTCATCGTCATAACCATCAGAAAGACAATCAACAATCTTTCTTGCTAATTCTGAACTATTCATTCTTATTTCCTCCCTTGTGGTTTAATGAACTTTCCAACATTGCCAATAATAATCTTCTTTTGTCGCAATTTCTTCCGCAATCATATCAGGATTAAACATTTGCGTTCTTCTGATAAAGTCTTCGTACTGTTCATTAAAATCATCACAATATGTAATTTCTTCTGATAAAATTCTACCATCATCACTCGCATATTCATAAATAACACTTGATTCATCACTATTGTACGTTTCCAAAAATTTATTAATTGTTCTGCCGTCTTCTGTTTCTGTTAAATAATCTTGTAAACATTCTTTTGTAATTTTAAATTTTACTTCTCTTTCTACATCCAAAGTATCATCAATATAGTTACAAATTTTTAATTCTACAAACTTATTCATACCAGTTTACCTCCCGTTAAAATGTGAATTTCAACCTGTTATATATATTTTCCTATTACTTGTTTTTTTAATAAGTGTTAACTCTTTAATTGTTGGAATTTTAATATTATAATATTCTTCTAAGATACATTTTAAAGAACTGTAACTCATTCCATCCCATCCCCATATATTTCCTGTGTGTTCTCTTTTAGTGATTTCTTCATTTTTGATTTCTGCAAACCATTTACCATTTTCTTGTGTAATATGATCGAGTATATACATCTTTCATTCCTCCATATTCTGATATGCAAAATTTCATTTATAACACTTTCCAACCTATACCACATTCACAAACTTTTATGCCGTATTTATCACAAAATTTCTTAACATTACCATTCATAAATTCTGGTTTGTTTTTTAGATTTTCCAACACGTTTACAAGTTCCCTTATATCATATACAGATAAATCAATTCCTTTGATTTTCCCTCCATTCAGCAGTTTATTAACATCATTATTAATTTTATCAAATTGTTTCTTTGTCATAGTTCTTATACCTCCCGTTTAACTCCATAAAGTTCCAGTAATTCACGTTCTATAAAATCAGTCACATTTTCTGACCATCCGTATTCTTTTATAGAATCAGTACATTTTATTGCTATCTTTGCTATATCTTCATAAAGAAGTTCTATATCTATATCATCACAAGAAGATACTTTATTTTCTGCCGAAAGCTTTCTATATACTTCCATGCCTATAGCAGCATTGATACCTATTGCAATTTCTCTTTCCATCATGGTTTCTTCACATCCTAAAATTCCGCTTCCAACTTTCCGTTGTACTTTTCTATATATTCAAGGTTAGGTGTACCAAAATAAAAACCTGTTACTTCTGTACTAATACAAGATTCTGTTTCCTTTTCGATTATATCCGACATAATAAAGGTTATATCTGATTCTGCTGAATAGCAACCATGCATAACCTTTTTATATATGCCATCATCATATGTAATGGTTTTATTAACCTTATCTTTAATTGTAAACATATTTTTCCCTCCTGTTGAAATTGTACATTCATCTATTTACTACACTATTCAAAAACGCCGTTATATAATTGTTTAAAGCGTTTCCAGATACATTGTTCTCTATAACCTTGTTATTGTGTACAGTAGCAACGCTACAATCGTTTGAACATGTTTCCAGATGGATAACTTGACCATCTTCATATATGTTAATTTCCATTAACGTTCCACCACCTCTCTGATATAATAATCTTTGAGATAAAACCTATTTGGTCGTGGGTTATTACGCTTTATAACATAACCTCTTCCGTATCTACCTTTATAAGGTTCTTTAATTTCTTTCCCGACAGGAATATATCCCCTATCGCTTGCGGTATGATGATATGTATACTTAACTTCTTTCATTCTTTCCACCTCCTACTGTATAAAGTCCCATCTTTCTATAACATCATCATCGTAATTTGAAAATGGATTATATACGCAATAAGTAATGATTGTATCTCCTTTTCTTGCCCCTTTTACGCTTGCATAACTGATATAATAACCGCCATCCTCCGGCGGATTAAGTACTTTCCCGTTCTTTTCATTATCAGTTACTTTTCCGATAATACGTTCTATATACATAACGTTGTGTTCTGTTCTTGTTGTAAGCATTTCCTCTGTTAAGTCATTGCAATCAATGACTTTTGTGATAGGTGCATTTTTTGCGACATCTAACACTGTTCTAGCCTGTACAGGTGCGCTTGTTACATTTCCGATAATGCTAATACTTGCAAGTGTGACAATTAATGCTTTCTTAATTCTGTTCATCATAGTTTATATATAATCAATATCCTTTTGCAATGTAGTCTAAAAACATCCAAACAGGCATTGTAAATAAGAAGAAAGCGCAAATATATGTAAGTGCTTTCTTGATTTTCTGTTTACGTTCCTGTTTAAATCTTGCTTTCCAATATGATCTTGTTCCATAAATCTTTTCCATAGTAGTTTCCCTTTCTTTTATGTTGTTGTGTTATTTGCCATAGAATCATGCTTTTATAGGTTCTTAAAAATTATATGCTTCTTCACCACAATCCAATTTAATATCTGTTAATACATAATCCCATGAAGTACCCCAATGAGTAACACCCCATACATACATATTCAGTTCTTCATTGTAAAAAACAATCTCGTTTGTGTAGTCCTTTAATATTTCCGCTCCACTGTCAGAAATGATAAAATACTGGAAAATCTCGTCATAGTGTGCATCTTCTAATGCTTCAATTTCTTCTCTTAACTCTTCAATCTCTTTTTCCGATTCTTCTGTTTCAAGTTCTTCTAACTCTTCAATTTTATTTTCCAGTTCTTCGATTCTTTCTTCCTTTTCGTCATATGTATAACGATTGCCGGAATTGTCCTCATAATATTCTTCTGATCCGTTTTCAACATCCCAGTAACCTATTTCAGATGTTTTCTGAATAATTTCATTATTTAAAACCGCATCAAAAGCCTTTGCAAGTGTACCATAATCTAAAAATCCATTTTCCTTTGCATAGTCGCTTGCTTCATTTCCACAAAAATAAGTTCCTGCTAATTTGTTTCTTCTCATAATTTCCACCATTTAACCTTTCTTATATCTTATATGTATTCTCTATTAGTTTCCGTTTCCAGTGCATTTATAAGCACTATAAAAGGCACTATATAAGATTGCTATATAATGCCCTATTTACTGCCTATAAAACATGGATTTCAACGGTTACATTTCGGAAGCTATCGCAAGAATGAAATCATCCATGTGATCTGCCATTTCCCAACTTTCAGCGTATGTCGTACCTTCCTTATCAAGGATATGCAGCACTATTGTTTCTACTGCATCCCCGTTTTCAATCGACTCTTTTACATAGTCGATATATTTTACTTTTACAAAATATTCAGCACATGATTTTAATTTATTTGTCATAACTTTTGACCTCCTGTTATCTTGTGTATAATTCACTTGTTAGCATGGTCAAATAGTCAGATGATTCTGATTTAGAATCAATTTTCACATCTTCACGTAAATTGTGAATTAGTGATCGTATAGTATAGTTTGGAGTGCCATTTTCTATACTATACTCATATGATACTAAATATTCATATGCATTTTCGGCTATCTCCTTTTCAGTAAAACAGCCCTTCCAAGTATCATTGCAATATTTTGCTAAATCGTAGAAAAAGCTATAATCTAACATTGTGCTACCTCCTGTTTACCTGTTATATTTATTGTTTCTCTTTTTTGCTTTCATTTTTGCAAGCCATTGTATGAAGTCAATTCAAACACTTTTAACTACTACTTGCTAATCAGGTACAAGCCTTTCACGTTTGCCCGTTAAATTTATGTCCTGTGCTTCAATGCCTTGCAAAGTCAAAACAAAAAAGTAAGTATTTAATTGATATAAGATTAACTCTGTACTTACTCGAAAAAGTTTGGTCATCACAATCTTTTATTTATCTGACTTTTGACTGTCAGTGGAAATTGTTATGTACAATCATGTATATCATCACTCCCTTTTGTGGAATCAAGGTTAATTTGTTGCAATCCGTAATTTGTAACTTGCTACTTCACAAGTTATATGTCAAATTAATTACAATCATATCTTTCATCACTCCTTTGTTTTTTGCTGTATGTTTTTATATACCGTAATTGCCAACGGTTGAGTGCTCCACTCATTTTTATACTTGCTTTTGCTATCGGTTAGTTTTTGCAAGTGAGATACATTTGTATTACGGGAGTGTCTCCCCCGATTTCTATTTTGATATACCAGATAGAATTATATAGATGACTGGTATGGTATAGGCAATACCGCTATATTCAATTTTTAATTTTGCCTTATGTATCAACTTGTGTCAGATTATAAAACTTACATTAAGATATAGGACTTATTGACTCTGCCCGTATCATATTTTTAATGGTCTTATTGACTCTGCCATCAAAAACTGTATTTTGTTTTTTATCTCTGTCCCTCTGTTGATGGTATTACTATACCATAAGGTTTACCTTATTGCAAGCGTTTTTATAAGGTTTACCTTATTTCAGCATTATGCACTATTTACTGTTATTGTAAGGTATACCTTATTGTTAATTATGCACTATTAATAATGGAAATATTGACAAAAGGCATGATAAAATGGTATTGTTATATACTACCTTTTTGCTTATTAGAAAAGAGAATGTATATACATATAATAAGAAAAGAGGTAAAAAATATTATGGCAATGACAAAAAGTCAGATTGAATATGAAAAGAAAAGAATGAAACAATGCGCAACTTATACTGTCAAGTACACACCAAAAGAAAGACAGGAAAGTAATCGTATTGATGCATATTTGAAAAGTACAGGTATATCTGCTAATGCTTATATTAAGATGCTCATACAACGTGATCTGGACAGTAAGAACATACCATACACACCAGATGCATCAACGCAGCATGACGATATTTAGGTATTATATTAATAGTTGTATATCATATAAAAGATAACTTTTTCGCACATATAATAGGAAATAACACAAACAACCTATTGTGATCTGTATAACCTGTTATCATACGTGAAATATACAGATAGCGTTATAACTTTGTATTTGACGTTTTAAGACGTTTTAACACTTATATGGTAATTATATCGGGTTATGCGCTTAAAGTCGTTTATATGGCGTTTTACAAGGTTGTTTTTAAGATAGGATGTACAGAAAAGGTTATATCTGGACAAATTTAAAACGTGCAGCATGATGATATTTTTGTATCATTTTAATATATTTTTGTATAATTTTTGAGCGTATTTTTACGTCAAAATGTGCGCTATTTTATGCAATAATATTGTATATTTATACGTTGTTTGTGATGTATTTTTATGCAAAAAATGTATAGAATAGCGTTGTTTTTGTGGGTGGAAATGGGTAAAATATTGCGTTAAACTGTGGGGAAAATTGTCTGATTCGAGTATGTTTTTACCATTTATTTAGTGTGATTTTTATGCGATTATGAGATAATTTTATCTGATTTTATGTGGTATTTTATGTCCTGTTTTGAGATGACTTTATTGTGATCTGCTGTTATATTTTAATGCCTGGATGGTGTTAGAATGCTGTATTTATAATGGTTTTAGAGAATGTAGATTGTATAATATGGTGTGGTTAGTATGAGTATATTGTGTGAGTGTTTATGTGGTATTATGTTAGATTGTATGAGTATGTATTGTAGTATATTGTATGGTGTATCAGAGGTATTATAATAGTAGTATTATGTGATATATGAGCGTGTAATGTATGATATATCATAGATGTATATTGTAAGTTATATGTATGGTTATGTATGATATATAATGTATATTATATTGTATATTATGATGTATATTATTGTGGGTGTATGTATTGTTGTTTGATGGTATTGTATGGATATATTGTGTTATGTTGATATGATTTATATTGTATTTGGGGATGTGATCTTGTCTACTGTTGTGCGTCCAGATGGTTTTATTTCGTCCAGATTTTTGTATTATGTGAGTGTGTTACAATTTTTGTGTTACATTTGTGTATTATGGTGTAGTGGTGTGATTTTGTCCAGTTTTGTCCATATTATATTATTGTAGTACTTATGTAGTATTGAATACTATGTGTAGTTGTATTGTTTTCTATATTATGTAGTTATTGTATTTATAAGGTGTGGTTATTAGTATTATTAGTTGTGGTTATAAATGCCATTATACATAGTCGCATGTATTGGCGAACAAAATTGACCGATAGTCATTTATTCACGTTTTTTCGCTCATTTTCTCTTGTTTTCTCTTATTTTCTCACTTTTTCTTTTTTCGAGTATACTATAATAATATTTACAATTGTCTATACAATTAAAATCTCCCGTCCCCCGTGATCCTGTCCAGATACCCGATAAAATTTTAGTTTCATCACACTAACTTTTGTCTGTCTGGTATATCGCCCCTTGTTTTTATCCCTGTCAAAAAAGTCAAATAATAACAAAACTTGACTTTTTTACACTTCCCACAAAAGTGCAAAAGTTAGTTTTATTCAACAATAGCAAGGCTTTTCGGGAATTGCATATTACACTATTTTAATCCGATTTTATGATCCTGTTTTATAATGTATACCAGTAGGACGGGGATAGTTTACATTTGTAATTTTAATATGATATTGTCATATCCACTGATGAGTTCAACTCACACTACTCGTCCAAAAATCAAAACTGGTAATCAATCCACAATCCATCATCCCACACTCACCACCAGTAGAAAAATTTCTCATCCTCATACCACCTCATAAATTACACCAAATCTACACACAATTCACCAAAATAATCAAAATGAGTTCGAGACTGAGTTCGACCGCACCCTTACATATCAACACAAAATAAATTTTCTGACAATTCTAAATCACCAATTTCATCCAAAATTACCTACTCCAAATCACAATATCCCTTGCAAAATCTAACAATTTACGAAGTCCTCTCGAAGTGATACGAATGTGATCACAATTACAATTTCATTAATTTAATAATTTATCATTCTGCAATATCCCAAATTCCCTTGCCACATCTACCCAAAACGTAGCAATCACTTCCTATTAAAAGCGCACATCACTCTCCCATCTCAATCAAAATCACCATCCAAAATACCTATCTCGAAGTCCATAATCTCACATCATCAGGAAATACCCATCTAAATTGTGTCAAACTTTCACACAATTCTAATCACAAAAATTCATTCAAAAATACATCACAAAAAATTTTGAAATGCCAAAGTGACACTTCAAGATACAATCATTTCAATTTCATATTAATCTCATATCATCTGCAACTCTAAAATCAATTCTATGCTCACTATCTTAATGTACAACTTAAAATAAACATCACAACTACCCTCACCTGAACAACTTAGCATTTGCACATTATAATTTTCAAATTAAATCTACATCATATAATCTAGAATAAAAATCTCAAGCAGCATCTCAAACAGAGAATATTAGATAAAAAGATAAGTGGGGGATACTTTTACATTCACAAAAAATCACTACTCTCATATCCCACCTATTCCAAAATTTTCACCGACTAAAAATAGATCCTATTTATTTCAAATGGAGAATCTATACCCTGTAACATACAAACCAAATATTTCAATCTACAAAGAGAGAAATAATTATTATCAAAATAAAAAGGAGATTTTGCAAATGATTACGCAAGAAACTAAAACTTTTATTCAATGTGAAACAGAATATTACTTTTATGAAAACGGATTATATATTGATCCAATGTTACTGATATATCCATTAGTAACAGAAAACTATTCTTATCATCACTATAAGCAAGAATTAGATAACCATATTAAACATCTTATACGATATTTAATTTTAATTAATATTTTAAGCCAAGTAAAATACTACTAAGGAGATTATACAAATGACATATCCAGAAATTAACACATTAACATCACCATTATTCTGTTTACCAATTAATAAACCAATCATCTCATATTCCACTTACATAAGAAATAAACATAAAGATTTAGATTGTAATTATTGGAGAGTACATACATCTTATGGATATATTGAATTTGATTCACAACATTTCTATGGAATATTCAATCATCATAAAAGTAATAACATTCTTTCATCGGCAACATTATCAAAAATCACAACCATAACAAACAAATATTTTGCTGATAAGAGAATATACATACCAGGAATAACACCAAAATCATACTTCTATCCCTCGAGAGGAAACGGTAAATCAATCAGAGAATTGCGTTATTTCATGAAACTAATATCAGATTCAGAAAAGAGCCAGTTTTCATATAACCCATATTCACCGGAATACACAGTGCAAAATTATAAATCTGGTATGGAGAATTTATATAAGAAGATAATATCTGAAAAGATACTGAACTCATATGAAACACAAAATAACTCTACAAAACAGAGAAGTAATAACAAAGAAGAAATGAGCTGCTTACAAATTATTGCCGATAAAAACAATACAAATAAGAAATTTCACAAATAAAGGAGATTCACCATTATGAGAAAATCAAAAGACGACAAAAATAACACAACTACTACTATCACACCATTGACATCTAATGAGACACCAATTGAGATTGCATTACAGATTGATAAAGATGGAATGACAACGGCAAGTAAATTATATGCTTTCTTAGAATTATTACCATCAAATTTTGCTAGATGGTGTAAGAAAAATATCGTAAATAATAAATTTGCAACTGAAAATGAAGATTATTTCCCGTTCATCATGCAAGAAGAACGAGATAAACCAAAAAATCCAAAACCAAAAACAGACTATAAACTTACATCTGAATTTGCAAAGAAACTTTCAATGACAGGTAACACTGAAAAACATGAGCAAGCAAGAAATTATTTTATTGCTTGTGAGCAAGGATTAAAAATCGCTACCGCTAAATTACAGGCAAGAAATGATGATATTCAAGCTTTAGCACAGAGTGTAAATAATCTTGTACAAAAGATTGATAATAAATTTGATTCATTAGAAGCTAGAATATCTACATTAGAAAACACTACCCCAAAATCATTACCAAAGAAACAACGGTTTACATACTGGCAATCCAAGATGTTTCCTAAATATCAAGCATTAGCAGAATATTTTGAAATCCAACTGAAAGATCTTTATAAGAATCTATATAGAGAATTTCAGAATATGTATCCTGATATTGAGCTAAACCAGATTGTAGATGATTATTGCTACGAGAATAAATTAGAAACTTGTTACACCTTAGACGCAATAGAACACGATAAAACTGTAAGAGTATTATTTGAGCAGTTAGTAGATACTCTTTTGGAGAAATATGATTTAGTACTTCATAAAGAGAAACTTGTAGTGTCAACAATTTTTGACACAAAATAATTATCCTTTGTGAGAGCAAATAAAAATACACCAAAAATCAATTTGAAGGGAGAAACACATAAATGTCCACTAAGACCATTACAATTGAAAATCGCAGTCCAAAATATAATAGATTACTGAAAAACTTAGCAAATCAATCAACTGATACTATCCTGGAATGGAAAACGTATTTCAAAAAATGTAAAGTAAATCCAAAATATAACACTGACTATTTCATAATGGCTATTCAAGTGTGTGAAGATATTCTAAAAGAAAGAAGAGAGAAATAATACATATGACCGATTTAGAAAAGAAGCTAAACAAGATTTACAATTATGCCGATTTAATTCATTCAGAGAATCTACTAATACTATCAATTATCGGCTCTCTGTTAAGAGAGTCTGATAAACCAGAGATTGAAAAGTGTATTAAGACTTATATTCAGCAAAGAGAAAATATTCAAAAAGGAGTATATGAAGATGATGTTGAGATTACACAATAATGCAAGCAAGATGTGGTTTTTAAAATATATTTTATTTATGAATGTAATGAATAAATAAAATATATTTTGTCTGTCTTATTAAAAAGTAGTATATCTTCTTTCTGTTCAGTTTAGGACATCCAGTTGATGTCTAATTTCTAAAATTGAAAATCATACAGCACACAGGTGTCGTAAACTGAACGCTCGTATAATATGTCCAAGTCAAAAGGAAGGTGAATATTATAAACAATTATAAAGTATATATACATACAAATTTAGTTAATGAAAAAAAATATGTTGGGATTACTCAACAAGCAGAAAAAGAAAGATGGAGTAATGGTAATGGATATAGAGAAAACAAAAAATTTTATAAAGATATTCAGAAATATGGATGGAATGATGGATTTTCACATGAAATTATAAAAGAAAATATCAGTTACAAAGAAGCAAGAACTTTAGAGAAGTTTTATATATTAAAATATGATTCAGTATTGAAAGGATATAATAATTCTAATTTTAATTTGGGTATAGCGTTTCAATTTGATTTTGATGATATTGTTCCAATAAACAATCCATATGTTGAGAATAAACACAAAGAATATTTTACCAGAGTTCCAAATAGCTTTATTCAGGTAGACATTAAAAAGAAATATCATTTACATAGAATTTTTTATCTTATATATATCTTAATTGATAAACATAGAAGTTATGAAGATCAATCATATATTGTAATTTCGGAGATATTCAATTTATGTAAATATAAGCAAACAAAACACAAACCTAAAATATTTTTTGAAATAATCAAATGTTTATTGTTTTTACATGAAAGTAACATGATTAATATTACTTCTGATTTTGATATTCATAGTGTTGGATATAATGAATGTATTCAAATGGATATTATACCAGAGAATTTTGACGCAACAGATAAATTCTCAAAAATTACATCTTCGCAGCTTGACTTCATAATGATGAGTGAATCAAGTATTAATAAAGAGAATATATTAATGGTATTCCTTTATATCAATTCTTATATTTTCATTCGTCCAAAGAATAAAAATAATGAAGAAATAATAAGTGATCCGAAATCTAAACCAGAAGCATTTTTTCGCAGCATGGAAAGTATGGCAAAAGAATTGGCAATTTCAAAAGATACATTAAATCAATGTATTCAATGTTTAACTTCTTCTAGCGAAAACCAAAAACCTCTTTTGATAAAAAGAGAAGTAGGTAGTATACAACCAGATCCTAAAAAGCCACCACAAAATGTTCCAAATATCTATGTACTTAATAAAGAAGGATATGAACAAGAAATTGAATGGGCTATTTTAAAGATGCTAGAAGTATATAATGTAGATTCATTTGGAGAATTAACAGGTAAGGATGTGAAATAAATTTGACGGATAGAAAGGACGTTGATGATACACATGATTGAATAAATAAAAAAGAGAATATACATATATAACTATTAACCAGTATCACAAAAAGGAGTGATGCAATTATGAATTTTAAATCAAAGGAGAACATTAAATATGACAGAAACAGAAAACAGAAAAAACCATGAATACAGCTATAACAAAAGCTATAACAAATATTATACTATGCCAAGCAGAGAAGAATTACATAGAGGATATAGTGGTTGGTTAAACAATGCGGATTTCATTATGTCAAGAGGAAATAATCAAAAACAATCCAGAATTGCAGAAAAAATTGCATCCGATTGGCGATTCGATGAACAATGCCATAAAAATATTCTTAGTAAAGAAAGAGAGAAAAACAATGACTGAAAGAAATTTTGATAACAATAATGAAAATTGTATTGAGTTTTTATCTGGTGAACGATATGCCGTTGCAACTTTTACAAACAGGAAACATATCACTCGTTTGAAGAAAATTTATGCTGAAAGAAAAGATGAGATTAAATACTTTAGAGAAAATAAAGATGGTAGTATTTGTGTGAAATTTCCTCTTAAATGGGTAAAGATAAATCCTGGCTCTATACCTGATCCAAATAAACCCAAAAAAGTATTAACAGAAGAACAAAAGGAAAAATTGATACAGAATTTGCAAAAATATCGTGAGTCTAAAAAGAAATAGTATATACCACTACTCTCTTATGTTCAGTTTATCGTAAAATTATAAAGAAATGATAGTCAAATTTCAATTCTACGGTATCTATGGTTAAGTTGTTCCACCTACAACTTAAAATCGAAATTTACCCAAAATTTATCAATATATATATTGAGAATAATTAAATAAGGAAAATATGATGAGAAAAATTGATTACAAATATTTCTCAAAAGCCAAGCAGATTGCACAGGTGTCTGATTTTCCAAAGGTACATATTGGATGTATCGCTGTTTATCAGAATCGCATTATCGGAATTGGTTGTAATACAAATAAAACCCACCCAACCCAGAAGTATTATAACCGATATAGAATAGATGACAACGATTTTGATAATTCTGAATCACTTCTACCAAAACTCCACGCAGAAATTAATTGCATAAATCAACTGAAACATTTGAACATTAATTTTTCAAAGGTGAAGTTGTACATATACCGCACTAGAAAAGATATTGTGTGTGGAATGGCTAGACCTTGTGCAAGCTGTATGCAAGCAATAAAGGATTTAGGGATTAGAGAAATATATTATACGACAAATGATGGTTATTCATATGAAAAATTAGAGAAAGGATGTGTTGCTTAATGGTGTGCGCAGGTTGCCACATGAGTTATTGTCCATCAACGTGTCCTGATTATATTCCTGAGAATGCAACCCACTACTGCTCTATTTGCGGTAATGGAATTTATAACGGTGAAGAATATATAAGGAACGATGGTGATTATGCTCATTGGGAATGTATTACTGGAAAGAAAGACTTAGCTGAATGGTTAAATTATGAGATTGGAATTATGGAGGAAGATTAAAAATGAACGATGTAAATATTGGTGATATTCATTTTTTAGAAAAATGGGGCGTATGCAAATACAATGATGTAGATGACTCAAAATTGTATTCATGTACCAACTGTGAACATTTTGAAAATTGTATGGATGATGCTAATTTTGCATATGTAGGTTACGAAATGTTTTGCGATTCTATTGTTGGATGTGGATATGATTCAATGGATGAATTTTGGGAATGCAATGGTATTTAATGGGGGTATAAATGTTAGACACGCAAATTAATATGTATAGTGTAGATACTGGTCATTTTTATAGTAATTCAGAAAAGTATCTTCACGAAATGAATTGTAAATATCGAAGAGAACGAAACTATATTAGTAATAAACTTGATGGAATTAAAAAAGATTTTAATACTATTGGATGTTCTGATGATACATATGAGTTGATTAAAAAAGATATTAAATATATTTTGAGTGATAGAGAAAAAACATCAATAACCGATATGGATCAATTTAATCAGCTCAGAAATCAACTAAATTATTGGAATCATTTAATTGCACATAAAAGAAAGAAAGCTAATGAATCAAAAGAGAAATTGTTAAAAATTCTTGCAACTAAGGTTTATGAAAAAGAGAACACTACAAAACATAATGAAGAAAATGAAATAAAAAAAGATATACCATTGCGATATTTAAGACAAGAAGAATTGAAAGATACAAATGTTATTTCAGTTTTTGAATCTTCTCTTACCAGAACTATTGGAATTAAAAAAGATGAACTTACAGATGCTCTTATCGTAGTGCAGGTTTATTATTTCGATGTTTTTAAAGACTTATCTTTTTATGGTTTTATGTATAAAGGTGAAAAATATAGATATTTTACATCATCAGCAGGACAAATTCGTAAAAAGAAAGCAGTTTTTATAAAAGAATCTGTATGGAATCAGGTAGAAAAAACCGTAATGTGTGGATTAACGATTGATAAAATCAATTCTAAAGGTGGTAATAATGTTAATAAACATTTGGCTTACATGGCATTAGCAAATTCAGCAACAGATCAATGGGTTGATTTTGATATTGATAGATGTATCGTAATTGACGATTTTGAAACTAATGTTCCTGGTACATTTGATTTTATAGATGAGACAGATTATTCAATTGAAAGAAAAACTGGTTTAGTGCCAATTCCACACACTGATGGAGCTGGAATGATCTTACCATGTCTTATGAATAAAAATACAATGTTTCGTGCGCCGTGGATAAAAGGATTGCTAGGTGTATTTGATTTTGTAAAGTTTATAAAAGTAAACAACTACTCTCCTATCATCAAAGATATATATGGTAAAGAACACGATGTCATCGAAGAAAATATTCAAATTATATTTACAAAGAGTCAGTTTAAAATGTACAAGTTCTATGATTCATGGGATGAATACAAAACATACTTTAAAAAATATAATTGTCAAGCTGGTAGATGTAATACAGAAGAAGATAGAGTTAAAAATGCAAAAATCAACTATCAGATGTTGCAAACTCTTACCAATATATCGGATGAAGAAATATTACTTTTAGCATCTAAGTCAATCGAAAAGATTACTAATATATGTACATCAGAAAAAACAATGATGGAAGTATTAGGAATTACCCCATATAACGATAATATGACACCGTTTCAAAAAGCGGTTAAAATATATCCTGCGTTATTAAATGATACATATGCAAAAGATGTTATTAGAGAAGTAAAAAATAGTCTTCTCAAACAATATCGTAGTGGTCGATTAGACATTAATGGGAAATATACATTTTTACTTCCTGATTTTTATGCCGCATGTGAATATTGGTTTGGACACATTGAAACCCCAACAGGATTATTAGCAGATAAAGAAGTATTTTGTTGGTTATTCAAATATTATGATAAATTAGATTGTCTTAGAAGTCCACATTTATATAAAGAACATGCTATACGATTTAATGTTGCCAATAAAGTATACGGAGAAAGAGTTGAAAAAATCAGAAAATGGTTTACAACTAATGCCGTTTATACCAGTACATATGATTTAATTAGTAAGATTCTTCAATTTGATGTTGACGGTGATAAATCTCTTGTTGTAGCTGATCAAGATTTTATTCGTATTGCTGAAAGAAATATGAATGGTATTGTTCCATTATATTATAATATGCAAAAAGCAAAACCAGTCGAGTTGAATAATAAAAATATTTATGCAGGATTAAATGCTGCATTTACTGGTGGAAATATCGGCATTTATAGTAATAATATTTCAAAGATTTGGAACAGTGACATTTTCATTGACGGTACAGATGAAGAGAAACAACATGCTATTAATTGTGTAAAGCGATTATGTTGTCAGAATAATTTTGTTATTGACTTCGCCAAGACACTATATAAACCAGAGTTTCCAAAAGAAATATCTGCACAGATTAAGGAATTTACTAATAAAAAATTACCTGCATTTTTTGAATATGCAAAGGATAAAAAAGTTAGTGAGGATGAAAATAAGACTCAAGTAGAAAAAAGAAATGGAAGTTTTGTAAATAAACTTTATAGCGTAATTCCAAATAAGGCAATTAACACAAGGGGATTACAACTTGGAAAACTTGATTATCATAAAATGATGAGCAATGTTAATACAACTTGTAAAAAAGAAGTATCTGATTTATATGATGAATTAAATAAAAAGTACAGGTACAAAATCAATATGAAAGATGAATATATTGATAATCTGAGATATGTTGCTTGTCAAATTCGAGATGAATTTTCAAAGTTTGGCTATTCAAATGAAGAATTAACAGACATGCTTGTTAAATATTTATATGGAAATAACAAAAGATCAAAACAATTATTTTGGTTTTGTTATGGTCAATACGTTGTAAAAAATCTTGAGTCTAATATTCCTATAAAGAAAACTAAATTTATTCAGTGCGTTGATTGTGGAGAATGGTTTGAGGTTGATATAAAAGATACTAAATCCTGTCGATGCGAAGAATGTCAATTAAAAGAAAAGCGTAGAATTGATAGAGAATATCGTAGAAAAAAAAGAATGTCGATTTAGCAAAAACACCCATTGCGCATGGGCGAAAACATTTTACCAAAAATAAAAACACCCATTGCGCATGGGCGAAAATATTTTTTCATTTGTGGCTATATGGAGAGCATACCACAACAGCAACTACGCTGAAATTACAAATGAATATGCTCAATAAAACGATCGTAAACAGATGGGAGGAATAATATTATTTGACGATTAATCAAGAAAATATTATCAAAGAGATTTCAAAAAAAGAAGATATAGATATAGCGACAGTCCGAAAAGTTTTCAAATCGGCAGAGGGTATTATTTTCGACTATTTATCTTCTACTACTCCCACTGATAAAACAGTGGTTAAATTATTGGACGGATTGAGTTTGGAATGTAAATATGTTCCATCACAAGAAATTCATAGATATGAAGATATTCAATGTGATGAAAAAATTTGGGTAAAGCCAAAAATCACACGACATTATAACAGAAAACTCAATGGTTATTTTGAAAATTAGTTAAAAAGGAGAAATCTTAGTTTCTTATGAATATCTGAGAGTATCTCGATAGAAATACAGTTATGATTAGTTTGGCGACTAATTGGTATATAATCGGCGGTTGCACTGATTCTTCCCCTTTCGCTACAGTGCTTCCGTTGATTAAAAATATAACAATGCGGATTAGAGAAGTAGTTAACTCGCTTGGCTCATAACCAAGAGAACATTGGTGCAAATCCAATATCCGCTATTTGATGCGTTTTATGACGCATCATAAATTTTACAATGTTATTGTTACGATTATGTGGCTTGACACAGATAGTATATCGTGAGGTATATAAAGATAGATTTACACCCTATCGCTATAGAAATATAGTCAATTCAAGCAAAACTGACATACCAGTAACTCAAAAGGTTGCGTTTCGCAATTGAGTCTATGCGGAAATAGTATGTATTATAAGGAGCGATAAAGTGATTTAGGGGCGACCGCTGAGAATTACTTTTTGACCGCAAATCAGATAGCTCATGCAAACTTATATGCATATAATGGTGAATCAGGAGGATAAATAGTGCGAGAAATTATTAATCGAGTGCATTATCCATTTATATGAGTATATTACTTATATGAACGTTTAGTAGGGATTATAACTGAAAGACATGAAGGTGTGATGTATTTTTGTTCTCAAAAGGAATGAAAGCGTCTGGTGTAGCACATCTTCTGTAACTTGGACTTAAACTTGTTGTAAAAAAGTAGAATAATATTATCGGGAATGGTGGAATGCCGTTTACGTTTAAAAGGTAAAAGAATATTTATATACTTAAATATTACATACAAAGCGAAAGTCTACACCTCTACATGGTGAAAACAACCTAATTCCATAGTACTTATAAGAGTATAATATGGACATTAATAAGTCTCGCAAGACTTTGAGATGTTTGATCGAGTTTGCACAGTTCTCTTAGCGGAGATTTATAGCACGGCGGTGTTAATGGAATAATAAAATCAGAGTAGTCATGTAGTAAAAGAGAAATGCCACTCTTTCAAAAAGGCGGTTGTGGAAGTTTACTATATATGCGTAAGGTATATAGTGGATACGGAAAGAACTCATAATGTTCTAAAAGAACTTCTGTATAAATGTGTAATCTCAGCATTTATAATAATAATAATGATATATAGCTCAATTGGTTAGAGCGATTGTTTCCGTATGGATTTGGTAGATTTAGGTTCAAAGCCTAATATATCAATTAAGCCAGGAATAATCAAACTCTCTTAAATATACTGGCGATAGGGGACGTTGTGAGATGTCCCCTAAATGAGTTAGAAAGTTGGTAAATTATGTATGTAGAAAAAGATGGAATACCTTATATGCATGATAATGAAAATAAAATCAAAGATAAAATTTTGACAATTCTCTCACATGAAGAATTCACTTTAGCTACAACAAAACATCTTTTTGATAGAATTATTCAAGAAATTAATGAGAATAATAAAATTAATTTATAAATTTTCAGATTGTTCTTTTCTTCTTTGATCATTAAGTTCAGAAATTTCGTTGAATGCTTCTGTATATGCTTCCATATACTTTTTAACGAATGTTTTTACTTGAAGTGGTTGAGAACCAACAGAAGCACTTCTTTTAGCTACATAATCAGCTAATTCTTTAATTTGATTAAGATCTAAAGTTGTATCTCTCATTTGTATACATCCAATGGATTTTTCTTACAATTATACAACTTATGATGCGATTATTCAATATTTGATTATAAAAATCCAATAATGAGTGTCGATTATTACGTTATTCGACTAATAAAATATGTTTTAATAGTATGTTTGATATATCATAAAAATACATCACCGCTACTACTCATGGCGGTTGGATAAAATTAGTACAGGTGGCAGAGTCAGGTTTAATGCGGATGCCTTGAAAGCATTTGATGGATAAAACCATCCGTGGGTTCAAATCCTACCCTGTACGTTACTCTCCTACTTGGAGAAATAAATGCAAAGGACGTGAATTGTTATAAAAGCAATTAGTAAAAAAGAAATGGAATATCTTATGAAGAAAGGGTTTAAGTTTCATGAAGACATTTTTAAGACATATAGTGGTAAGAATAAATACTACTATAGAGAATGTAATGCTATTAATAAGGCATTAGATGATTACCATAATGGATTAAGTGTTGTGGAATATAAATAGTAGAAAAGCAAGATAAAATATATAGGAAAGGTGGTAAGTTACCATCGGAAAGAAAAAGCATGAAGTAAACATTGAAATTATAGGGGGCAATGCGGAAGGAGTTACTGGTAGTTGTACTAGGATAAAAACTTCTAATAGTTGTTATCTTTTTGAATGTGGGATGATTCAAGGTGAACACACTGTATTAGAAAATTATAAAGCTAATATGAAATATATTCAAAAAATACGTCCACAAGAATTACAATATATTATTATCGGACATGTTCACCAAGATCATATAGGGATGATTCCGACATTATATGCTCGTGGGAAATGTAATGCGAAAATTATTGTTCCAAAAGGATCTATTTCTATTTTAAAAGAAATGTGGCTTGATAGTAGTTTTATAAATTGTCGTGATGTTGAAGTCATAAATTTGAAAAATGATAGAAATTATGAACCATTTTATACAGAAGATGTGGTATATAAAACCCTTGAGTATATTGAAGAAATTGATTCTGATAAAATAGTTTCTTTATCTGATGAATTAGCCATTCGATATACAGATGCAGGTCATATATTGTTATCAAAACAATGTGAAGTGTATATAAATGGTGGTTCTCGTACAAGAAAAATATTATTTTCTAGTGACTTAGGAAATATTTCTACACAAGACACAAGAGTTTTTGTTGAAAATTTTAAACCTGTTACATCGGCAAATATTGCAATTATGGAATGCACATACGCAAGTAAAGAAAGACAATGTACAAAAGAAACATATAAAAAAGATGTCACAAAAATAAAATCAGTTGTTGAACAATATTGTATTGATAATAATAGTCGTGTTTTAATTCCATCATTTTCTCTTGATAGAACACCATATATCTTGTGGATTTTATACTCATTATTTGGCAAAGATGAAAATTTTAAAATACCAATTCTAATTGACAGCCCGTTGGCTAATAGACTTTTAGATTGTTATTCTTCTATTTTAGATGGAGAGAAAAAAGAATTATTTGATGAAATAATGTCATGGAATAATATCAAAAGAGTTATTCAACCAGAATCCAGTAAAGCTGCTATTGCAGATAAAAGTGCAAAAATTATTTTAAGTAGTTCTGGAATGTTGACAGCAGGACGGTCTGTAAAATGGACACAAAGTATTTTACCAAATGAAAATGACTGTATATTATTTATGGGCTACTCAGGCGAAAATACGTTAGCTTGGAAGATAAAATATGGGAAAGACCATAAAACAATTAATATTAATGGTAAACCTTATAAAAATAAAGCACAAATTTACGATTTGAAATCGTTCTCAAGTCATATGCAAAGAAATGAGATGCTAAATTATTACAAATCTATCAATTGCGAGAAGATTTATTTAGTTCATAGTGATTCAAATAAAATAGAATTTAAACATGACTTAGAAAATGCAATTGCAGATTGCTTAAAATCTACAAAAGTTGTTGCCGTTAATAGCGGAACAAAAATTTCATTATAAAAATATTACGAAAATCGAGGTATTATAGCCTATGACAAATAAAAAAAAAAGCAGATACAGCATATCTTGATATTGCTATTCCACAAAATGCAGAAAACCTTCAATTACCAGATCCATCTCTACTTCAATTTTATAAAAATTACGAAAATAGAATAATCTGGATTGACGATGAGATTACCACTATGACATTGGAATATGCCAAAATGATTATGCAATGGAATTTTGAAGATAAACAAAAGAACATTCCTATTAATGAACGTACTAAAATTAAAGTTGTATTCTTTAGTCCTGGTGGAGATTTAGAAGTAAATAATTGTCTTGTTGATACAATCTCACTTAGTCAAACTCCTGTCGTTGGAGTAAATGTCGGTATGGCGGCTTCAAGTGGATGTTTTATTTATCTTGCTTGTCATGAACGACTAACTCTACCTTCTGCTGAATTCCTCATTCATAAAGGAGCAGGACAATTTAGTGGTTCTTATAATGATGTAGTTGCTGCTATTTTAAATTATCAACGACAAATTGATGAACTTGGTAAATTTGTATTATCCAGAACAAATATACCAGAAGATATATTCTATGAAAACTTTGAAAATGACTGGTATCTATCTGCAAAAGAAGCTATCGAGTACAAAGTAGCAGATAGAATTATTAAAAGTTTAGACGAAATTATCTAGGAAGAGTGGTTATCACTACTCTTCTATTTTATTGCAAATATATAAATTTCAAGGAGAAGAAAACATGATCAAGATTAACGAAATTAAAAGTAAAACCACTCCACGTAAGAAGAATATTCAGCTTAAAAATATTTCATTACATGATCTAAATCTTATTGATACAGATACAGGTGAAAACATTACTCAAGAAGTCATTGATGCCTTACCAGAAGGAACAGAAACAATTGACTTCAATATTAGTGTAGAACTTCCAGAAGAAGAATAAGTTGGGTGGTGGATGATATAAATAAAGTTGAGTTTTTAGAACAACAGCTAGATTTATTAAAACGTAAACAGAAAGATTCAAACATTGAATGGCAAGATATCGCTGATTTCAGATCAGATTACAATGGGGAATCTGAACATAGAGATACTATCCGTAAAGGAAGTAAACTTTTGTATGAATACTTAGATGCAGGATGGGTACATGAACCAACATCAATGAGTATTTCTGAATCTGATGAAATTATTAGATTAAAGAAAGAACGTCAGAAATTATCTGACGCAAGAGTTGAATATAATCGTCAAATTAGGCAAGAAGCTCGTAAGGAATCTTATTCTGAAATGATTAAAAGAATTATTTGTGAGAATGTAGAGCCAACTGATTTAAAAGTACAATATCATACTTTTAATAGTAATACTGATTTATTGGTACATCTCACTGACATTCACACAGGAATTGAGATTAATACTTGGAATAATACATTTAATCAAGATATTCTAAAAGAACGAATCGAAAAATTCACATCCGAAATTCTTAAAATTAGAGATTTACATAAATCTGAAAATTGTTATCTAGTCATCGGTGAAATTCTATCTGGCATTATCCATAATAATCTTCGGTTGCAAAACAACATGGATTTAATGGAACAATTCAAATATATTTCAGAATTAATTTCTGTAATGTTAATTAAAATTGCAAATCATTTTAATCATATTTATGTATATGTTACACCTGGTAATCATTCAAGAATTTCTCCTAAGAAAGAAGATTCTTTAGATGGAGAAAATATGGATGTATTATTGCCATTTTATTTAAAAGCAAAATTACAAAATATAAATAATATTGATATTTGTGAAAATAATATTGATCCTGAAATTGCAATGTTTAATATTCGAGGAAATAATGTCTTTGCGTCACATGGTCATAAAGATAATCCTGCAAGTGTTGTTCAAAATTTTACAATGATGTTTGGAATTAAACCAGATATTGTGTTATTAGGACATAGACATTTAAACGGGCTAACTACTGTATATAATGCAAAGGTTATTGAATCAGGATGTTGTTCAGGAACAGACCAATATGCAATGTCTATTAGAAAAACTAATCGTCCTGAACAGACTATATCTGTTGTGGGACAGGATGGTTTAGTTTGTTTATATGACATTCAATTGGATTAATTGATATGGAGAGTACACCGCTACTCTCCTATTTTAGTATAAATATATAGAAGAAAGAGGTTTTATAAATGACAAAAATTGAATTTGTAGATGCAGTCGCAAAAGAAACAGAATGGACAAAAAAAGATTCTGAGGAAGCTATTAATGCTGTAATTAAAGTAATTACAAATGCTTTGGTAGCAGGTGAGAAACTTTCTATTGTTGGATTTGGAACATTTGAAGTTGTTGAAAGAGCTGAGAGACAGGCTAGGAACCCACAGACAGGGGCTGCAATTATGGTTCCAGCATGTAAAGTCCCTAAATTTAAACCAGCAAAGGCACTTAAAGAACTTATTAATGCGTAATAATAAGAGGACTGATTATATGAATAAAATTCCAACTATTTGTTTTGAAGATATTTATAAATTTTGTGAAGCTATGGATTCTGAATTTAATAGACGATATTATGCATCTAAATCAGATGAATCTATAGATATTTCAATCTTTGCAAAATATGACAATGCAAGAAAAATCATTAATTTTCTTACTGACTATGATTATGAGCTTGCTAATATAAATTTTCATGATCCTGAGATTGATGGATATGAAGATGAATTTATAATTACGTTATGTGCAAGAATCAGTAATCATGATACACCTGAAATCTGGGTTGAGCCTGCTAAACGAAAAGACGGTTATCTTCTAAATGAAGCAGATGCAACTTATATTCTTGACGAATGTAATAGAGCACTTTTACCACAAGTAGAAACTGCTAAAACTTACTTTGTTGAGTTAAAAGAAAATGTTGACGATGAATATGATGATTTTGCAGATGACTTAGAGTTAGGCAATTGTTACGATTGCTGTTGTCATCATGATTGCGTAGATTGTGATATGGATGATGAAGAATATGTAAATGTGACTCTTCCTAAAGAAGATATTGAAACTTTACATATGCTTTGTCGTATTTTTAAAGTGTAATCTATCTTTATAATAGAAATAGATCTCCTTTTAGAGTGTGTAGGTGTCATAGCTTACGCACTCTTTTTATATCCATTGGATTGTTTTGTTCAATGGAGAATTAATTATTGGGTGGGATGGATAATCCCTTAAAGAGTAAATATAGGATGGTTGGTATTCTCCTATCTCTGAACCTCTATAAATATTAACTGGTTGGTCAGTTAGACCAATAAAGAGAATTACAAGCGTAGGCTTATCTCTACCTTCAATTGTATTATTGGAGGAATTTTTAATGAAAAACGAAATCAAAATTAATGGAACTCAAAAATTTATGGGAATGAATATTCCTGTTGTAGAAGGTGGCTTTGGCGAAGATCAAAAAGTCATACTAGCAAGAACTGTAGCTGAAATTCATGGTGTAAGGATGAATGATATACAAGATTTAATCATTCAAAATTATGATGAATTTGAGATTGGCGTTGATATTCTTGATTTGTGTGATGATAATTTCAAAACCGACGCTATCGGTTTAGGATTTGTAACCAGTAACCGACAAAAACATTGTTATCTTCTTTCTGAACAAGGATATGTTTTACTTGTTGGATTCATGAGAACTGATAAGGCAAAAGAAATCCGAAAGAATTTAAGAAGAGAATATTTTACAATGAGACAAATCATTAATTCTGATGAACAACTAACGGCAAATTTATTATTATCAATTTACAAAGGTGGACAAGATGCTGTTGTAGCTTCTAAGAAATTATCAGAATTAGAAGTTGCTAAAGCTACTGCCCCATTAATTCCAAAAGCAGAATATCATGATAATGTTCTTAACAAAGATGGTTTAATTTCTACGACTATTATTGCAAAAGATTTAGGTCTTAGAAGTGCAATGAGATTAAATCAAATTATGAATAAAAACGGAATCATCTGGAAGCAATCTGGTGTATGGAATCCACGTGCAGATTACGCATGGCTCATAACGGAACATTATGCTGATTATCAGAGTTATGAAAACGATAATTCTGCACCTTGTTTGAAATGGACTGAAAAAGGACGCAAATGGATTATTGAAAATTTTGATAGTTGGGCTAAATAAATATTAAGTACATAGAGAGACAGTTTTAATACTGTCTCTTTTATAAAAAATTTATGAAAGGAAGTGAGATTATTGGATGGTAAAATCGCAGATAGATCTGTTGAAATAACAGATGAAGAATGGCAAACAGTAAATGAATTTAATAGAGAAATGGTTGAGGATTATCTTGATAATCAAGCTGACCTTTCTGTAAAAACTTTGCCAGCATATAAATCGGGATTAAGGATTTTCTTTACTTGGGTTAGGGATAATCTCAAGGACAAGAATTTTACAGATATTAAAAAGAAAGAATTTCAAAAATATCTTAATTGGCTAACTAAACGAGGGTTTTCTGATTCTGGTATTAAATTTAAAAAATCTGCTGTAAGTACATTTTGTAATTATGTAATGATGATGTATGAGGAAGAATATCCTACGTTCCGTAATTTCACAATTGGGCTCAAAGTAGTACAAACTGGATATGTTCACGAAAAAGTTCCACTTACACCAGATGAGTATATTAATTTATGTCAAGAACTTGAAAAACGTGAAGAATGGCAAATGTTAGCATATCTTACATTTTCTTACAGTACAGGATGTAGACGTGCAGAAGCTAGACAATTACTCAAGGAAGTTATTGATTATTCTGCAAATGAAAAGAAAATCAAAGTTCTTGATGAAGATGGACATGAGTATGAAACTATTTCAAAACAGTATTTGACTCACACTATTCGTTGCAAAGGAGCATCTCTTGTAGGTAAACCACGTAAACTTAAATTCGGTGATGATGCAATGCAATGGTTGAAAAAATGGATTGAAGTGCGTGGTGAAGATGACTGTCCTTATATGTTTGTAATTAAATCTAAAGATGGAAAAGAAGTTAGACAGGTGAGTGAAAGCACTTTTAATAATTGGTGTCAAGGATTATTTACACAAATTGTTGGACGTAGGGTGCATCCCCACCTGTTCAGAGAATCAAGAGCTACAAACCTTGTCGTGTTTCAGCATAAAGCACCAGAGGTAGCTCAGAAATTACTAGGACATAATCAAGTCACTACAACTTTAGATCATTATATTATTCGTAATGATGAAAATGATGAGTCTGATGAAGCATTTACTGATTGATGTAAAATACCCCCCACATCAAAGCCCGTAGTGTAGACCAAACACACCTATATGGAAACAAGCGCACGACATCGGACTGTCAAACCGCTTCGGGCAAATACCCATCTTTCTATATATTTTTCTTGCTTCATATTTACTCTTCACAGAGACATAACTTTTCATATGATCTCTTCTCCTGAAAGGGCAGTTCACTACTGCCCTATCTTAAAGTAAACTTGTCCTTTACAATATTTTCCAATTGTGATAATGTAAAAATATCAAAAATTGGAGGTGTTGTATATGGAGTTTAACAGAAAGACACAAACTGTCAAATCGTTTGCACGAGATATGAAAAATGGAAAATACAATATGTTCCATAAGTTACAGCGAAAAGAAGGACAATGGAAAAATTATGAGCAGAGCTTATTAATCGACTCAATGCTTCGCAACTATCCTGTTGATCCGATTCGTTCAGAAGAGAAAGAAGATAAAATCAGATATGTATTTGACGGTGTTCAGCGCAGCACAACTATCAGAGATTTTTTAACTGATGGCTTCAAATTAAGTCAAAAGCTGAAACCAGTAGCAATCGAAGGCACTGTATATAACATTGCAGGAAAGAAATTCTCACAGTTGGATGAAGTTGTCCAGGATAAAATTAACGACTATGAAATGATACAGTATATCTTTTCTGATTGTACAGATGAAGATATTCGTGAGATGTTCCGTAGACAGAATGGTGGTAAACCATTATCAAACACTCAGAAGAGAAAATCATTAGAGAGTGATGAAGTTAGTGCAATTATCTTTGATGTTGCGAATCATCCATTCTTTGCAAAAGTATTATCGCCAACACAGTTAAAGAAAGATGTTGCGAATGATATTGTGCGTCAGACACTTATGTTGATTAACACTACAGATGATAATGATTTCACATCATTTAGAGCAAAAGATATTGATTCATTTGTAGAATGGTACAATGAGCATGTTGATGAAAAAGATATTATTTTATTGAAATCTGCTCTGGCATTCTTAGATGAAAAATTTGAAGAAAAACTTAATCTCAAGTCTACTTCTCTTCCAATGATGTTATATGCTGCATATACATGTGTGAAGAATGAAAATGACTTTGATGAATTTGTAAATATTGTGCAGGCATTTGTAAATAGTTATGGTGACAATATGGAATATGTTCAGTATTGCACCAGTGGCACATCTTCTGCTCAGTCTGTTCAAGGAAGATTTAATTACTGGAAGAATCTTTGCAAGGGATTATAAAATATATAGAAACTTAATATTGAAATTTATAAGAAGTCACCTTATTGGTGGCTTCTTTTTGTATACGAAAAATAATATAAATTAAATTTATATTCAAGTGATTTCACACCTGTAAAGTGAGGTTATTACACTCACTAAATATTATAGAAATATAATAACGAAAATATACGAAAATAAAATGGAGATACGAAAATGTATAATATATTAATCAAACATAATGATAGTAAAACACTGTGGCAATTATATGGTACGACCACTTCTGCTGCATCAAATACGGAAACATTTACACCATTCGAGGCAGATAATTTAGAAAATTTAAAAGCAGAAGTTATTCGATTGGATGCAATGTATGGTCATGAAAATATTAAAGTTGTAAAAACTATTGAATATACAGTGGATGTAACTATCTCAGACGATAAATAAGGAGGTGTCAAATAGTGGCAGCTAATCTATTAAAAGTTGGTAATGATCCAAACTCAGCAATCAAAACATTTTGCGTAGATACTATTGAAGAAATTGCAAAACTTCCTACTATGGAACATGGTGCAACAGGTGATTTTGCAAATATTCCTGGTCTTGAATCTCCTGCTCCAATGGGAAGTCAAGCTATTGTAGGAAATGAATCAGGCACAGTGAAAATCTATATGCTGTTTTCATTTGGTTGGAAAGATACAGGCACAGAATAATGGATGTATTATCTTATATTATCGCCAGTAGGCTTCTCTCCTGTTCTGGTGGAAATGGAGCAAATATTAAACTAGATGAAAATGGAAATATTATTACAGATGAAGATGTGATATTATATGTAGATTTCCCTACCGCAAGTTTGATGACTGATGGAGATATATTCTCAGTTGCAAATAGTTATTTAATCGCAAAAATTATTGGTGATGTTGTTGAGTCAAATAAGAAAGCATGGATTTACTCAATGTTGTAAAAGAGTCATTCACGATGATGTGGGTGGCTCTTTTATTATGCAATTTTGTTGTTTCGTATAGAGTGATTATTTCACTCTGCGATTATATTTAAAGGTTTCATAACGACTATTATTCCACCCATAAGCCCAAATAGTCGCTCTATACGAGACAATAAATGAGATATATAAACCGCAGTTTCGCTGAAACTACGGTTTCGACTCCACTTTGCTAATGCAAAGCGGTGTTAGAGATATAGATATTTTACTTTAAAGAATTTTAAACATTACAGGAGGAATTTGTTATGGCAAAAACAAAGAAAACAGTTTATTTAAGTGAAGATTATGGTGTAATTGACACGACAACAGGAGAATTAAAAAGTGAAAGCGGTGATACCGCAAATCTGGTTATGAGAAAAATTACAGTTGAAGAATTATTTGAAGAACCAGAAATAGAAAATAATGAGGTTAGATTTATGGATGATACTACATATATTAGAAGTTTTAGAGGTAATGGTGTGTTATTTCGACAACTATTGACTGCCGAAGAAACTCAGTTAGCATTATTCTTGCAAGATTTTGTATGCTATAACGATTGTATTTTAAGAACTAATGGAAATAAACAAGGAAATCCACTAACACTTGATATGTTGGCAAGTATGTATGGATTAAAATATGATACTTTCAGAAAGATTATGTCATCTTTAAAGAATAAAGAAGTTGTTGCATATCATAAATCTGGAAGTGCAAGTCCAGAGAAAAATAAAATGAAATGTATTACTTTAAATCCTTACATCTTCTGTAGAGGTATGGAAGTTGATAAATGGATTAGTGATTACTTTTCAAATAGTCAATGGGCTAATTTTGAACGTCAGAAAATCAAAAAATATACAAAAAATTAATGATACAATAATATAGTATTAATAGTTAGCGATGCGAAAATTCTTAAAATCGCTTGATAATATTGAATATCACAAAACGCACTTATCCGAAATTTGACTCATTTTCGGAATATTAATGACGGTTTTTTATTTTACATCAAATACACATTAAAGGAGCTTAACATGGAAACAAGAATTGTATTTAAAATTAGCGTAGCAAGACAATTAATCAAACTCGGATATAGAATTATTGATCTAAAACCTCAGAAGAAAAAAGATGGAAATTTAGATTTTACGAGATGTTATTTTGTGTTTAAATACCAGGATGGGCTTGATGATGATATTAGACTACTAATTAATAAATAATTTCGGATTCTCAATGCCTTTGATGGCACTCATATTCCGAAAAAATAGTAGAAACTACTAAATATTTGCAGAAATGATTTTAATATAGTTTCAATATAGGGGACTCAATGTCAAATTCTTGAAAAGTCAATGATCATAAGAGATTTTAAGATTCACAATTTTCCCAAGACTTTAATATTATGGGAAGATTATACCCCAAGATTTATATTATAAGAAAAAATGCTAGAATCCATTGGTACACTTGAAAACCTTGTTCACAGAATGACTACGTTTTATATTTTGTGAACTCATATTATGAAATTTACGGAGAGTGGTTTACGCTGCTCTCCTATTTAATTGGAGAAATATATATTGACTATAAGCGGTTGGCGTTTGTTGTCCTGTCGGTGGGACGTAGTTGAATCTTTAGAGTGAGAACCTTTGACTGATCATCTTAGGTATAGTAGATACTCGCACTACTCTCTCACTCTATTCACTAATGATGTTTGCGAGTGGAAAGCGAGAAATTGAAAATGGATATATTTTACGATGGGTTTAGAACCTGTAAAAAATGTAAAAGAGATTTACCAAATAATAGTTTACACTTCCCAACGGATAAATCTTGTAAAGATGGATTAAGAAGTGTTTGTAGAGAATGCAATCCTAAATATGGTAGATTTTTAGAATTGAATCATAGGACAAATACAAAATGGTCTAATGAAGATTTAGAAAAATTGAAATCCGTTTATAAAGATTACACAAATGAAGAAATTATTAAGAATTTCTTTCCAGACAGGACTTTGAGATCATTAGAGGTAATTGCTCATAAATATAAGTTTAACCATAAGACACAGGAAACAATTGATAGAACTTCTAAAAATGGAGCAATTAAAAATAGTGAAAAACAAAAAGGTAAGATATTCTCAGAAGAACATAAAAGGCATATGAGCGATGCTCAAAAGAAACGATATGAAAGTTTAGAACAAAGGAAAATTGCAAGCAAAAATGCTATCAAACGAGGATTAGGCAAAGGAGATTTAGCACCTCTTTCTAAAAATCCGTTATATGGAGAAAAGAATGGACGTTGGAAAGGTGGATCTAGTGAACTTATTGAACAATTAAGAAGAGATATTATTAATTGGAAGAAATCTTCTGCCGAATTTTGTGATTATAAATGTATTTTTACTGGTGGAAGATTCAAAAATATTCATCATATTATATCATTTAATTCATTAGTTGAACAATCTTTACATGAATTGAAATTAGATAGACGAGAAAACATTTCTCAATACTCTTCTGATGAATACAATGATTTAAAAAATAAGGTTATTGAAGTACATATGCAAACATTTTATGGTGCGTGTATGTGTGAAGAATTACATACTTTATTTCATAAAGAATTTACATATTATGATTCTACTTTAGACGATTTTATAAAATTTTCTGAAAGAATTATTGATGGATATTATGATGATTTTTTTGAAAATAACAATTTGTCAAAGTCTATTAATTATAAATATATTGAATATTTAAAAGTAAATAATTAAAAAATAAAGGAGGTGGCGTTATGCCTACTAAGAAAACTGGTACAACGCCAGCGAATCAACAAAAAGGAAAGAAGGTCTGCACTTGCTGTCATCATCCAAAGAACATGACAGACTTTTATTTGTCATATAGTCCTATGTATTCTTTGGATAATAGAGTTCCTATTTGCAAAGAATGTTGTAAAAATTCAGCTTTAAATAGTGATGGCACAATCAATTATATAAAATTAAAAAGTCTTTTAATGCAGATCGACAAACCCCTATACTATGATTTGATTGCTAGCAGCGAAGAATCTTTGCTTAAAGAAAACAGTTATATAGACGAAAATGAATTAAAATATCATGGGAAAGAAATATTACAAAAATATTTTACTCTTATAGCAATGCGCCAAGATCGTCAACGAAATTGGTCAGATGCAGAATCAGAAGGTCATATGCACCAGAGTAATAATCGTACAATTGGTGAGAAAAGTGCAATTGTAAATAAATATTCCTCACTATTTTCTATGGAAAATAATTTATACTTTGATGATTCAACAGATTCAGATGCAGAAACAGATGAAAATAATACCCATTGTGATATTTTTAGTTCTCCTAAAGCTAAAAAACCGAAAGAGCCTTTAATTTGGAGTGATGAATGGAAAGGTAATTATACAGAATCAGATATTGATTATCTCAATTCGTATTATGCAGGATTGGAACGTGATTATAAAATTATCACTGAAAACCATAGGGATTATGCTCGTAAAATTGCAAAAGCAAGTTTACAAATGGATAGAACTTTTGACGACATGATGAATGGCGTTGAAGGCGCAGATAAAAAATATGATAATGCCACAAAAGCATTTGACACTCTTTCTAAATCAGCAAAATTTAGTGAAAGTACCAGAAGTGTAAACGATGTTGGTATCAGTAGCTTTTCTAAGATTACCGAAATGGTTGAAAATCATAACTGGATTCCAGAACATAAACCCATTGAAAAAGATGAAATAGATAAACTTCTCGATTATTTATCTACAATAAAGAAATCGTTGTAGGTGACCGTTATGAAATATATGACTGAATCACCATCGGAACGCTTGAAAAAGGCTCGTGAACAATATGCAGGCAGAGAGAATTTAGATAATCCATATTCTAATACTGTTATTCGAGAAGAAAGCATTGATTACGAAGCATGGACAAAATTTATTTCTTATTACAGATATTATATTGATGAATTTGCAATGGATATATTAGGTATAAATCTTTTCCCATTTCAGCGTGTAATACTTCGTGCTATGTCACGTTACCAGAGTGAAATGTTGATCGCATGTAGAGGTTTAGGCAAGTCATGGATTGTTGCAGTTTATTATATATGTGTTTCTATTCTATACACAAATATTAAACTCGGTATTGCAAGTGGTAATTCAAAACAGGCTCGTAACGTAATTATTCAGAAAATCAAAGGTGAATTATCAAAAAAAGAAGCTGTTGCCAGAGAAATAAACTTTCCTATTAAAACAGGACAAGATGATTGCGTTTGTGAACTGAAATCAGGAAGTGAAATTCGTGCAATTACTCTCGATCAGAATCGTGGTGGAGATGGCGCAAGGTCATGGCGTTTTAATATGATTCTTGTGGATGAGGCAAGACTTGTTAAAGATAATATTATTGAAGAAATTCTAATCCCTATGACAAAAACCAAACGTGAAATGGCAATTCGTTGGGGAATGAGTGAAAAGGGTAAAGTTATATTTATCTCTTCTGCATATCTTAAAACAAGTCCTTTATATAAAAGATTTATGTACCATTATGAATCTATGATAAAAGGCAATAAAGATTATATGGCAATTTGTTTCCCTTATCAAGTAGGTGTGCAAGCAGGTTTATTTGATAAAGAAGATATTGAAAAAGAACTTGAAAAACCTCAGATGACAAAAGATAAATTTGCTTATGAATTTGAGGGTGTTTTTGTAGGTTCTAGTGGAGAAAGTTATTATCCATATGAACTAACTAATCCATGTCGTGTATTAGAAAGATGCGAATTGCAGCAACCAAAGAAATCAAATTGCATTTATGTTGTTACACATGACGTTGCGGTATCTGATGAAAAAGGTTCTGATAACTCTTGTACTCATGTTATCAAATTAAAGCCACGACCAAATGGTACATATGTAAAGGAATTAGTTTATACAAAAACTGTTAATGGCATGAAACTAAATGCTCAAAGAGATTTTCTAAGGGAACTAATTCATATTAGATTCCCTAACACTGTAAAGTTATTGATAGATGCTAATGGTGCAGGAGCAGGTTTACCGAGTATGTTCTATGAACCTTGGGAATATGTCGATCCAAAAACGGGTGAAATTACTGAATATCCACCAATTGTATCTGATGACGAAAAAGATATAACGCTATTGGAAAATGCCCTCCCACTTATACGAAATGTACACGGTTTAAATGGATTTATAAATTTATATTATCCATATATGAAATCATGTTTCGAGGATATGAGTTTGGAATTATTAATACCGTCTGCGGAATTAGACAGTTTATATAAAAGTGGTGGGATTTCTCATGAAGAGTTCTTTCAGCACATGGAACATGATATTTTACAGAGTGAACTTAGTAATATCAAACAAGATTTTACTGACAAAAATAATATGACATATACACGTATTGTTTCTGGTAAGAAAAGAGATAGAGCCACAAGTTTAATGTATGGACTAAGTTTTGTTTGTGAACTTGAAACAAACAATAAAAAGAAAATGTATAGAGCAAATGAAAACTATAAAGATGCCCCCATCTGTGCATCATCAATATCATTCTAAAGAAAGGAGGTTTCCATGTCAAAATCAGAAGAACCAGAATATATTGACAATCCTGATAAGGATTATAAATTAACAATTGCTTCAAGTATACAAGATAATGATGGAGATGAAACCGTCCTTGTTACAGCAGAAGCGATTAAAAAGCAATCTGAAAATTGGATGTATGAAGCAATGCAAAGTTTTGATAAAGGCGGTCAACAATACTCCGTTAGATTCAATGAAACATCATCTTCAACTTCATCTGAAACTACATTAGATGATATTAAAGAACTAGCATTAAACGCCCAAAGTGATATATCTAAAATTCAGAAAATCAATCAATTAGTGCGGCAAGCCGAAAATGAGGATGACATTATTGGCAAGGTACATGAATCTATAGAATCTAATCTTAATGCAAATGTCAGATATTCATTTGACAATCTCCCTAAAGAATACGATCAAGATATAAAAGATAAAGCCGATGGCATTATCAAACGATTTCATAAAGAAGTAAATATAAATGATGTTATGACCACTTCTATTACTTCTACTTATGATGAAGGTAACTGTATTCAGTATCTTCGCTCAAAGAAAGCCAAAGGAATTTATCATCATGTAATTGATAAATATCCATTAGGTGTAGCAATTATCTCTGATTATTCTTTAAATGGAATCCCATATGTATTAATTGATACAACAGAATTATCAAACAGACTTCAAAAGTCTACATTAAAAAATAAAAAGAATAAACCATTATTCTTTAAGAATACAACCGAAGAAATAAAAAATAACTATCCAAAAGAAGTTATTGATGCTTATGTTGCAAGAGAAAAATATGCACGACTTGATATCAGACGTACAGGCGTTAATCGTTTTGGTAATCTTGGCAGAGCTTATGGACTCTCTCCTATTTTTAAGGCATTGAAACCAAAGCTTATGCTTGATACTTGCGATAAAGCAGATGCAGTTAATGCGAAAGCTAAAGCAAAAAAGATTATCACTCAGATTATGCGTAAAGAAACTATGGGTGATACTTACGATAAAAAAGGTCTTGAGGATATGGCTTATGCTCACACCTGTTTAATGGCAGCATGGGCTAATCCTACAGTAGTTTATACTCCACCGCCATGTGTGGAAAAAGTCATGTATGTAGAACCGTCTGTAGAATTTACAAATGAAAGTACTGTAAAACAATATCGTTCTCGTGTTACTTCTGCATTAGGGATTTCATTTTTGAATACTGATGGACAACAAACAGTAAGTACGGCAAATATTTCTATTAAACAGCTTATGCGTACTATCAATAAGATTGCTGAACGTCAAGAAGTAATTTTACAACGATGGTATGAAATTGTTTTAACAGAAGAAAAGATTCCTATTGAGTACTGCCCTACTCCACATATTCTCGATGCAGAATTATTAGAGTTTGAAATGAAAAAGGATCTTGCAGAGTTCTTGTATTCTAAATTAAATTGTTCATTCCGCACAGCATATGAAACATTGGATATGAATTTCAATGATGAAATGGAACGCAGAAAAGCAGAACAAGATAATGGCGTTGATGAAATATTTATTCCACATCCAACATCTTATAACTCTTCTGGAAATCAAGATGAACAAGAAGATGTACAACAGGAAGAAAAAGATTCTAAAGGTGGAAGACCTAAAGGAAGTACATCAAAAGGAAATTCTGTAAACGAATCGAAACAAGAATATGATAGTAACTATCAAGAATCTAAAACAACTTAAACGAGGTGATTGAAATGGATAATGAACATATTATTCTAAACAGTCGCCCCATATCTATAGCGTCTTATACCAATTATAAGGAAGCTGTCTTTTTAATCAGTGTGTTAGATGAACCTGATTCATATGGAAGAATTATTCCAGAAGAAGCAGGTGAAAAATATTTTGACACAATCATTGGATATCCAATCGTAGCCAAACTTAAAAAGAATATTTTCGGACAACCTGTGGATTTTGGTGGTCATGAATTGACTATTCAAAAAACTAAAGATGGAAAAAAGAAAAGCCATTTTGATACTGTCCCGATTGGTAGTGTGACAGACGCATGGATTGAGGAACGTGAAGTAGATGGTTATGATGGCACACCAAAATGTATTTTAATCAAAACTAAATTATGGACTTCACGCTTCCCAGAATATTTTAAAGTATTTGATAAATTATGGGACGATGGAGAAATTAGCAGCTCATGGGAATTAACTGCAACTGATGTAGTTACTGAGGGTGCTAACAAAATTTATAAAGTTTTTGAATTTATTGGCAATTGTATTTTAGGCAGCAATAGAAATCCTGCTGTTCCAGGGGCAGGTGTAATTGAATATGCCGAAATGGATGACTTGGAAGAACAATTATCTTCTGCTCTTATTGCTGATATTTCAAATACTGATATAGCAAACTATGAAGATATTGAAGAAAAGGAGGACATGAATTTGGCTGAAAAGACAAAGAAAGATGTCTCTGTTGAAGATACAGAAAAAGAAAAGAAAGTTCCTGATTCTGTAGATGAGACAGAAAAAGACAAAAAGAAAAAAGATGAAGAAACTGCTGAAAAGAAAAAGAAAACTTCTTGCGCAGAAGATACATCTGAAACAAAGGAAACTGCTGAATCTGATGTTGAACCAGAGAATAATTCAGAAGAACCAGAAACAGCTTCTTTAACAGATCGTGATTTGTTTAGAAAGATTAACAAAGCTTGTGAAGATGCAATTAAATATTGGGGATATATTTCTTATTGGTTTCCCGAAGAACATACTGTTTGGTTTAAGTCTGATGATGCTCCAACACAGTTAGATTATAAGTTATTTACATATACAGTTGAAAATGATGAAGTAACTGTTTCTGAACCGCAAGATGTAAAACTTACTGTTTCTGTATCAGATGTTAATACTGTTCTTGCTGAAAAAGATGAGAAAATCGAAACATTAACCGCAGAACTTGAAATCAAAGATAAAGCTGTTATCTCCGCAGGTGAAAAAATCGGAAAACTCAATGTGCAGATTTCTGAATTACAACCATATAAAGAACAGGTCGAAAAAGCAGAACAAGAAAAGATTGAAGCTGAAATTGCAGAAGAAAAAGAATCCTTAAAGAAAAATCTTCTTAAAGGTGGATTATTCACTGAGGAAGAAATCGCAAAAACTGAAATTGCAGAATTAATTGAAGCAAGAGATAAAACTGCCATCAATAGTTTAATCGCAGAAAAATATATTGCTTCTTTTGATAAAGAAGAGACTGATGTAGCAGAGGATGTTGAAACAGAAGAATCAAATCCTGTGACAGCAACAGCAAGTTTAGAAACTGATGATGTAAATGAAAGCGCAAGTTCTTTCATGACTAAATTTTTATCAAGACGATAATAGGAGGAAAATGTAATGATTCGTGATATTAGACGTAATGGCGCACAGCCAAAAGATACAATGCACAAAGCTGGTGTAGCACTTGTTACAGGTATGGGTGTTGTAATCAAAGATGCTACTACTGTTGAGCTTCCAAAAGCTGAAACTGTAGCAAATATTTATGTAGCAACAAAAGAGCGTATTCCAACTGGCATTAATGCGGCAAGAGTGGATATGTCAGACTATGATGAAGATTTTGTAAAGATTGCCAAAGGTGAGTTCCTTGGACTTGAGAGATATACAGATGGTGAAAAGTTTGCAACAGACCAATACAAGGCAGAAGATTTTTCTGGTGAAGTTGCTGATGGTACACCTGTATCTGTAGGTGCAGATGGAAAATGGCAGAAACTTACAACTGGATCTTCCAAATATGTATATGAGAAACCATTTAAAGATAATGGTCATGATCTCATTATGATTCGTGTAGAAGCTGATGCAGTTGCACAGGCGTAATTAAGATAAGGAGGAATTAACACAATGGCTATTAATACAGAAATTAAAGACATTATGAGCAAAGAGGGCGTACTCTTTGATGTCGCTGAAAAAATTGAATATAAAAGAGAGCTTAATGCCGAGGAAAAAGAAATCGCTGAGATTTCTGATGCTTGGGCTAGGGAGATTGGGAAAACGGGAAAAGACCCAGAATGTACAATCGCTGAGTTCATTAATAGAACTGTAAATGAAGAAATTTACAATGCACCAGATGAACTTCTAGATCAAATTTTTGAAAGAGGTTCTGTTGGTGAGTTTGATGATTATGAAGGTCACAAAGATCCAAAGAATACACTTGTCGCATATGAGGCAGCCCGTGGCGGTAATGTAGATCGTTCCTACATTGATATTTCCGTACTGAAACCTACATGGAAGAATCGTCAAGTTGAAACGGATTTAAGTTACACAGATTTGAGAAAAAATGGCTTTAAATCAATTGCTACTCTTACTACTTTCATGAAAGAAGCTTGTCAGAATGCACTCTTCTTTGATGCACTTGCATTAGCTGATGAAGCTGTAACAGGTGGTGAGCAACTTATTGCTGTTTCTGGTGCAACACCTACACTTGAAGCTATGGATAAACTTTCTCTATATCTTAATGATAGAGCAAGCGATAGTGTGATTGTTACACTTAACAAATATGCTCAGGCTATTAGACGTATGCCAAACTTCGCTCAGTATATGAGTAATACAATGAAAGATGATTTCAATAGATATGGTCTTGCTAAAACATATGATTCAATTGGTATTGCTGGCATTTCTGGTGCAAAGAAAACTGGTACAGGTTCTCTCCTGATTCCAGACAAACGTATTTATGGAATCGCAGGTAAAATTGGAAATCTTGATATGAAGGGTGAAATTCATACATATCAGGATATGAATAATCAGAGTGAAAAAGTTCATATCATGCTGAAAGATTTCACATATGGATTCATGCTTACAAATATTGAAAACTTCGCAAAGGTTACTTTACAGTAAGTAGTCTTTTTTTATTGCAAAATTTTTAAGGAGGGTGTGCAAACGCCCTCCTAATATTAGGAGGAATCGTTATTAATATTCAAGAAACAAAACATATTTCTGTTTTAAATTATAATGACAATTGCGTTTGTATTAATGTTGCCCCTGGCAAAAGTACCCTATTTGAAGCTGCTGTAGATGGTCAACCAAATATTATCCCACTGACACTTGATGAAATTCGTTATGCGAATAATGGAAGTGCATTTAGAACAGGAACTTTAGAGTTCCCAGAGGATATTGAGGATGAATTATACAATGAGCTTCGTATTGATAAATCAAAAGTATTAAAAGCTAATGAGATTAGAGAGATTTTATTAAATCCAACTAAAGAAGGGTTGATTAGAATTATTTCTATTCCTACACTTTCTGATTTTGATAGAGTGCGTAGTCAGTTCCAGAAACTTAAAACAGATGGATATAAGCTTACTCTGGATATGGCACATGTTATTGAAACACGCACAAGAGAATTATTTAATAATCATATTAAATCAAATATTTCTGTAGATGATGCAGACGTAGTAGCTCCAAGTAACAAAAGAGTCGAAGAACTTGAACAGCAATTAGCTGAAATGAAAGCACTTCTGCTACAGATGAATGCGTCAAATCAGAATGTCAAAGTAGATGAATCAAAATCTACTGCTAAAACTGAGGAAGAAAAACCAACAGTTAAACCTGTTAAGAAATCCCCAGGTAGACCTAGAAAAAATTAACATGGGAGGTGGAATCAATTGCCTCAAGAAATTACAAAATTTGAAAAAATTCTCAATAAATTTTATGATCGTATAGAAAAAGACGAGAATTTTTTTAGTTATTATAATATAGACGTTAGTGAAGCGATACAAATTGCTCAGAATCGTGCCACTAATTATCTATGTGAGGCACTTGATGAATTATCATGCCTCTCGAATTTGGATGTAGATTTTTCAGATTATGATGAAGATGTACAACAAATTGGTTTTAAATTAATGCCTAAAGAAATCAAATTAGTTGTTGAAATTATGTTTCTTATTTATATGAAAAGGGATGAATCTCTTCTTCATGCAATGGAAATTAATTTTACACCATCTGATTTGAGTGTGTTTTCACCAGGAAATGAAAGAACAAGTTACCGTAATTTTATTGCTAAATTGGAACATAATGTATCTATCAAGATTGATGATTACAAAAATCGAGATAGAAAAACTAACGCATTGAAACAGTTTATTAATTATGCTCAGTATGAGGAGGATTAACCTATGGATATTGAGTATTATATGAAATTGCAAAATGCTTATGGTACAAAAAATAAACGTGAAAAAAATTTAGTAAAAATAAACAAACATGCTAATAGACATTTTGAAGATACATTTGATACTCAAGATGTTTTAGTAAATAATGAACCTATGCAGTTAATGATTATCAGAGACACCGACAATAATACATATAAGAAGAAAATAAAATCAAGACATAATGATATTATCAGACTTGGTGACTATGTTAAATGGAATGACCAAATTTGGATAATTACATTACTTGATACTGATGATAAAGTATGGAATCGTGGATATATGTATTTATGTCAGTTGATGATTAGATGGCAAAATACAGATGGTAAAATTGTTGAGCGTTGGGGATATTCAGAAGATTACACTAAATATAGTATGGGTGAAAAAGGTAATTCTACTATTACTGTTGGGGATTATCAATATGGTCTGACTATACCTGTTGATGAAGAAACGAAACAACTTAATCGTACAAATAGATTTATCATAGACTATGAGGGAGTATATCCACCAGACGCATATAGAATGACTGGCAAGAAAGGTTTCTTATCTGATGTTAGATATGTCGATAAAGGTGGTGTTATGACCGTTACATTATCTTATGAGCAATTTAATGAAGTCACAGATAAACTGATTGAGTTAGAAAATGGAGCAAAGGCGTGGATCTGCAACTACAAATCCCCCACCACTCCTACTCTTCCACCATCAGAACCAGACAATCCACCCACATCTGTAACAATTACAGGCGGTGACACTCTCCGATATGGGAGAGCAAAAACATGGACTGTCGCTTTCTCTGATTCTGAAAATCAACCATCATTCACATGGAACGTCAAATCAGACTTCAAAATCACTCAAAATATTACAGGTAATAAAATACAATTAAAATGTACAGATGAAAAATCAATTGACTGTACGTTTATATTACAAGTTCTTGACAATGAAAGTAACATTTTATCTGAAACAACTATTACTATTGTAGGATAAATCGGAGGTATATTATGACAAAATCAGTTGCTAGAGATTTGGCTTTTGTCAAGTCAAAAGTAATTTCTCGTCTATTAGAATCTGATGAATTTGCAAAAGTAATGTTGCGTAAGGAAGATTTTACTGATGATGAGAAAAACGACATGGAGTATAAACAAGTATTTGATTATCCTTATGTTGATGGAACGCAGGAAGAAGTTATGCCTTTTGTTTGTGTAGAAACAGTTTGTAGAGGTACAAATCGTACCGTAAAATCTATGGACTTGTATATTTGGATTTTCGTGCATCGTAATTGTATGCAAATGGAATCTAATGTAAAAAGTTACATGGGTAATCGTGCAGACGTTCTTACAGATATTATAGAAAGACTTCTACGTGATTCTGATGATTTAGGAATTGGAAAACCAAGTCTTGATGACATTGGCTATACTGTTCCACAGTCCAGTTATTATGGACGACAACTCAAATATAGCATTCCTGATTTTAAAATCAAGGAGGTGTAATATTTGAAAGGATTTTCAGATTATGATTATCTCTGTGATGAACCTTATTTTTATGAAGGTATAGGTCATGTTAAATGTCCTACTCTTAGGGACATAAGACGTATAACCTATGGACAATTCAATATTTTTCTCTCTTATATTTCTATTACTCAGAAACAATTTCTTGAAACATTTGATCTTACTGAAAACTTCAATTCCCTTAGTGATGAAGAAAAAGAAAAAAATACTGTTTATAATCTACTAACATTTGGAATGAAACGTGCAGATTTTCTTGCCTACATGATTAGTTTCTTTGTTGTAGATGATTTTCAGTATAATCCAGAACAAAATGCTTTTCTCATTGGCACTTATGAGAAAGACAATGATGGAAAGGAAATCTTCAACGAAATAGGGAAAATTGATAATAGCAATTTTGATGAATTTCGTGCGTTTCTACAAGTTATATTAGGAATTAAATCTGAGAAAGAAGTTGAAAAACCTAAATATAAAAATAAGTTAGCTCAACGTATTGCTGAGAAATTAGCAAAACATAAGAGTGAACAAAAAGAAAAACAAACATCTGCGGATGATGATTATACATTACCAAACATGATTGTGAAATATTGTACTCACAACAAAGTTGGAATCAATATATTGAATGTTTGGGATATGACATATTATCAATTCATGAAGATGTTTTTAGAATATAGGATGGGAAGACAAGCAGATATAAATGATATGATGGCTGCTAATTCATTCTCATTCAAAAACTCTAAGGACTATAAACCTATGGAGTATATGAACAAAATTAAATAATGAAAACTTTCAAACAAAGTCGCCTGTGTTAGGTGGCTTATTTTATTTTTAAGAAAATGGAGGAATTAAATTATGGCAAATATTGCAACAGATCTTAATATGGCGAATCGTCAGTGTTGTGATCTTGATATTAGAGATTATAAAACAAAAGCTCCTTGGATGTTTGCAGATTTTTGTAATACTACTACTGCTAACATTTCTGCCGATGCTGTATACGCAAATAAGAAAGGTGCAAAATGCATTAAATTCGATAATCCACTAGAAGGTACTATTACTATGGAGTTCCAGGTATCTCCATTCAGAATTTATGCAATGCTTTCTGATGGTGAAATTGAAACATCTGCTGTAATCGCACGTAGAGAAAGTGTAACAGGTGAAGCTAGTGGAGTACTTAATCTTACAAAGACACCTGTACCAGGAAGTGTATTTGCAATTGATCCAACTACAGGTAAAACAATTGAAGGTACAGTTGCAGATAAGAAATTCACAGCAAAAACAACTTCTGATATTGTAGCAGATACTACATATGAAGTAGCTTACCTTGAATCCAAAGCTACTGGTATTAAGAAAATCACATTTAATAATAAGAAACTTCCAAAAGATTTCTTTATTCAAATGTCTACTCTTAACAAAGATGAGAATGGTGATCAAGTACCTATGAGACTGACAGCTTATAAAGCTTCTCCACAAAGAAACTTTGAAATTTCTTTTGCGTCTGATGGAGATCCTTCCAGCGTAACACTAACTTGTGATCTACTCGAAGATCATGATGGAAATGTTCTTGATATGATTGAGATTACATCTGAGGAATAATATATTTTTTGAAGTAGGGTAATATAATATTATCCTACTTCTATTATAAGGAGAATATAACCACAATGACAAAAGAATGTAAAGTATTACTACGCAATCAGTGTGTTATGGTTGTTGATTTTGATGGAAAAGAAATTCAAATGCCGTCTGACCACACAGATAAAGATACTGTATTCGTAAAGTATGAAAATGATAGATATTCTATCACTTGTAATTTAGAAGAAGAAAAGAAACCTGCAAAGGTTAAACCTGTTTCAAGAGCAAAGAAGCAAAAGAAAGTAACGGAGGTTGAGTTAGCTGATGATGTTGCAACAGATGAACAAAGGGATAAATCTGAATAAATTAATCGTAGTTAGTATAAGTAATTAGTAGGGATACTAGCTATGAATTAATGGCTTGTATCCCTATTTTTTACGATTTTCAGGAGAATATATGATATGAAAAAACAAGTATTTGATAGTTTAGAAGAAGTGTTTGAAGCGTTTGGAGAAGATGGAGTTATTCCTATCACTTATATGCCACAGATTATTTTTTATTTAAGTAATTATAAAATTCAACCCGTATGGACTATTCCATCAGAAACAAATGAGGGGAAATTAGCTTTTTATTTTATTAAAGCAGAAACTAAAAAGCCATATGAGGCATGGCAAAAACTTAGACTAGAGAAAGAACATAATAAATTGCAGTTTCAAGGAGAAAATTAATATGGAAATAATGAGAATTACATTTGATAGAAAAGATAATACTTTAGATGGACGTGAATATTTAAATCCTTATCATTTTATTGATGATTATAAAGCAGGAGTATATGATGGATGTCGCAATCTTAGAGTAGAATTTATTGGTGTTTTTACTCATACATATTTAAAGTTTAAAAATTGTCTTGCATTATCTATTTATTTAAAAAGTTGTTCATATAAAAATGAAAAATAGAAACAGGGGACAAGAAGAATAATAATGGCACGAAATGTAGGTAAACAATTTGAAGATAATTTTAAGAAAAGCGTACCAGACTATGTACTCTCCCACCGTCCACCTGATTCAGCACAAGCTTTTGATGTAGGATCAACAAATAAGTTAAGATTCAGTCGTCACAGCCCATGTGATTTGATGGTATTCGATGGAACACGAAATCTTTTTCTTACACTTGAATTAAAAACATTTCAAGGTTCATGTAGCTTTGAACGTGATAAAAATGAAAAAGGAATTGTGCATTATTATCAGATTAAGAGTTTAAAAGATTTTGCACAATATAATCGTGTTATAAGCGGATTAGTATTAGACTTTCGATCAAGTGATAATACATATTTCTTAAATATTAATCAATGGGATGATTTCATCTCACATATAGAAAAGAAAAGTTTTAACGAAAAGGATTTGCTTGAGTATGCAAGTCCTATTTTAATTCATAAAGAGAAATTAAAAGTAAATTATAGATATGATTTAGAATCATTTTTAAATGATGTAAATTATTAAAATCGTAGTTAGGACTAATTGTTAAGTAGTCTATTTTATAGACAAGAGTGTAAATAAGTGGACAAATGTATTTTGCATTCCTTGTTCACACTTACTTAACAATAGGTTTCAAGCCTTAGTGACTGCTACTATCGAAAGATATGTTGCAGATATGAACTACGTTAGAGAAAAGGTTAAAAACACACCTTCAGATGTGCTCGTCAGTCGGAAGCTCTGTGAGTGCCAATCAAGAAACTATGCTAATGTCCTGCATAGATAACAGAGAAACACATATACCCTCTCCAACATTGGCAAGACGAAAATTACTCCGAAAGGAAGGTATCCAGAGATGGAAAATAAAATTGAATATTGTTTTGTTATTGATAAAAATAATAAACCATTAGCTCCGACAAAAATTAATAAAGGTTGGTATTTGATTAGAAAAGGTAGAGCTAAATTAAAAAGTAAATATCCTATGGTGATACAATTAGAAAAAGAAGTTAAATCTGATGAAGACGATGAAAGTCATATGGTTTGTGGCATAGATGACGGTTCTACACATGTTGGTTTAGCTATTGTTCAGAAATGTCTTACTAAAAATAAAGTAGTGTTTAAAGGAACGATTGAGCAACGCCAGGATGTAAAGCATCTTATGGATGTAAGGCGTGGATATAGACGTTACCATCGTTACCACAAAAGATACAGACAAGCAAGATTTAATAATCGTTCATCTTCTAAAAGAACTTGTAGATTAGCACCAAGCATCAAACAAAAGAAAGACGCTATTTTAAGAGTATTATATCAATTAAATAGCTGGATAGATATTCAAGAATATTACCTTGAAGATGTTTGTATAGATATTCGTGCAATGACAGATGATTATAAACCTTATAGATGGCAATATCAGAAATCTAATCGCTTAGATGAAAATTTAAGAAAAGCAACTATCCTGAGAGATGGATGTAGATGTCAAGAATGTGGGAAATCTAACTGTATATTAGAAGTACATCATATTAGAGCAAGAAGATATGGTGGAGCTAATACCATTGGAAATTTAATTACTTTATGTAAAAAGTGCCATGATAAAACAGAAAGTAGAGAAAAGGATTTTGAAGAAAGATATTTCAATATGATTAAATCTAAGCCAAAAAGATTTGATTATGCAATGCATGTAATGCAGGGAAAAACTTATTTGAGAGAAAAGATTTCTGAATTAGGAATATTACATCTTACAAATGGTGGAGAAACTGCTAATAAACGTATTGAGTGGAACATAGTAAAATCTCATAGTAATGATGCCATATGTATTGCAGATGGCATCCCAGATACTTGTGATATTAAAGAGTGGATTATTAAACCAATGAGAAGGAAATCAAAGGCAAAAACTGATAATGTGCTAGGAATTAAGCATAGAGATTTAGTTTCTTATACATATAAAAGTGGAGAAACTCATACAGGATATGTTACTGCTTTATATCCAGAACAATTGGCTTTAAATTTTCAATCAAAAACTAAACATTGCAAGAAAGTAAATGCACGAAAATGCAGATTACTTTGGAAATTCAATAAAATTTACTGGTTAGAACAATGTGTATAATATTGCACATTTATCTATAAATAAACACATTTTATAAAGGAGAAGAAAATATGAAGAAAAGCTTACTCAAGGTAAAAAACATAATCACATTTGAAGATAAACTCAATGCAATTGATCTTATTCTGAATGCTTTTTGGGATGATGAAACAGGTGAATATATACCTTGGATGGAAGAACCTGCACGAGTTATCGCAGTTGGAAAATATTTCATTGAGGGATATACACTTGAAGATGGTGAAAATATTTTTAAACTATATTCATCAGATGATGATTTAAAGAGTCTTATTGATACATTTATTAATCCAGACTATGAGTCAAGATGTGAATCTGTAAAAGAATACATTAAGGTCATGGATTTTGTAGACAAGATGGTTCATGACAAACTTGAATGGACTAAGCAGAATATCATTCATGCAAATCCAGATATGGATAGAATTGTAGAAGGTGTTAATGTATTTATTGACGCATTTAAGAATTTTGCTAATCTTGACCTTACTGCTCTCACGCCAGAAATGGTTAAAGATGGAGTATCTTTTATGGAAAAACTGAAAGAATCTGGTTTTGAAATTAATGCAGAGAATCTTACTAAGATTGTAAAAGATGCTGCGGCATTTAATATTGACAAAGCTAGCCAGGATATTATTGATGCTAAGAATGAACAGATTAAGAAATTACAGGAAGAAAATAAGGAACTAAAGAAAGAGAAATTCAATGTAGTAAACGAAGATAATGTTTCTGGTGGAAAGACAAATAACAGAAAAAAGAAATAAACTTATACAAGAACCAACACCCTTATAAAATAACAAATGCTATTTGCGTACAACGTGATCGTATATTATAAATGCAATGCCAATGATGTCACAAATGGCAGTCACTAACATGCACACGCTACCACAGTCGAGTGGGATATACATATATGTACCTCCTTGTATTTTATATCTATGTGAAAGGCTAATGCCTGAGTTGTGAAATGTAGGCATAATCATATAGTTGTTATCTCTCGATTATATGCGCTTAATAGTTTACATCGTAAACCTGATAGCATTCCCTGTGGCATATAAGGATGTTGGCTCATGTCATATTTTACCAGATTATATTATGTAGTTCAATACAGAACGTTTGTTTAACGGAGGGTACTACTCTCCTATCTTATACGGAGGAAATTGTTATGGGAATAATTATGGATGCAATTGATGCACAAATTATTAGACCAAGAGTTGAAGCTGCTGAACAAGAAGGCTTTCAAATGACTCAAACAGATATTCAGAATTTTTATTCAAGTGGATCACCTGTAAAATATATCAGAACTGGAACATATGAAAGTTCACCCCGTTCATCTGGTGTATCTGGTGGTAATGGAAATTATCATTATGATATTCATTTGAATGTAGCAGAATATCCTTACGGCAAACATAGTGGTTTGCAGATCATGAGTGATATACAAAACAACGGTAGTGGGGTTTTGGGTACACCTGGTACGTGGGATGATGCTGTACAGGATATTATAGAAGCCGTAAAAGCTAATTTTAGCTAAGAGGTATAGCTATCAAAAATCTATAAGAAAGAAATAAAATAATGTAACAATTAAACAACATGAATCCTAAATTTCATCGTGCAATATAATGCAAAAAAGAAAAGAAGCTACTGTGTGATACAGTAACTTCCTTCTCTTTCTATATCATGAAAATTTTATATGATCTCTTCTCCAACTCTCAGCACTTAATCTTTGTAGAATGAGCAATCGAAATCTAATCCAATAAATCCTATATGAACATGAATTTCTTTTGCTTTTTTGGACACAACACGATGTAAAGCAAAGTAAGCAAATCCAATACCTGCAAATTTCAGTGCATAATCAAGTATGAGATCAATCACGATTTACCTCCTTTCTGTTAGACTACAACATTCAGGAAAATAAATTGTGAAGAACTCACAGAACTTATAAAGATTTTCATGAGATGTTATACCTTTCTTAATAAGCAAAGGTGTTTACAAGTTACACTTCTCAGCAAGTAGCTTCGATTCTTTTATATTATATCGTAGAAATTTATACAATTCAATAAATAATAATGTAGTTTACTCTCCTTTCTTGCGGAGAGTTTTTATTTTTTGTAAGAAAGGAGAATAAATTACTATGGGAGCGCAATTTCAAGTTGACGTAAATGTTGTTACTCATGGTGCGGAAAAAGTTAATGAGCTTGAACAAAAATTAAGTAAAATGCAAAATAAATCTGTTGATATTAAATTCAATGTTCAAGGTCAAAATCAAATTAACAATATTATACAACAACTCCAAAATGTTCAGAAACAAGGAATAAACCTTAATCTCAATAATAACAATATGGCACGTTCTGCACAGAATGCAGCACGACAGTATACACAAAATTTTCAACGCCAGATAAATTCTTCAAAATTAAAATATAATATTGACACAGGAAAATATGCAGCTGCATCATCCAGAATGAGCAAACAATTAGGGGCATATGGAACTCAAGATACTGCAAATATTCAAAAGGCTACAGCGGCTCTAGCTTCATATAATCAGGCTTTAGATAAACTTCAAAATCATTACAATGGATCAAATGTTTTAGGTAAAAAACAGTTACAACAAACTTTTCAAGATATGACTAAAGCAGGAGATACTTTTAAGAATACTTTGTCTCAAATTAGAGACGAATCGTCAAAAGCATTATCTCCGACAGTTGCTAGTGCATCTGGAAATAAAGTTGTTGAGTATATGAACGCTAACTCAAGGGCGGTTAAGAAATATGGCGCAAGTCTAAAAACACTTGAACAACAATACCGCTCAATGACAACTATTGAAGAAAAGGCAAACTATGACAAGGTTTTTGCAAATTTAAAATCAAGAATTAGTGCAGAAGGACTATCAGGAAATTCATGGTTTGGCGAATTAAAACGTGCCACAGGACAGATTGCGCAATTTGCTGGTGTATATGGTATGTTGCAAAATACTGTAATGCAAATACCATACAAAGCAATTACGGCAGTAAAAGATTATGATGCTGCTATGACTAATATGCAGATGGCAACAGGTATTTCAAATACCCAAGCGCAAGAACTGATGAATACTTATTCAGACATGGGTAAGCAATTAAAAGTTACTGGTGTCGATGTTGCTACTTCTGCTACAGAATGGATGAAACAAGGTAAAACAATTGAAGAATCAAACAAACTTGCACAAGATTCTATTGTTTTATCCAAGATTGGTAATTTGTCTTCCGATGATGCTACAAGAACCATTACCGCTGCTATGAAATCATATGATTTGAATGAGTCTCAAGTTATGGATTTTGTTGATCAGATTTCTGCAATTGATATGGCTTCTGCTACTGATGTTGGCGGTCTTGCAGATGCTTTTAATGAAGTTGCAGCCAATGCCAATCAAGCAGGAATTAGTACAAAACAACTTCTCTCCTATGCTGCTGTAATTGGTGAAACAACTCAGGAGGGTATGTCTTCTGTTGGTACATCTCTTAATGCTATCTTTTCTCGTATGGGTAATATTAAACTTTCACGTTTAAAAGATTATCAAAATGGTGGAGAAGATTTATCTAATGTAGAAACTGTATTGAGAGGTGTTGGAATTTCACTTAGAGATACAGATGGAGAATTTAGAAATTTTGGTGATGTATTAGACGAAACTGCTGGTCGATGGTCTGAATTTGGCACAGTCCAGCAGAGGGCAGTTGCACAGGCTTTCTCAGGAACCAACCATATGAATGATTTTATGGTGTTAATGCAACAGTACTCTAAAGCACAAGAGTATATGCAAATTGCGGATGATGCTTCTGGTACATCAATGGAAAAATACAGTGCCTATACAGATTCTCTTGAAGGTAAACTTGAAGGACTTAAAAGTACATTTGAATCATTGTCTAGTACTGTATTAGATTCTGATGCATTAAAAGGTTTTGTAAGTGGTGGCACAGAGGTTTTAGGATTAATTGATAAATTAACTAATTCTTTGGGTGTCATGGGTACTGTAGCAGTTGGAGCAGGTATTTTCCAAGGTAAAAACAACAGCGGTAAGAGTACATGGGATTCGCCCCATGCATTTTTCAAAATGACTTATGCCGCTTGAGAGTTTAGCAGTAATGTGTACGAGCTTATTTATAAGCAAGGACTCTCTGGTGACTTTCTAAAATGGAGTGAGCGGTAACGCGCTACTCTTCTGTATTGAATTTCAGAACGGGAAACTTTCATAGTTCAAAAGGCTATGTCACATGAGTTTGGTACTAAACTTATATTTAATAGGTATGAGTGGCAAATCCGAAAGGATGCGGTATAGTAACAATCCAAACTACGAAGTAATCCGCAGGTAGGGCTTCATTATAATGGATGCCGACCTCAACGAGCGTAACGAAAGTATGGTTCTATATAGAATCATAAAAATGCACTCTAGCGATAGGGAAGATGGATGCCCGATAAATTCAGGGATAGTTTCTATATACTACTCTTCCATCAGCAGTTGGGAATTATTTATATATGGTTGTATCGACATATATAAATATTGCAAATATAGAATTAATGATACAATTTAATTAAAATCAATACTTATATGTAAGATACGTCATTCCAATTAAACAAAGTAACGCAATAATCATACATATATAAATTAAAATTTTGCATATTTTCTCATACATACTTATATCACTCTCCTATTAATTATAGGAAATATTATATCATATGAATGGTGAAAACATTTTTAAATTGCATAATCAGCTAAATTATTGACATAATCGTAGATTTAGAATATACGTTCTGAATTGTATAGTGTCGTACTCTGTCGTATAATAGTGTTATGGTAAATTTTACCAAATAATTATACGAAAGAGGGAAATATTTATGAAAATAACCAACAAGATGAAATGGGATACTATTGATAGCATTGAATCATTTCTAGGTAATTATGGAAATCATCAAAACAGGAATGGTGCAAATAAAGAACCTGATCTTGAAAAAGCAATGAATGAATTAATTGATAATCTTCATGAATTTGTTAAAACAGGTTCAAGATATGATGTTTCTAATTTTATATATGGATTATCCTTTTTAATGCGACATTCACAATATGGAGAAATACAGGATGAAGATAAGATTGGAGCACAAAATAGTGGATGTGTATATATGGTTAATTATACATTAGGTGATGGAAATACAATATCTAATCGTCATCCAGGTTTATGTATAACCCCTTATGGTAAGAAATGTTTTGTTATTCCAATGCGATCTGGTTTTGATGATCGTACTAAAAAAATGAAAAAAGATTTCGAGGAAGCATATCATCCAACAGAGAATCCAAATGGCAAAAAACGATGTCGAAGAGGATTAACTAAAGAAGGTTTTGCTAAAGATTGTATATTAATGATTGATGATGCACAATTTGTATCAGTTGATGCAATTGAGAAAAATATGGGTTGCATTAGTATAGATACATTTCATTTAATTGAAAAACATCTATTAAGAGTATCTATGCCTTGGATATGGTTACAACTTAGAATGTATTTAACACGATGTAAAGAATTTGAATCTTTAATAAATAATCAAACACGACAAATTACAATGTTAGAAGAAAAAATTAAAGAATTAGAAGATTTATTGGAAGTAAAGAAGTCTTAACATGTCGAATAGAAACCTTTACTTATAAGAAAGAACAGCAATGGGGTTGGGTTCCGAATAATCCCCGTATGAAATATTAACGACAAAATATTTGTTTTCTTTAAGCGTAGCATCCTAGAACAACACCCTAAGCCAGATCAGGCTGGGATGTGTACATAACTTTGGGTAAGTAAGCGATTGCTCTTTATTCGGAGAGAGTTGACTGTAAATAGAAGTATTCACCCCAGTCAGCATTTACTTATTAGTATTTGCTGACAATTGAGGGGACGTTAAAATATTATTCATAGATTTCTAGTTTTTAACGATGTGTAAAATCTATCTTTTATTTATAATCTGTAAGAAATTATTCTTACACTTACCTCAATAAATCTTTTTTAATATTTTTAGCGAATGCTATTAAATATAACTACATGCAAAAAGCCCACTCTTAATTGAGATGGGCTTTACTACATTTTGCACAGACTTAATTGATCTTTAAAGATAATTGGCAACAAAACTTAATTGCGAAAGAGTCTAGTAGATTTGGCTAGGCTCTTTCATTTTATATAGCCTTCCATGCTCGAAGACTTATGATCACAATAGCCTGAGATGGCATAATCTCAATTATGATTTTTTTATATAAAAGGACTCTTAAATGAGCAAATAAAATAAGAACCTTTAAATAGGTAAATACAAAAGAGACTATCATAACGGTAGTCTCTTTTGTATTATTAAAGTATCAAAATCATTACTTTGTTTTCTATAATTTTGAAGAATGGAAAACATTTATTTTATCCTCAAGGTGGTGATATATTGTCAAAAAGATTTTATAAATTGTACCATTATGTAGCAGAAACTTTCTATCCTGATGTAGTAGATCAAAAAGTTTGTGATATTGCTTTTTGGTTTGGTGACAGATATTGTGATAGCCAAAATAAACTGTGTAAATTATTTTGGTTTATTATTTTTCATACATATTGGATTCTCTCAGATATTGAACAATTTTGTAGCGAAAAACTATTATATTGGATTGGCAAAAAGTTCTATCTTGAAACTAGTGAATACAAACAGTATGATGAAAAATTTAAACATTATATGTCATAATTTATCTCCGAGGTGATTGCATGTTTAAAAAGTTTTATAAATTGTATCATTATATTGCCACAATTTTTTATCCAAATGTTATAGAAGAAATTTCAACTAATATTGCATTTTGGTTGTGTGATAAACGCTTGAATAGCCAAAATAAAATAAGCAAATTATTTTGGTCAATAGTTGGACATGTTTGTAATTTTCTTATTTATGTCATATGTTATATCATCGAAAGTCTACTCTACTGGCTTGGCAAAACATTTTACTCAGAAACAGGTGAGTATGAAGATTATGATTATAGTGATCAATCAAATTTTGCTTAATTCATAAATTTATCCTCACAGAAAGGTGGTGTCATATATGATGAATCTGCCAGCTATAAGATATGATCTCAAAAAAGTTTATTTTCAAATATTTGAAATTCAAAAAATAGTTAAATCCAGAAGAGAAAATTTGGGTTATCCTATGTTTGATATTGAATACGATAAAATAACAGGTGAATATTCTATAAAATATTTATAATCACGGTTCCCACTTATATCACAATTATTGTACTTTTCTTTTGTTATATTCTAACTCTTGTACGAAAGTAGGTGATATTATGTTAAATTCAAATCCTATAAAGCGACTTTTAAATCTTTTCAAAAAAGAACCTGCATCTACACCAGAGTTACAAGAACTTTATAAAATAATTGATGATATGTTAGATGATTTAGGTTATCCAAAAGATTTTTATTATTATCAACTTAATCAACATAATGATGAATAATTATATATAGTTCAGACATTAATGTTTTGTTTTAAGTATTGACATCCAATCTATGATGTAATATACTTAAACCTGTAAACAACAGGAGGTATATAGATGTCAGACGTAAGAGATGTGTTTATCACAGCCGAAGTTTCCAAAGAATTAGATATAACTCCTGCATATTTGGTTAGACTTGCTAAATCGTTACAATTACCTGAGAGTGATTTTAGAGGAACATCAAAAGGTAGTTATTTGTTTAATCGAGATGCAATAGAGAAAATTAAATCTAATTTGAAAAGGAAATGACAAGAAGATTAGTTTATATACTAATCTTCTTTTTTATTATTCAAATTTACTATTGACTTTTTGTCTATCATAAAGTATCATGTACTTGTAACTTATTGATAGACAGAAAGTTGGTGTTATATGTCTTCAAAAATGGGACGACCTCTTTCTGATAACCCAAGAAATCATAAAATGTTTATTCGTCTTACTGATGAAGAACATGATTTATTGGTAAAATGTTGTGAGATAACAAATAAATCTAAAGCTGAATTAACCAGAGAAGGATTGAAACTCATAACAGATAAAATATTAGAAAGAGAATAAACAATGAGAACCGCAGCATCCGGCAAGATCACAGCGATTCTCATACATACCCGTTGAAAACGGACATATTCATTTTACTCTATGTCTTGTAAAAAATCAAGATAGGAGAAGTAAATTATGAATGATTTAAAAATTTTTAACAACAGCGAATTTGGTAACTTAACAGTTGAGGTAGGATCTGATAATACCATACTATTCTTTTTAAATGAAGTATGTATGCATTTAGGATATACTAAGACAGCAAAAGGAAAGAAATATTTACGCAAGGATAAAATCGTAAATATTTGTGAAAGTCTTGATATTCAAGGGTTGTCACTTGGTGACAACTTTTCACCAATTACTTTAGATACTGATTTCAATAATGTTAGGATTACAGAAGATGCTCTTTATGATTTAATATTAGAATCCAAAGCAAAGAATGCAAGACAATTCAGATTATGGGTGACAAAAGAAGTTCTTCCTCAGATTCGCAAAACAGGTGGTTACATTCCTATTAAAGAAGATGAGCCGAATGAATTATTTTTAGCCAGAGCTGTTCAGATTGCAAATGAAACAATCAAACATAAGGATGAAATTATTGCTAACCAGAAAAAGAGAATTATTGACTTAGAGGTTACTGAACAGGATTGGAAATTACTCATGGACTCAAAAGGAACATTCAGCGTGAATGAGGTTGCACATTTCATAGGTATTGGTGAATATAAATTATTCTCCTATTTAAGAAATGTTGGAATTTTATTCAAGAATGAAAACAATGATAATGTTCCATATGAGAAACCTGTACATAAAGGTAAGTTTACTGCTATTCCTGCTATTGCTCCTGATGGATCTGCTCATTTACAGACAAGAATTTATCCAGATGGAATTTCATATATCACAAAGTTACTTCGTAAATATGGATATTTGGAGGTAGCATAATATGATAGTGGAAATGACAGATAGTTTAATTCATGTGGTGATACTGGATGTTTCTGGTGTGTATGTACAGATACATAATGATGGATATTTTGATAAGGTGTCTTTAGATGAGATTGAGAATCAATATAAAGATAAATCTCATTGGAGAATTGTAATTATATAAAAAGAAAAGACACTTTGACAACGCGTTTGCCTTAGTGTCTTTTAAATAGAAAATAAAAGTTCACACGGGGTATTAAACCCATGCTATCAGATCTGTATTTCTACTTCACTGATGAGTCGCTTGCAAACTCACAATTAATCTCAGCTGAAAATTCTTTTAGATTAATAGTTGCGTTGAGGGAAGTCGGATGATTCCGAAGAAGCATCCAGATAACAACGACTACTACTCCTGATAAAAGAATTGATTTAATCGTTGACCCTGCAAGCTTATGTTGGTGTTGCTTTTGTTTTTTCGCTCTGCTCATTTCTCACCTCCTCCCTAGTGATTAAGTCACTACTCTGGTTAGAAGTGGAAAAATGTTGGACAGAACGTCCAGAATTATATGAACTTCTGATAGGGCGCACCTCGACTTTCTTATGAGAGTGCATGGGTTGATAAGTTACTATGTGGGTACGTACAAGCCACTCGTACGCTAGTGGCATCCCACATGGTAAATTATACCATTATTCTACAATTTGTAAATCAAGAACCTATGTTTTGTCATATTATGACAGTTCATAGTGTGCTATTTTGTGTATTTTTGAATGAATAATGATGATGCCAATATATATGGTGTGATTTTTAAAGGCTAATTTCCATTGATTTGTTCCCATATTATATCTTGTTATATATGTTGAATTTTATCATACTTTGTCTTATAATAATATAATAAAAGAAAAGCTTTGGGAGGTGACAGTATGCGTGATGAAGATTTTAAATGGTTTCTAAAAGAATATAACAATCTGTTTAAAAGGTATGGACATAAATTCTTAGCGATTAAAGATAAGGCTATTCTTGGTGCATACAATGAATTTGCAGAAGCAATACATACTACTGCAAAAACGCATGAGATTGGAACATTTATTATACAAGAATGTGATGGAACTCCCGCAGCTTACACATCATCTATTGTAACGGTAGGAGTAATCAAAGGGAGATAAATAAAGGTTGGGAACAATAAGGGCATTTACTTGTACAGGTACAACAGTATTATCTAAATTACAAACAGATGTACAAGTTCATTCAGATTTTCGTACAGATCAATCAGAACACTCATTAACATGGAAAGCTGTTTGGGACACAGGAGCAACAAACACTTGTATTTCACATAGGATTGTTGATGATTTACACTTAACTCCAATTGGGAAAACAAATGTGCGCACAGCAAATGAATTAGTGGAAACAAATGTTTATTGTATTGATATAATGTTGCCTAATAAATTGACTATAAAAGATGTAAGGGCGCAAGCATTAGCTTTATATGACTGTGATTTGCTCATTGGAATGGATATTATTAGATTCGGAGATTTTTCTGTAACGACAAATAATGGGAAAACTATATTTTCGTTTAGAACTCCATCAATAAAACATATTGATTTTGTAAAAGAACTCGATGAACAAGAGAAAGCATTAAGACTTTAGTTTAGAGAACCAGTTTAATCCTGGTTCTCTTCTATTTTATATCCACCTTATAGAAAGCAGGTGATTTATATGTTGTTACTTCCAGTAATTTGGTTTGATTTAAGAGAATATTATTTTAATCTTTTTGAAGTATTTGAGGTTATTGATTCTTATAGTAGATATGTTTAATTTCACCATTTGTAACCGCATTCATTTTTTATCACCGAATTTTAATTGAAGCCAAACACAGATTGCCGCAAAAATAATATACAATATACATTTTAAGATTTTACTATCACCTGATATTTTTAATATTCCAAAATGTATTACTACTATGGTTGTAAATGCTAATATCGCAGCAATAAGAGTTAAAAATGGTGCTAAACATCCAACGTATTCACCTCGTGTATATGCAGAGAAAGCTAAAAATGCGAATATGAGTAAACAGACTATAACTTGAACCATTATGATAAACTCCTACTCTTTTATTGGAATTTAAGAAAATGAAAAAGAACGATTGACGCCCCATTGTAATTTTAAAATACCATCTTTATAATTTGATGAAATGATAAAATATGCTTTTTTATTATTGTCAGAATCAGAAGAATCATAGCTTTTATCATTAAAATCAGTAGTAAAATTAAAGCATTCTCCGTTTTCCTTTTTATATTGTTCCTTTGATTCATCAGTCCCATTTGGAGGAAGTGATGTATATTTTTGTACATATTTATAATTTTTCAAATCATTTATAATGTGTTCATATTCATCATTACCACATTGTGTATTCCATTGAAAATAATAGGCGTTCCTATCTGGATTTAAAGACCATTCGTCTTGTTTGTCAAAATAAAGTAATGATAATGTTCCATCGTATTTATCACAAATATTATAGTTATTCCAGAAAAATCGTGTATAATCATTACCATCTTCTTTTTCTGCCTTACCTAAAGTATTTTCACATTCATATGGATTAAGATTATCTGAAAACATCCATTCTGCTATATTTATTTGATCATTTGACGATCCGCATCCTGATAATATCACTGTGCCAATTAAAATTCCTATTGTAAACTTTCTTTTCATATATGTAATATCTCCTTTAATGTAATATTTTATCATATTTGAGTAATAATTTCCACAGTATTTTGTTAAAAATTCCCAATAACAAAATATGTATTACATCGTAGATAATAAACGGAATAAAAGGTTATAGAACTCAAAAAAGTAATGTAAATGCATTAAAAGGCGTATTATCTTCCATGAATCAGATTTATGCTAGTGGTGGAAAAATACAAGAAGGTTTTTGGGATAATGTTCAGATGCCAGATAGCGTAAGAGCTGCATACGGATCAAACTTAAAGAAACTTACAAAACATATGAATGGTGTTGCGGATGCAGGTGGTGATGCAAAAGCAAGTTTAGAAGATTTGAACCGAATAATAATTCAAAACGGTGAAGCCGCTGTACAAGACACAACTCTTACTCAAAAACTTATTGGTGGATTAAAGTCTGTTGGTAGTACTGCTTTAAGTATGGCTGGAAACATGGCTTTAAATTTTGTTGTTTCAAAAGGATTAGAATGGGTTATAGGTGGAATTAGTGACTGGGTTAATCGTGACCAAATTGCCATTGATAATGGAAAGAAATCACAACAAACAATTTCAGACACATTTAATGAATTTTCCAAAGGCAAAACAACCCTCAATACATTAGGTCAATCATTTGCTTCGACCAATCAGCAAATTACAAGTACAGGTGATGCTATTCAATCTGTTGCAACTAAATATACAGAGTTGTCAAAGGGTGTTGATAAAAAGACAAACGCTAATATTGGACTATCAGATGAAGATTATCAAACATATCTTGACATATCAAGTCAATTAGCAACGCTATATCCACAGCTTCAATCTGGAACAGACGCTCAAGGAAATGCTATGCTTAATCTTGGGACTAATGCTAAAAATGCAGCAAAAAGTATCCAAGATCTATACTCATCTTCTATGTTGTCTGCTAATGTTAAAATTGGAGATGAATTACAACAAGCATTTAAAGGCGTTTCGACACAGGTTGATAAATATCAGAAACAAGTCGATGAATATGATGAAAAGGCTAAAGAATACAGAAAAAAATCATCAAGTGCTTATGATTTTGTCTTAACTGATTCAAAATTAAATGATTTTATTGAAAATCAATCTATACATCTTGATTCAAGAGAACTTGGAGATAAATATGGCGATTATATGGATCGTATTTCTGATATCTTTGATAAAAACAAAATCTCTTATGATATAATTAGTAGCGATCCAAGCTTAACAGATAAGAATGGAAATCCATATAGCACATCAGATTTATATATATCAGATCCAGATGTCACAAAAGAACAACTTCAACAAGTTGGAAAAGAAATCGCATCTTTTTCTGATGATCTTTCAAATAAATTTTCTGCCAAAGCATCAGAAATGGAATCAAAATCTGCATCTACGACTGCATTAATTCAAGATCAATGGAAAGGGATGACAGATTCTCTTGGTCAATATTTACAGACAACGGATTCTTTTGATAAACTTGATTCTAATTTGAAAACTAATTTACTAAAAAATCTTAAAAATCTTGATATTGAATCTTTATCAAAAGAATATGATGGTGATGCCTTACAGTTTATGTATGATAAATTTATTATGCCACTATCTAACTTGTCAAAAGATCAACAGCAAGCAATATCTGATGTATTAAATATTGACGAAGCAAAATCTACGGCAAGTAAATATGCAAATCAAGTCAATAGTGCATTTGAGAAGATTTTTCCCAATGACAAAAAACTTCAAGACCAATGGAAAAAGAATTTTGGACTTCAAGATATTATTGATGACAATAATAATCAAATAGAAACATTATCAAATAAATTCAAAGATGCAAAGTCAAAAATTACAAAGCTTGATCTCGGAACATTAACAAATGGCGATAGGGATATTGCATATAATCTTGTAATAGATGATGGCGAAGCATTTAATACATTTGATGAATTACAGAAACGTATTGCAGAGACAAAGCAAACTCTTTCAGAAAAAGACCTTTCCCTTGATGCAATGAAACAAGTAGTTGCTGATACTACAGCAAATTTATCTACATTACAATCTGCAACAAGTGAAGCTTCATCTGCTACGGGATTAACTGCTGATACAATTACCTCTATGGGCGGTATGTTCTCTGACATTGATAATTTTGATAGTGCTGCATTATTTAAAAACACTGCAAGTGGAGTGAAATTAAATACTAAAGCATTATCAAGTCTTTTAGCAGTTCAGCATGATATTAAAGCAAATGACTTTACACGTTCTATAGAAGAACAGACTAAAGCTATTGCAGAGCAAAACGATGTTGTGCAAGCTCAAACTAAAGGCACAGATGCATATAAGACAGAACAAGATAAATTAAAATCTATGTTTGCGGATTTGTCTGCATTACAACAAGCACAGTCACAGTATCACGCTCTTTATAAACAACAACAAGAACTCTTCTCTGATTATGGTCAGTGGCAACAAGCACAATCTACCGCTAATGCGGGTGATAAGTACAACAATATGGTTTCTGGTCTTAAAACGGCTAAAGAAGCGTGGGACAAAGGACTTATTGGAACAGATGATTTTAAATCATTTGCAAAACTTATCTCTCCATCTGGTGCAACAGATGATGTAAACTTTGCCGAAAACTATGCAAAAGCAGCCCGTTATCTTACAGAAGATGAATCTGGCGTAAAGGCATTCTTAAATGACTTATCTTCTAAAGGTCTTGCGGATTTCAATGAAGAATCTCAGCAATGGTCATATAACGTAAAAGATATGGCAGAAGCCGCTAAACAAATGGGTATGGGTAAAGACTTCATGTCCAATATGTTTGGTAGGCTTGAAGATTATGGATTCCATAATAATGTCATTTCTGATGCAGAAGATGGTGTTTTAAAATTATCAGATGCTTATTCCAATCTCGCAGAGTCAGAAGCCAGACTTGAAGATTTAAAGAAAAACGATCCTACTAATACTACCGCTATTGAGCAAGCAGAGAAGGAAGTTTCTGGATATAAGCAAGATATTGATGAACTTGGTACAAACCTGAAAGAAGTCGCTTCACATACAGCAGAGAATTATAATCGTGAACTTGAAACTGCTAAAAATCAGATGAAAACACTTGCAGATGAACGTGAACGTATTTTAAAAAGTAACGAATACGGCGATAATACTCAAGCGGTTGCTGATTATATGCAGTCACAGATTGACCAGCTAGGTCAGAATTATGGTCTTGATTCTTCTGCCCTTCAACAACAAGCAGAACAAGCTGCAAAAGCATACTCCGATGCATTACAAAATGCGACTATTGAAAATCCTGTTACACCTGATTTTGGTGAAGATACTGCTTCTGCTGATGCTTATGCTAGTGCAGTCGATAAAGTACAACAGGCAAATAAAGATAATAACCAGACATTATCAGATTCTATCAAAACATTACAGCAATATAATTCAGAACAAATCAAAGGTATCGACTTATTGGATGGTGCTTATGACAGTGATGAATTAAAACCTGCGGAACAAGCGTTAGATAACATCTGTCAATCTCTTGGTCTTACGAGTGAAGAAGCAGGATTGCTTGGACAAGTTCTTGAGTCTATGGGAATTATCAAACCAGAAGTAGATGATTCTGAGGTTAAACAAGCTAAAACAGATGCAGAAGAAACAAAACAAACCTATGATAATTTAGGTGACAGTACAGTTGCTATTAATGCAGATGTTTCTGGCGAAGATAGTGTTGCATCTTTTGTTGACCAATGTTCTTCTATTCAGCAAGGTATGACTACTACTATTACTGCTACGGTCAGTGGGGAAAGTGAAGTAGAATCTCTCGAAAGTGGTCTTGAGCAAATCCCAGATAATACTCCTACTACTGTTGATGTTACGGTTAATAATCAGCAAGACTTAGATAATATTCAAAGTAAAGTTGATAGCCTTAATGCAGGTGGTAAGAATATTACCCTCAATGCTCATATTAAACCAGATAGTGATAGCGAAGTAGAAGTTAAAGCGAAAGATACTACTGTAAAGGTTACACCTGATCCAAAAGAAGTTGAAGTTACTGCTAAACCTGTAAAAGTTGATGTACAACCATCACAGAAAGAAGTTAGTGTAAGTGCAAAAGTAACGAATAAACCAAACGCAACTTCCCAAGGAATTATTAATTATAAAAAAGGCACTGTTGAGAAAGCCGATGGCACTACTTCTCAAGGCATTATTAATTATAAGAAAGGTGATGTTGAAAAGGCAGATGGAACTGTCTCAACAGGTATCATTAACTATAATTTAGGTAATGTCGCTACTCCTACTGGTATGGTTGCTACTGGTGTAATTAACTATACATTAGGAAGTGTTGCTAAACCAGGCAAAGCCGCTGGTACATTTGGTCAATCCAGAGCATATGCGCAAGGTAGTCTTACTGATTTATCTGCTTATGCAGGTGGTCATGTTTCATTACCAAGAGATGAAAAAGCTCTTGTAAATGAAGTAGGAACAGAATCTATTGTACGTGACGGACAATGGAGTTTGATTCCTGGTGGTGCACATCTTGAAAACCTCAAGAAAGGTGACATCATATTTTCTGCTTCTCAAACAGAGGATTTATTGAAACGTGGTGCAACACCAGGTCATGCTAGAGCATACGCACAAGGAAGTCTTAGTGATATTTCTCTCACTCATGCTTTTGATGGTGGCTCTGGATGGGGTGGATTTGGTGGTGGATTATCCAATAAAACATCGGTTTCATCCAGTGGTGGTTCATCATCTCAACAATCTTATAACGCCAATTCTGGTGCAGTTGCCAGAAATACAGATGAGACAGAGAAAAATACAAAAGCAAAGTCTGATTCCACAGAAACTTTTAACTGGGTAGAGACAAAACTTAAGAAATTCTCCGAAGCAGTAGAACATATTTCTAATCAGATTACGGACTACATATCTTCTACTTTCAAAACTGTACTTCTCAAGAGACAGGTCAAAGCAGTTGAAAAGCAACTCAAGGCAAATGAACAGGGTTATACTGCTTATATGAATAAAGCTAATTCTATTGATATTAGTGACGATTATAAGAATAAGGTAATCAATGGTACATTCTCAATTGAAGAAATTGATACATCTTCTGACTCTGGTAAACAGTTAGCAAAAGATATTAAAAGTTTTCAAACTTATTATAACTCAGCGCAAGATTGTAAAGATACAGTTCAGGAGTTAAACAACAAACTTCTGGAATTATATGAAACAATCGTAAATATGCCTACAGAAAAGGCAGAGAAAAAGATTGACAGATTAAAGACTAAACTTGAATCTCTCAATGCTGTTTCTGATACTGTTTCATTGGGTGAATCTGCGATTGCAGCAATGCAGAATCAGATTAAGGTTAACATTCCTGGTTTAGGTAATGCACAGAAGAAGCTTGATAAGGCTGAAACTGCCAGAAATGCAACTAAGAAAACTCGTGCTAAAGCAAGTAAGACTTTGAAATCTGCTACGGCTGATGCAGAGTCTACAGGAAATACACTTGTCAAGGAAAGTGAGAAACAGACAAAATCCATAGGTAAGAAACTGAAAAGTGCCGCAAAGTCTAGTACAAATAAAGCTACTTATAATGCAATTGCACAGGCAATTCGTGAAGGTAAACCAGTAAATTTGAAAGGACTGAAAGGTTCTGCACTAAAATATGCGAAATCATATAACAGTTCTTTAAAACAAGGCAATAGTATTGCTTCCAAGGTTAAGGCAGGTAAAACTGTTAAGACTTCTGGAATGTCAAATATATTGAAGTCTACGGCACAGGCATATAATACCGATGCAAAAGAGAAAGCTTCTGCACAGAAAGTATATGATAATGCTAAGAAAGCAGACGAAAAAGCCTTGAATGATCTGACTAAGGCTCAGAAAAACAAAGATAAGTTATATGCAGGTTCTACTAAGGAACAACAGATTCTTGCGACAACAAAAGGTAAGAAATCATATGTATACCAGAATATGCTTCTTACACAGGAAACTAAGAATCTCAAGCAACAGAATGAACAACGTCAGAAAGCTTTAAAAGAGACTCGTGATAGCTACATGAAAGCAAAAAGCAAGTATGATACTGCTGATACTGATAAAACGAAATCTCAGAATAAACTTCTGAACAATAAAACTGTCATGTCTAAGTTGAATAAAACTCAACAAAAGGCATTAAAGGCAGGTAAAACAGTAAGCACAAAAGGTATCACTGATCCTAAAGTGCTGAAATGGATTCAAGACTATAATGAAAAAGTCAAGAAATCTACGGATTTAAGCAAGAAACTTCGTATTGAACAGGAAGCTTTGGATAAAGCAACAAGCGAAGCAGCACAATCTCAGGCAGAATACGCACAGTCTATCGTAGAGAATGCAAAGAAGAAACTTGAGAATATTGCAAACTATTATGATTCCTTTACTTCTCAATGGGAAAACAGGAACTCTATGTATGAAGCATACATGGATAGGATGCAGACACAGGGTTACAATCTGAGTACGAAATTCTACGAAGCAGAGATTGGACAGCAACAGAAAATTGTTGACAATCTGTCTCAGAAGTATATCGCAATGAAACGTAACTTTGCACAGGCAGTACAGGATGGTACGATTGTAGAAGGTACGGAAGAATACTATGAGATGCAGAATGAAATTGATCAAGTTGCGATTAGTCTTAAAGAAGCACAAAACAAAGTGGTTGAGTTCCAAGCATCTATTCGTGACCTTAAATGGGAACAGTTTGACCAGTTGCAGGATGCAATCGGTCGTATTACCAGTGAGTCAGATTTCCTTATTGACCTTATGAGCCATAAGGATATGTATGACAAAGATGGCAATATGACAGAACAAGGTCTTGCTACTATGGGATTGCATGGTGTCAACTATAATACTTATATGGCGCAAGCAGATAAATATAAGGAAGAAATGTTGAAAATCAGCGAGGAACTTGCGAATGATCCTAACAATCAGAAACTCATTGACCGTAAGAATGAACTGATTGATGCACAGCAACAAGCCATCTTATCTGCCGAGGATGAAAAAGATTCTATCAAGGATTTGATTCAGGACGGTATTGATAAACAGTTGGATGCTCTGGATGATTTGATTGACAAGTATCTTGATTGCTTAGACAGTGAAAAAGATTTATATGAGTACAGAAAGAAAATTGGTGAACAATCTGAAAAGATTGCTTCTCTACAGAAACAGTTATCTTCTCTGCAAGGTGATAATTCCGAAGAGAACAAAGCCAAACTTCAAAAACTCAAAGAGGATTTGAAATCTGCACAGGATGATATGGAAGAAACTCAGTATGACAAATATATTTCTGACCAGAAGAAACTTCTTGATGAACTCAAGCAGGACTACAAGAAAGCTCTTGATGACAGAATGGATAATGTCGATGCACTGATTTCTGATGCTATCGCAAGTATCAATAGTAATTCATCTAATATTTCTCAGACATTACAGACAGAATCTAAGAATGTTGGATATACATTATCTGGTGAGATGCAGACTATCTGGACAAGTCAGAGCGGTGTTATCTCTCAGTATGGAGATGATTTCTCTAGTAAATTAACAGGTGTTAATTCTGCTATTGAAAATGTCTATAATCGACAGAAAGATATGATTGATGCTATCAATGCTATGGCTGAAAAATGGATTGCTAAAGCAGATCAGATGTTACAGCAACCTACTAAAACAGAAGGAGTTCTTGAAGAAGTAGAACAAAAACCAGATAAAGATAACGTTGCAGAAGGAAATCCGACACCAGATCCACCAAAAGTTAGTGATGATGAATCCATTAGGGACGCTGTGTTGGTTGATCCTGATGAACCAAAGAAAAAGCCAAATAAGAATGACAATAAGAAGACGGGTAACGGTAAAGCCGAAGTAGGCGATAAAGTTACTTATGTTTCTGGTAGATATTATGGTGATTCTGATGGTGGTCATGGTAGCGGTAATTATTATCTTGGCAAAAAAGTTAAGATTACACGTATCAATAAAGGTTCTAAATATCCATATGCTATTGATGCTACGGATGGTACTGAACTTGGTTGGGTAAAACTTAATCAGTTGAAAGGCTATGCTTCTGGCATCATGAGAGTTCCGAATGACCAGTTAGCTTGGACACAGGAACAAGGTGAAGAAGCTATTGTCAGAAATGATGGTAGTATTCTGACTCCATTAAGTAGAGATGTGTCTGTATTAAATGCAGATATGACTAAGAACTTATGGGACTTCATGGGTAATCCTGGTTCATTCTTGAGTGATTATAGTGATGGCGAAAAGTTTGGTGTGAAGAATGTTGATAATTCTAGTAGTGTAGATGTTGGTGGTGTTACAATTCAGTGTAATATGCCTAATGTACAAAATGCAAATGATTTATTACATGAACTCACAACAAACAAGGACATTGAGAAAGCTATTTGTGCAATGACCATAGGTAGAGCTATGGGTGGAAGTTCATTAGCTAAATATAAGTATAGAGTTTAATTTTAGGGGACTACTCTTTCATCGGAGTAGTTCTCATTAAAAATTGACATATAAATATATAATATAAGAAATTGACCAGAAACTCTTTACAACGATTTAAATTTGTTGTAAGATAACGAATATAAGAAAAAGACAGATTCCGTTAGACGGTTTGAGCCAAACTTTGGAAGGTTAAAGGCTAAATAAATTTAATTATTCAACGCATTAACGATCGCTATTTGGATTATGGCGGTCGTTTTTGCATCTATAATATCTTAGAAAATCCAGTACACAACCAGCAATAACACCGCTTATGATTTGGATTCCTATTTTATACATAGTATCAAGAATCACACTATATCCTCCTTTGTAAGTTATTTCCAACATGAAGTCATGAGGATATCTATATAAACAGAACATCACTGTTCTGACGTGACTCAGACCGCTAACAACCATCCCAACTAGCCTTTAGAATTAGAACGTGGAATCTGTCTTACAGTATATTATATAAAATGAATATATTTGTGTCAATTATAATTCGACAAATTTTACAATTAAGAGACTATCTATGATTGGTAGTCTCTTTTTATATAGAAAGAGGTAATTAAATGTCAGATAAAACTGTACAAGATTTACTTGATAAAAGTATAAAACAAGATGTTGCAAAACAACAACAAAATAAGATTCAAAAATTGCAAGAAAAAGTAAAAGATATAGAACAGAATGAATCTGTTCAAATATCTGATATGGATAAAAAATATCTTAAAGATTTGAAACATCAATGGAATGAACTTTTTATTGAAACTGTGAAAGTTAAAACACAGTATGAATTACTTATTCAAGATGTAAAATTGATGAAAGAAATTACACTTGCGATTAATAAAGGCGATACATGGAAATATAAATTTGCTAGATGGCTTGTTAGATAAATAGAAAATAAATGGTAAAGGTGGTGAAGTATGAAAGCATTAGATTTTGAATATGATGGAACTTTAGCTTCAAGCAAAGGAATTGTAGTTTGTTCATTTGATTCAAGTGATGATGAAACAGTGGATTATGGTTCTAAGATAAATTTTGACGTAACATCTATGAAAAATGGAAAAGAATTTATCCTAGTTAATTCTGGATATGACGAAGCAGGTGAATTTACTTTTCAAATTTGTAAAGATCCTTATATGCAATTAAATCGTGGAAACAAATATTTCACCACTGATGAACAACGTTTTGTGTATAGATGGCTTAATAGAAACGATGGGTTTCACATTTTAAAAATAATTACATCTGAAAATCAAACTATGCTATTTAAAGGAAGTTTTAATATTGAAACAATTGAATTTTGTGGACAAGTAATTGGCTTTGAATTGACATTTACTATGGGTAAACCATTTGCAACACAGGATTGTAAAACAATCACACATACATTTAAGGCAAATGAACAATTCACTATCATAGATGAATCGGATGATATAGGCTATATTTATCCTGATATACAAATTAAATGCCTTTCAAGTGGTGACTTAAAAATTGTTAATTCTGTTGAAAATCGTACAACTGTAATTAAGAATTGTTCTGTAAATGAAGTTATTTCTGTTGATGAGAATTTAAACATATCTACTTCTCTCTCATCCCATAAATTATATAATGATTTTAATTTTGTATTCTTTAGAATTGCAAACTCTTATGAGAATAATCAAAATATCATTTCTGTAAATATCCCATGTGAAATTACAATTAAATACTATCCTGTTGCGAAAGGAGTTGGACTTTAAAAATGAATATACATAAATTAAGAATGGACACCTCTGGCAACGTAGAGGATATTAGTTTTGTTCTCGCTAAGAAAAATGGAGATAAACTTGGTAATATTGTAAACGTGGATAATATTGTTGCAAAACATTCCATGAAAGAAGCGTCAAATATTACATTTGCTGTACATAAGAAAATGAATGACAACATCATTAAATGTTGGAATGATATCAAAGATTTTAAATTAGTTTGGATTCCTGAGTGGGATATGTGGTATGAAATTACTGTAGAAGTAAATGAGAAAGATGAAAATATCAAGAATGTTTCTGGTAAGACTTTAGGCGAAGCTGAATTATCTCAAATTATGTTATATGGAATTGAGATTAATACTGAAACAGATATCGCTAGAGAAGACTATAAAATACCCACAACATTTTATAATCCAGATCATCCAGAAGCTTCATTGATGGATAGATTGCTTACAGATAAAGCACCACATTATAAAATTAAACATATTGATAAAAGCTTGATGAATTTACAGAGAACTTTTACATTTGATGATACATCAATTTATGATGCGTTGCAAGAAGTTTCAGAAGAACTTGATTGTTTATTTATATTTGGATGTGGCTCTGATGAGAATGGAAAACCAGAACGTACAATTTCTGTGTATGATTTGGAAGCAAATTGTATAGATTGTGGGAATAGAGATACATTTGTTCATAAATGTCCTAAATGTGGAAGCACAAATATCATATTAGGATATGGAGAATATACAAATGTATTCATTTCAAGGGATAATCTTGCTGATGAGATTACGTATTCAGTTGACACTGATTCTGTAAAGAACTGCATGAAACTTGAAGCAGGTGATGATTTAATGACCGCTGCTATTCGATCATGCAATCCCAATGGAACAGATTATATCTACTACTTCCCCGATGAAACAAGAGAAGAAATGTCACCAGAATTACAAGAAAAATTAAAGTCTTACGATGCTTTATATGAAAAGTATCAATCTGATTATAATTTTACTATAAATGATTCTTTTGTGACAAATTATAATTCACTTGTAAATAAATATAAAACTTATGAAGAAAGTTTAAAAAATACAGAAATTAAAAATCCTATTGTTGGATATCCAAAATTGATGCGTATTTATTTTGATACAATTGATATGGTGCAACTTTTAAGAAATAAGTTAATGCCACCAGTCGATAAACCAGATAATAACGCAAAATCACAGGGCGAATATTTGATGGCTAATCTCCCATCTTCTGCTTCTACTACTTCTCTTAAAAATCTTTCTGTGTCTACTGCTGATAATATTATGGTTATGTTGGCACAATCTATTGTCAAAGGTGTTTTCAAAGTTACAGTTACAAATACTACATTGTCTAATAATGTATGGAAGGGTAAGTTTAACTTAGAGAATTATGCTGATAAAGATGATAAATTTACTTCACAATTTGTATCAATTAGCATCAATGAAAACTATGAATCATATGTAAAACAACGTATAGATTCTATTCTTGCTCGTTCAGATGAAAACTATTATGATATCGTAGGATTATTCAAACAAGATATGACTGTATTTAAATCACAGTTGAAAAAATATTGTTTAAATACATTGCAAATATTTCAAAAGTGTTGTCAGTCTTGTATTGATATGATGGTACAACAAGGAATTTCTTCAAACAGTACATCAAGCATATATGGAATCAATACAAAAGTCCTGTATGAGAATGTATATATTCCTTATTATAATAAGATGAATGCAATTCAAGATGAGATTAAAGTACGTGAAGATGAATTGTATACTGTTGAAGGAAAATATAATAATCAAAATCAACTTGTGCAAGATGGTATTCAAATTGAAATTGAAAGAATTATCACAGAAGTACAAGATGCGCTGAATTTTAAAAACTACATTGGAATTGATTTATATAAAGAATTTAGTTCATTTATTCGTATGGATAAGTTTTCTAACGATAATTACATTTCCGATGGACTCAACAATACAGACTTAATGAAAAATGCAATTGAGTTTATTACAGTTGCTACAAAAGAATTATTTAAGTCTGCTACTCTCCAACATTCTATCACGGGAACAATTAAGAATTTCTTACGAATGAAAGAATTTGAACCTGTGACAAATAACTTTAAAAACGGCAATTGGATTTGTGTTGGAATTGACGATAAAGTATATCAATTAAGAATTGTCGAATATGAAATTGATTTTTCTGATACACAAAATATCAGTGTAACATTTTCTGATGTTATTTCTACGCCAGACGGAATGACTGATTTGGAAAGTATTCTTGCAAATTCTTCAAAAATGGCTACATCTTATAGTGGTGTAGTTAGACAATCTACTATCAATACTGATTTCAAGAATAAAATGAATGAAATGATTGCTAAAGGTTTGAGTATGACAAATACAAAAATCGTTAGTAATGCAGATAACCAGGATATTATATGGGATGAGCATGGATTATTATGTCGTGAGTATGATGATATTATTTCTGATTATACAGATTCACAGTTAAAAATTATTAATCATGGAATTTATATCACTGACGATAATTGGAAAACTGCAAGAGCTGGTATTGGTAATTTTATTTATTACGATCCACAAGATAAAACATATAAGGAGTCTTATGGTGTTATCGCTGATACTCTTGTAAGTAATTTAATCCTTACAAGCGAAGTGGGTATTTACAATGAGGAGAAATCTATTGAAATGGCTAAAGATGGAATCATTGTAACTACTAATACTATGAACAAAAATGTATTTACAATTCGTAAGGAAATTACAGATGATGAAGGTAACGTAACTTACGAAAGACAGTTATACATTGATGATAATGGAAATATTAGATTAGCAGGAAACGCTTCTATCTCATGGGATAATGTCACAGGGACAGAAAATGTTGTTGTGAAAGATACTCTAAATGAGTTTATGGCTACTGTCAAAGAACAGATTGATGGTAAGATTGACACATTCAGACAGAGTGATGATCCATCTGTAAATTGGACTGACGAAGAAAAGAAATCACATGAAAATGATTTGTGGTATGACACTACAAATAATATCGTAAAAATGTGGAATGGTTCTACATGGGATGATTTTACGGGGGATGTGCCAGAATCAGTTTGGAATGAGATTAATGGTAAGGCACAGATATTTACTGATACTCCAAAAACACCTTATAATAAAGGGGATTTATGGGTTGATGGTAGTGATATTCTTACCTGTATGATTTCAAGAACTGATAAAGAAACATATTCTAAAGATGATTGGCAAAAGAAAAACAGCTATACAGACAATTCAGCGTTAAATGAATTTAAGAATAATGTAGGTTATACTCAGATTAACAGTGAGTGGGTAATTTCACCAAATATTAAAGGTGGACATTTAATGATTACTCAGAATGGAAGTCAATATTCTGCTGAGATTACACCAGACGGTAAGCTAAAAGCTACAGGTGCGGAAATTACAGGTGCAATTACTGCTACTTCTGGTTCATTTACAGGAACAGTCAATGCTAATTCTGGTACTTTTACTAATGTAGATATTCAGAGTGGTAAAATTGGTGGATTAACATTAGCATCTAATTCTATTAAAAGTTCAAATGGAAATTTTTCTGTTACTTCTGGTGGTAAATTAACTGCAAATGACGCAACTATTACTGGTAATATTATTGCTACTTCTGGTTCATTTACGGGTGCGATTACTGCTACTTCTCTTACTTTGAGTGGATGTAAAATTGATTATAATACAGATATTGCGAATAAACCTGATATTCCTGATGCAACTTATTATATTAAAAAAGACGGTACTGTTGGCTCTGAACCAAGTGAAGGTGCAACTGGATTTAAAGTTTCATCAAATGGTTTGCTCCAAGCAAGTAATGCTATTATTTATGGTGAGATTGTAGCATCATCTGGTAAGATTGGTGGATTTAAAATTTCAACACACCTGGATAATAGTGACCATGCTTATGAAAATACATTATATGTGCAAACTACAGATGGAAGTGGTAATACATATCAATCTGGAATCAGAGGAAATACATCTAATAACGATCCGTCTGGTGCTGCATTCTATGTTAGAAAGAAAACAAGCAGTATGACTTCTTGGGCTGATGCAGAATATCCATTTGTTGTTAGAAAAAATGGTAGAATGCTTTGTACTGACATTACTATTGGTGATTCTCTCAATATGTTAATACAAGATGACTATAATGATGAATCAAAAAAAGTAAAAGCTATTTCAACAGATTCAATAAGTACAAAGTTTGGTTATATATCTGGTAGCTCCGCTGCGTATATGTCAGCATGGAAACCAAGATCTAGTAGCCCAGGAATATTATCATTTTTTGTTGGTGGTGGACAAGCATTAAATATGGAAAGACAAGGATCTGGATTGAATAACTACTACACTTTCTATCCATGTAATGTGTCTGTTGATTTAGGACTTTCAACTGATAATTTTAGAAATCTATATATAGAAAAAATTATTTTTCCTGATAAGTCATCTATGACAACAGCAAAAACAAGTGGCGATGCGTCTAGTTATGGTTCTCTTACTAATAAGCCAGGTATTAACGGACATACGTTAGCAAGCGGAAATAATACATTATCTGATTTAGGGATTGCTGCACGATCACATTCCCATTCTAAGTTAAATAACAGTTCTCCTGTAGATTATAAAGGATTTGGTCATTGTCATACTGTAATTATGAATAGTAATCATAATATGTGGATTGCAATTAATAACGATGGTACACCCGCATTGACTCCATATAAATTAAAAACATCAACTAATTATACAGATGTTGATACATATTCATTGGAAAAAGGTGGTACTTGTAACCTCGGAAGCACAGATGCGCCTTGGAATGCTGTATATGCTAAGAATTACTATGATGAATATGGAAATAAGATTTCTACAGGTGGAGGTTCAATTAGTCTTAAAATTGATGGAGTTACACGTAGTTCTGGATTTACAAATTATAACCTTGCAACACAAGATTGGGTAACTGGAAAAGGATATTTAACTCAGCATCAATCTCTTTCTGGATATGCTACTACAAGTTGGGTTAAAGGTGCATTTGGTGATACATTAAGTATTTCAGGAAGTACATTATATTTAAAAAATTATAACGGTTCTCAATTAAGCTCAGTTACTTTACCAACAAGTTCTGGTGGTGGGAATTATGCTCCCTTAAATCATACACATGATCATTTAACAGGATCATTTGATGTTACAGTTGGTTCATCAACAATGTATCCAGATGGTGATGGTTCATATTCATGCGGTAGTAGTGGACATAGATGGAAATATGTTTATGCGTCTAATGGTATAAATACTGGTTCTGATGAGTATATAAAAGAAAATATCAAAAGCATTACTAATTTCCCATCTATTGATAAATTTTATATGTCTTTAAATCCAATTCGATATAAATTCAAACAGCGTCCAAACGATGATGAAATATCTAAAATACATTTTGGATTTGGTGCAAGAGAAACAGAAAGACATTTAAATGAAAATAACTTTAATTCAGAAGAATATAGTTTGGTTACAAAATCTATTTTAGATAAGCCTAATTTTGTTGGACGTACTGATGAATATTCAATGAATTATCTTGAGTTTATCTCTCTCAATACTCATATGACTCAAAAAGCCCACCATCGTATTGACTCTCTCACACAAGAAAACCAAAAACTTAAAAACACTATTCTCTCATTACAAGGAGAAATTGCAATTATAAAACAAAAATTGGAGGAATTAGCATGATTAAAATTAATACAACAACTAATGTAAGTGCAAATATTTATGTTGGTGAAGCAGAAAATCAAAAGAATGTAGCTTATGCAAATGCATCTGTAAGTAAAAATGGTGACGTTTCTATTAACAAATCTATTCAAGATGGCGAAGCATTCAAAGCAAATAAAGAATCAGTTCTGAAAGATTTCACAGAGTTTGAAACCTATGTATACAGCTTAGTAGATACTGCTAAATAGAATATAATCACATAAATTATCATGACAGACTATAGATTAATTTCTGTAGTCTGTTTTATTATATAAAATTTAAAGGAGAATAGATTATATGATATGTAAAAATATTGATATTATTAATGCAATTAATTTTTTAAATAAATTTGAAGAAGTAAAGCTTCCAACAAAAATTACGTTTGCTATTATCAAAAATCAAAAATATTTTAGAAAAGAATATGAGGATTACAATAAAGCGTTTATAAAAATTTGTGAACCATATTCAAAATATTTTATTAAAGATAAAGATGGGCATATCTCTACAACTAAATCTGGTATTCCTTTAGTAAAGGATAAAGATCTTTCTAAAAAAATGATAGATGAATTGACAGAACTTCTTATGCTGGAAACAGACGTTGAAAGATATTATCTTGATGATGAAAATATTTTTAATTATGATGATTCAAAATATGATGCTCTATTACCAAAGGATATGCATATTCTTATGAATTTATTATTAAAAAATGAGGACGAAATCTCTATTGAGGATAAAGCAGAATGACAGAACAAGAATATAAACAGAAAGAAGCAAAAATAAAAGAACGTAATAAAAATATTACGATGAAACGGAAACTTCATCGGATGAAAAAGAGTAGATTCAAATTCAAAAAAATACGGACGAGTAAAAAAGTTCTCTGGACAATCATTGTGATTTGTTTAGAGATTTTATTTTTCTCTGAATATATGGCATTAAAAACTGAGGACACAAGTTTTATGTATGCACTTATTGGAGTAGCTACTACTCTCATACCTACTGCACTAGGTTATTTCAAAATGAGTGATAATGAGCATAAACGTGGTCAATTTGAAATGTCATTAAATGAGGACTACTCTTCCACCGTTGATGAACAAACTGACACTGACAGTGATAGTGCTGTTGGATAATAAATAACACAAGGAGGATGCATATGGATATTTTAAATGGTATCAAAAACTTCTTATCTTTAATCAATGATAATTGGACTACTATCTTAGTTATCGTTGGTTTGGCTTTAGCTTTATGGAAGAAAATTGAATCATATTCAAAACTCTCCACAAACAAGAAAATTGAAATTGCTAAGAAACAGATTTCCGAAAATATCTTAAAACTGATTACTCAAGCAGAGAAAGATTATGCTGAATGGGAAAAGGCAGGAAGTATCAAGCGTAGTGAAGTAATCAGTGAGATTTATAAGGAATATCCTATTCTTGCAAAAGTTGTAAATCAAGAGGAACTTGTTAAATGGATTGATGAACAGATTGATAACGCACTCCCAACATTGAGGGATATTATTAAACAAAATGAAAAAGATATATCAGATACAGGAAAGTAATGAGGTAAATAATCATGGACAAAAATATGGCAAATCGTATGTGTTGCGATTTAGACATCCGAGATTATTATACAAAAGCTCCTGTAATGCGTGTTGATTATTGTAATACAAATACATATGGATTTACTTCTGATTCAGTATGGGCAAAAAGAAATGGTGTAAAATATATAAGGTTTGATGCACCTCTTGAAGGTAATCTTGATATTACATTTCAAGTCCATCCATTTCAAGTATATTCTTTATTAAATGGTGGCGAAATTCTATCCGATGCAGTTATTTCAAGGCATGAAAATATTGTAGCTTCGCAAGATGGGAAAATTATATTAAAGCACTCTCCTATTATGGGGAGTGTTTTTGTGTATACAGATAATGATTTTACAGGACAAGAAGTTCAAGGCTCTGTGTCAGATGATGTCTTTACTGCTAATACTACTTCGGATATTAAAACAGGTAAAACCTATTATGTCGGATATCTTGAAAACAAAACAAACGGTGTAAAACGTATAGCATTTAATAATCGTAATTACTCTTCTGCTTATTTTATTCAAATGATAACCACTAATAAAAACGAAGATGGTGATGATGTTGGTATGCGATTAACTGTATACAAATGTTATCCAAAACGTGAATTAGAATTGAATTTTTCGTCAGAGGATTCTCCTGTGGAAATCACAATGTCTTTTGAATGTATTCAAGATGAAGATGGAAATGTTATGGATATCATTGAATTAGAGGAAGAAGAACTTCCAGATGTTGAAGATATTTGGATTAATTTCGCAACAGGCACATTGGAAACATATAGCCCATTGTATTACATACAAAACGGATATTTATTACAAAACGAAGTAAAGGAGGATGGATATTAATGGCTACAAAAAATCTCGGAAAAGTTTTTATGACTCCAAAAGGTCAATGGGATAAAACTTTGAGTTATACAAAATTAGATATTGTAACAAATAAAGTTGGGAAAATCAGTAGTGGATATATCGCTACTACTGACATTCCAAAAGGTACAGCAATCACCGATGCAAAGTGGTTAAAATTATTTGATCTTAACGATGGTGATGTTACAGATGAATACAAAGCATTACAGAAAGATGTAACTAATAAGGCTACAAATGTTGATACAAATAAAAAAGCAATAGATACAATCTATAATGCTATACAAAAATTGTATGATGTTGAGATTTCTACTATTACTCCAACAAATGAGCGTACAGGACTGTGGGTAAATCCTGATGATGAACAATCAGTAAGTATTCCAGAGTTAAAGGATAATGTGGTTAACACTATTGATACATGGAGTTCCCAAAAGATCTATGACGAGTTACAAGCTATTTCAAAATATATTCCAACAGAGGATGAAGAAAAAGCATATGTATTTGGAGGTGATAAATAATGGCAGATGTTAAAACTGAAAAGAAATTTGCGAGTCTTGAGACTGCAAAGAAAATTAATGATGATGTTGCTTCGTTAAAGGAAGATATAGGTTATGTAACAGAAACAATATATGGTGACAATTTTTTAAAGACGCTTGAGACTGTCAAAACCGAATTGTATTATGAAAAGAATGCTTGGTTCATCCCACTTAATTTATATAGCAAACGTGACACAATGTTGTTTTATTTTCCGACACTATCAGATGGCTCGTATCAAACCTATTTATGTGACGAAAGCAAGGTTGCTGTACAGGGTATTACTGTTGTGGTTAAGAATCATTATTCTACAGTTGAATATCCTGCTTTTGGGGTAAAATATGCATATCTTCGTATGTATACGGAAAAATCGACGGATGTATGTTATATAAAAAAAATGAGTTTAACAATATTAAGTGCTATTGATGGGTTTACACAAAAAAATATACATTCAATGCTTGTTGACAATACCGGGAATACAGACGTGTCTAGGGATGTGCAAATGCTTATAAATAAATTGGAAGCGGACGATGTTGAGATTTATTTCCCAAAAGGAAAGTATCTCTTTTCTAATACTATCAATCATAAAAAAGGAAATGTGACTTTTAGATGTGCAGATGGTGTAGAAATGATTATTAATTCCAGTCCGGTTTATACAACATTTAACATATCCGGGGCGGATATTCCACCTTATTCTTTAGGTACATTCAAAATAATCGGCGGTCATTGGACAACTACAAGACATTTTGATGTTTCCGGAAACAGTATAAGCACAGGTTTTCAATTAACAAAAATGGGTGGCGTGACTATTATAAATGCTACTTTTGACGAATTAATGCAGAGTAATCACCTATTTGATATATCAGGAACAAAAAATATATTAATACAAGGATGTACATTCAGAGGTACATTTTTTAATCCATCACAAAAACCGAATAGGGACGGAAACTTTGAAATGATACAAATAGACCTAGCAAGTGGAATTAATTTATCTATTTGCACCGAAAACGGGCATAACGAGTGTACAAAAAATGTTGTTATAAAAGATTGCGTGTTTGAATCAAGTGGCAAAGATAATTGTTATTTATACAGACCAGTAGGAATACATTTTGGTGGAACTTTGATTAATAATGTGGTTGACTGGTACGATAATATAAAAATCGAAAACAACATTTTCCACAATGTTTTAGGACGGGCGATAGAAGTTTCTTGTGCAAGAAATGTATCAGTAAAGGGGAATATTTTCAAACAGGAGACGGAAATAATTGATGGAATAATAAAATGTGGAAGTGTAAGATGGGGTAATACTGCTACCTGGGCAACATTTAACGGTATTTCTGATAAACAACGATATAATTGTATGAATATCAGTATTCTCGATAATATGCTTAGTTGTAGTGTAGATTCTGATGAAATGTTTATAGATGCGTTCCCAGTATTAGATACATCTAGTATGTATATTAATTCGTCTGGTAGTCCTTTAACAAAAATGGCAAAGAATGTAACTATCAAAGGCAATACTGGTGATTTGAATATAAGAGCCAATAATATCTATATGTTGGACATCAATAATAATGATGTTCCAAATGTGTATGTTGACAACAACAGTTAATTAACAAAACGGGCAGAAGAAAGTTCTCCTGCCCTACTCTCTTACTTACCCAAGTCTAACAACCTATGCAAATATGAGTCTGTTTGCAACGCATCAGGACTCTCATTGTCATTAACAACTACAAGTTTATTTGTTTCATTTTCAATGATTTGCCTGATGTAATCAAACACATGCAACGTATGGATGAAACTTTGCATTTGTTCATATGTAATCATGTGGGCTTCATCTGTCATCTCGAATATAAGAATCTTTAGACCTTTTCGATGTTTATACATTTTGATGAACTCATTAATCTTTTGTTCATCAGATGTATTTAACTCGTCTACCACATAACTTTCGATGTGATCAATCCTTATACAGAGTAACTTAATGTAATCTTTAATCTCATATAATGCCATATTTACCACCTCCTTTCTGGATAGGGAAATTATACCTAATTGAAAGGCACATTTCATTGTAAAAAATTTGGTAAATATGGAAATATTTGGATGCTATTTTGGCATCTATTTTTAATTTTATGACTAAAATATTGAAAATTTTAACCACCACAATTTAGGAGGTATTTATAAATGATAAAAATGAATTTGGGATCAGCTAAAATTCGTGATCCAAAAACCAAACAATTTAATCCAATTGCAGGATTAATTGGAGAATCTGCTTATCAGACTGCCGTTAGATTAGGAACTTTTAGCGGAACTGAAAAAGAATGGAATGATTATATCAAAACAGAGCGTGAAAAAGCTCTTGAAGATATTCGTAAAGCAGGTGAGGAGTTATCCACTTATATCTCTGTGCAAACTTTTGTTGATGTTAAGCAGAAAACACCACATATTGATACAGTAAAAAATTATTATAATTTACAGCGTACAGGTAAAGTTTACCAAACAAAAATTTGGAAATTTGCTACTAATCCTACTTCTACAGGTGAAAAGCTGTTAGATAACGCAGGACTTGAATTTATTCCATCTACAGACACCACAGAAGGAAAAGACGATTATCTCAATGGTAATCATCCTATGTTTGAGTGGGTGCATTGCAATTACAAGCGTAATGATGATGGTACTGCTTATCCTGTCGCTACAGAATATGATGATAACTATGCTACTACAGGTGCGGTTGATGTAGGTGCTATGCAGATGAGCTTCTATTGGAACTGGGACGCTTCTAATCCAGAGTATGATCTTGTTACTATTTCTGATATGCCAAATGAGAAGTATGGATTAAAACCTTGGACAGAATGTAAACGTGCTGATGGTACAGTTCTTCCTTGGTGTATCGGTTCTGCTTATGTATCAGGTATTGCTTCTGACGGACTGTTGAGAAGTCAACCTGGATTAAAACCTGAGAAATGGCAATGTCATAATAATATGATTACAAATTATCAGAAGAAAGGTAAAGGATATTGGGGAGCTGGTGCAGAAAGAAATACATTCCAGATTCTTTTTAATATCATCAAGGGTGCTACAAAGAATAGCCAGAGTCTATTCCAAGGTTGTACATCATATAATTTCCAATACTCTGCTTCTATTCAGTCTGCGGATGCACATACATACTTCCCTGTTACAAATGCACAGGCACAAAATATTATTGTTGGTTCTTATGTATCAGTTGGATATGGAGAATTAAAAACTGATACCAATACAGTAAATCTTGATCGTGGAGTAAGAAATATGCACAAATATGCAGATGATGTAAAAGTATTGCGTATAGAAACACTTGATGAGAATAATAAAGCTGTATATCTTGATATTGAAACAGGATTTAATACCACTCCTATTAAATTATCTGATACGGTAAATGCACCTATTACTCTTTCATCTATGCATTGGTGGTCTGGAACTACTGATAAAGTTATTGGCAGACATGATGGAAGTTATGTTTCTAACACTGATGGAAAACATCCATATAGAGTACAGGGTCGTGAGTATGCTGTAGGTGGATATATGGTTGCATCTGATACAGTTATGGATTTCCAAAGCGATTATAGCAAGAAAGTATATATTGCTCCAAAAGGTCTTGCTCATAGTTCTTCTGATGCAACAATTAGAAGTAAATATACATGTATTGGTACAATTCCTGCTAATCCAGATGGAAAAGGATCTGATTATTGGATTGGGGATATTTCAGTTGATGTTAATACTGGTGGATGGTTCCCATCTGCAAAAGGTTCTTCAAATTCTCAAGGTTGGGCTGATATGCTATACGCAGGTGGAACTAATACTTCTGGCACAAGAGAATACCTAATGGGCGTTAATCTCTGGGATGGCTTGATTTCTGGTGCTGCTTGCCTCTGTGCTTGGCGCGATCTTGGGGGTGCCTGGTGGCATTTCGTTGGCTGCGATTAAATATAGGTTGTCCAAGGGGTGAATTTTTGAACGAACTTGCGAAGCAAGTGAAGAGAAAAAAGAGGGGACTTCTCCCCTCTTAATAAAAGAGAAAGAAGGAATTACTCATTAAAGAAATATGGTCACAAGAACGAGTAAATATATTTAACGATTCTGTAGATAAAATGATTAATGGTTTGAATCCATATCAAGCTGTTGCATTTACAGATGGTGCATATTCACAGAATAAAAATAAAGGTGGATATGGCATTGTTTTATTTACTCAAGACAATAAAGAAACTTATGATAAAGTATTTCGTTGGAAAACACAATCTCACCAACAAATCATAAAACTTCATAATGTCGGTGCTGAATGTGAAGCTGTAAAATTTGTTGTTAAAAAAGCTATCGAAAAGAATCTTCAAAAAATCACTATATTTTATGATTATGAAGGAATACTTAAATGGCTTACAAGGGAATGGAATGCAAACCAAGAATATACTAAAGATTATGTAAATACTATGTTGTTATATTCAAAACAAATTCAAATAGGTTTTGTAAAAGTAAAATCGCATTGTGGAATAACTTATAATGAATTAGCTGATGAAATCGCAACAAACGCATTATTAAAACCTTAGATAGAGAATTAATCAAGAGTGTGAAAGCACTCTTATTTTATTGCACAAATTTAGGAGGAAACCATTTGGAAGAATATAATGAAGTAAAATATATAGTTTATTGTCACACCAATAAAATAAATAATAAAAAAATACATTGGTCAAACTTGCCGTAGTCTGGAAACACGAAGTGGATCAAATGGGTGTGGATATAAAGAATGTCCGTATTTCTATCGTGCTATACAAAAACATGGATGGGATAATTTTGAACATAAAGTTTTATTTGAAAATCTTTCCAAGGAATCTGCCGATAGAATTGAAAAGATTTTAATTCAGATGTTTAAAACTCAAGACTCTGATTATGGATATAATATTCAGAATGGTGGTACATTTGGTAATGTTGCTCCTACAAATGATTTAACTGGTAAACAATTTGGTAGACTAACTGTTATTGGTAGAGATTTCTCAATTAATAAAGAAGTTAGATGGTTATGTCAATGTAGTTGTGGAAATCCAGAATTGATTAGTGTAAACACTCATAGTCTTAATAAGGGATATACAAAATCTTGTGGTTGTTATAGAAAAGAAAAAGCAAAACAAGATAGCACCATTCATGGAATGACTGGAACAAAAATTCATAATAAATGGTTATCTCTTATTGATAGAGAAAATGTTTGTGATGAATGGAAACAAAATTTTATAAATTTCTGTGATTGGGCAATGTCTCATGGATATAAAGATGATCTATTATTATCCCGTATGGAGTTAGATAAAGGTTTCAATCCAGATAATTGCATATGGATGACAAAAAAAGAATATATTAGAAAAAATCAATCAAAATTATATACATATAATGGTAAAACTATGACTCTTCCAGAATGGTCTGAACTATACAATATTAATTTAGGAACATTAAGACATAGAATTAATACATACGGAATGTCAATTGAAAAAGCATTGACAAAACAAATAAAGAAAAAACATTATTATACATACAATGACGAAACTCATTCTATTTCAGAATGGGCTAAATTATACAACTTGAAAACAAAAACTTTAGAATGTAGATTGAATAGAGGTAAATCTATTGAAGAAGCTTTAAGCATGTAAAATAAATATTAAAACGGTCTTACACTACGGGCGGTAATCTCAGGAATGGCTTGAATTCTGGTACTGCATACCTCAATGCATGGAACGATCTTGGGAATGCCAGGTGGAATTACGTTGGCTGATATTATGTTTAGTAATACATTTCTTTAGTAGTGTATTTCGTACTTGTAAAAAGTATTTAATCGAAAGATTAACGTAACCTGATGGTTAAAATTATTTTCATAAACCAACCTCGCTAACATAGGAGGAACTATATTCTAATATAGTTGGGCTTAGTAGCATTTGCGAAAAGCCTTTTAAATATAATCGTGTATACGATATATAAATTGATAAAAATATGCTATCTAATATTTATTTTACATACAAAAATAAAAAACAGGAGGTGTTGCTACGAAAAAATATTGTAAAAATATCGACATTACAAATCGTGATTTAATTTCAAGTGCAACATATAGTTGCTTGGCAGACAAATATAAACGTAACGATACACTGGAATTGTTATCTGATATTTCTGGATTAAGAAAATATCAAATATACAATATTTATTACCGTTACGGAATAAAAGTAATAAAACCATTTGTTGAAATTCTAATAACTGTAATCCATTCAGAACTTATCAGTAAATCTATATCATTTCCTACAATCTGGTATAAAGAAAAGATTGATCCATCATCTCATAAAATCCGTAATATAGGAATCCAACATGTAAAGCAACAAATATATGACTACATTGCAATTGAAGGACTCAAACCACTCTTCTGCCGTATAGGAGTTCATCAATACGCGTCTATAAGAGATAGAGGATGTTTAAAAGGTTCTCACATGATACAGAGATGGATGCGAAATAAATCTCTTAAATATTTTGCCAAATTAGATATAAAGAAATGCTATCCATCTATTCCACAGGATAAATTAATTCAATTTCTTGAAAAACATATTAAGAATGATATGCTTATGTGGCTTATTAAAGAACTTGTTAGTAGTTTTAAACAAGGATTGTCTATTGGTTCTTTTCTCTCGCAATATCTCTGCAATTTATATTTATCCCAAATATATCATTTTATAGGACATCTACACAAAGTAAGAAAACATAAAGATGGAACTAAGTCTTCTATTCGTCTTGTGTATCACAGATTATTTTATATGGACGATATATTGATGATTGGAGCATCATCTAAAGATACACATAAAGCAGTTAAGGAAGTTATTAAATATTGCAAATCTCTTGGTCTAAAAATAAAAGAATCATGGTTTGTACAGAAAATGTCATTTGTTGATAGAAAATATGATGGATCATTTATTGATATGATGGGATTTCGTATTTATAGAACTCATATTACTATTCGTAGACGAGTGTTCAAGAGGATTCGCAGAATAGCTATACGGATATGGAAACGGATAAAGACTCATCAAAAAGTTTTAGAATCTCATGCAAGGAAAATAATCTCCTATTGGGGATTGTTAAAAAATAGTAACTCAGTAAAAGTAATTCAAAAATATCATGTAAAAGATATTATGAAAATCTCTAAGAAAGTGGTGAAGGAATATGACAAAATCTCGCTTTATGGAAAAACAGCAGCCTGTATTGGTTGTTGAAAAAGATAAGGTGTATATGTACATCTGTCTGAATGAAACAGAAGTTACAGAAGATCATATAAATAGTGAAGAATCTGCCGAATCTATAACTATGTATGAATATGATTACAAAGAAATCATTGAAGATATTGGAGTTCTGGATATTGATGATGTGAAAACAAATCCAGAAAAATATCTAAATTATGAAAAAGCAACTGTAAAGACTGACAAAGAACGTATTGCTGAACTTGAAGCAATGAATGCAGAACTGTCTACTACTGTAGATAGTATCTTAACTGATGTATTACCTACCCTTATGGGTGCGTAATTATATAACTCTATTAATAGAAAGGACATAGAAAGGATATGAAAGATATGACAACATTTATCGCACGTATGATTATGAAAGAAGCAGACAAAAGTATTGAAGCAGGTCAGAAGAAGTACAGAGCGTATTTCGTGAAAACTAAACTGTATAAGAACTGGAAGGAAGATGTTGATACTATTCTCATCACAGATGGTTATGATGATGTTATTGTTGAGGCATGAATAAAACGAATATATAAACTTTTGTCGAAGAGGTGAGATACCTCTTATTTTTATGTTCAAATTTAGAGGGAGTCTTGTGTTATAGCAAGGCTCTCTATTTTTATGAAAATGAGGTGATATTATGGCAGAAATCAAAGGTATTGATGTTTCCAGATGGAATGGAAGCATTGACTGGAAAACTGTTGCTAGTTATGGAATGGGCTTCGCTATCATAAGAATCACAGAAAAAGGGAATATTGTTGATAGCACATTTGAGCCTAATTATAAAGGCTGTATTGAAAATAAAATTCCTGTTGGAGTATATAAATACAGCTATGCTACTACTATTGCTCAGATTGAAGATGAAGCAAATGTAGTTATTAAAACATTGAATAAAAGAAAACTGGATTATCCAGTGTTTCTTGATATAGAGGATAAATGTCAGGAGAATTTATCTGACAGTTTAATGATGAAAATGATTGAAGCGTTTAGAGCAATTATAATCAAAGCTGGATATAAATTTGGTATTTATTGCGGTTATTCTTGGTATCAGAACCAGTTACCAGAAGGTGCTAAAAAGTACGATGTATGGACAGCAAGATATCCTAATAATGATACCGGTGAATTACAGGAAAGATTAAGAGTTCCTGCTTCTACTGGTGTTATTGGATGGCAATACTCTAGTAAGGCAACCATTCCTGGTATTCCAACAAAAACCGATCGAAGTGTATTCTATAAAGACTATTCTAAATCTTCTACTACTTCTACAGACTCTCCCAAACCAACAACTACACAAGGAAGTGATACTATGAATAAAGATAAAGCTATTAATGCTCTTATTGCTACTGCTCAAGCGGAAATTGGATATATGGAAAAGAAATCTAATGCACAACTTGATGAGAAAACAGCAAATGTTGGGGATGGTAACTATACAAAATATTGGAGAGATTTAAAGCCGTCATGGAATGGATCTGCTTGGTGTGCAGTATGGGTATCGTGGTGTATGTATAAGACTTTTGGACTTGAAACTGCAAAAAAATTACTCAAACATGAAAATGATTTTCCATATGTTTATTGTCCTACTCTTGGTGCAAGATTTACTAAATATGCAAATCCTCAACGTGGAGATATTGTAATCTTCTATCGTAATGGCACATTCGCTCATACTGGCATTGTTACTAAAGTTGAGGGTGATAAGTTCTATACAATTGAAGGAAATACAAGTAATGGAAGTACAATAATAGCCAATGGCGGGGAGGTATGTTCCAAGCATTATAATAATTCAAATCTCCCTGGAACAAAATTCTGTCGTCCAGATTATTCTATCGTCAAATCAATTATGAACTCATCTTCTACTTCAAAACCATCCCAAACAACCTACAATAAATGGGTAGGTGCAGCCACAAAAAATGGCACAGATGTATTCACAAATTCTACAGGAACATCAAAATTATCTACATATCCAAAGCTAAATAAAGGTAATTTAGTAGATGTAATTGGTGTATCTGGAACACGTTATCAAGTGAAAATTGCAGATAAATTTGTAGGTTATGTTGAGAAAACTAACATCAAAGATCCTAATGCAGTTGTTACAAAACCTAGTGCTTCTACAAGTAAACCTGCAAAAAAAGGATATAACAAGTCAGAAAAATGGAAAGGTGTTATTATCGCTAAATCTGGGTTAAAAGTTAGAAACAGCCCAGGAACATCTAATGCAGATTTAGAGTGTTCCTTTAGTCCATTAAAATATAATACACCAGTTAGCGTATGTGATAGTACGACAGGTTCAGATGGTAATAAATGGTATTATATTTGTTATAAAGGTAAATATGGATTCTCTTCTGCTAAGTACATTAAGAAGAAATGATATTAGCTTTTTGCGGAAAGGATTGAGGATAATGAGATGATTAGTACATTAAATGAAATAAATTCACAGGGGATATTTACAATTATTCTCTGTGTGGTATTAGTTCTTCTATTGATCGTAGAAGGCACTAAATTATGGAAAGGAACGCTCGAATCACTTGACTTGAAGTCTGGTAAGGAATTAAGAGAAAACGCCGTAAATGAACGACTAGACACATTAGAAAGTGAATTAAAAAAAGTCAAGACAACATTTCTGGATAATCAAGAAACATATCATGGACAGAGTATTGAAATTCGTAATAATTTGCAAGCGAATCAAGAGAGTTTGAGCAATCAAATGACAGAACTAAAACAGCTATTTATCAATAAAGAAATTGACGATATGCGTTGGGAAATGTTAGATTTTGCAAGTGCGATTATGAATCATCGTAGATGCAGCAAAGAACAGTATGATCATGTTATTGATACATATGTTAAGTATGAAAAAATTCTGGAAGAAAACGGGATGGAGAATGGTCGAGTAACATCTTCTATGGAATTTGTAAATGATAAATATAAAAAATTAATGAGTGTTGGGTTTGACCACGATAAATTAGAAGAATAAATAGTTATAGGATAATCAGATTAATTTCTGGTTACCCTATTTTTTACGCTTACATACGGAACATTGGTATATAAACAAGATTGGTATTCTTATTATTGCTATTTTTTAATACGGCACGATATAACATCATGGCTTCCTTTTCAGATATTACATTCCCGAATGTAGTGAATTTTACATTTGGATTTATACGATAAATTTCATTAATAAGATTTTTTGTATTACTATTTTCATATTGTAATTGATTTGTGTTCAT